CATTCAATCAACCTTTGGATAGTTGGGATGTTTCAAGTGTTACTAACATGAATAGTATGTTTGCTGGTGCAACATCATTCAATCAACCTTTGGATATTTGGAATGTTTCAAGTGTTGCTAATATAAGTGGTATGTTTGCTAGTGCAACATCATTCAATCAACCTTTGGATAGTTGGAATGTTTCAATTGTTAATAATTTCTATTATATGTTTGCTGGTGCAACCACATTTGACCAACCTTTGGATAGTTGGAATGTTTCAAGTGTTACAGATATGAGTTATATGTTTGCTGGTGCAACATTATTTGACCAACCTTTGGATAGTTGGGATGTTTCAATTGTTACTAATATGGGTAGTATGTTTGCTGGTGCAACATCATTCAATCAACCTTTGGATAGTTGGAATGTTTCAATTGTTACTAATATGAATAGTATGTTTGCTGGTGCAACATTATTTGACCAACCTTTGGATAGTTGGGATGTTTCAATTGTTACTAATATGGGTAGTATGTTTGCTGGTGCAACATCATTCAATCAACCTTTGGATAGTTGGAATGTTTCAATTGTTACTAATATGAATAGTATGTTTGCTGGTGCAACATTATTTGACCAACCTTTGGATAGTTGGGATGTTTCAAGTGTTACAGATATGGGTAATATGTTTACTGGTGCAACATCATTCAATCAACCTTTGGATAGTTGGAATGTTTCAATTGTTAATAATTTCTATTATATGTTTAATAGTGCAACATCATTCAATCAACCTTTGGATAGTTGGAATGTTTCAAGTGTTACAGAGATGAGTGGTATGTTCTACAATGCAATCGCATTCAATCAACCTTTGGATAGTTGGTGTGTACAAAATATTCCATCAATACCGATTGACTTTGATACCAGTGCTACTTCTTGGGTTCTATTAAGACCTATCTGGGGTACTTGTCCATTCTAATTAATCAGATTCGGATTTATTTGACAATAAAGACTACCAATATAAGAAATTTCATCTTCTTCAATGGTGATTCAATAAATAATTTATATAGTCACTCAATACCTATAAGAATGCTGGAAGCGACCAATGAAATAATAGTAACTAATAAATAAAACATAACTTGAAAGTTATGTTTTATTTAATTTTATTAAACTTTTTATTAAGATTTAATAAAATTAAATATGGAATAGTAAAAAGTGGCTATAAACCAAATCATAATCGTATTAAATAAAAAAAATAAAATGTAATGGATATTAAAAATGAAAGATTAATTTTACTAGGAAAGACAGGATCTGGAAAAACATATTTAGAAAGAAAGCTCGTTGAAAAAGGACTAAAACCATGTCTAAAGTGGACTACAAGACCAAAAAGGAAGTTTGAAGAACAAGGAATAACCTACAACTTTGTTAATGATTCAGAGTTTATACAATCAATTAGTGAAGATAAATTTTTAGTCTACCAAACATTTATAGTAACACCAAAAGATTCAAACCCAAAAACTTGGTATTATGGAATAACAAATGAAGAATTCAACAACTCACAAATATTCATAATGACACCCTTTGAAATAAATCAATTGACATCTGATGATTTAAAAAAATGTTTTGTTGTATATCTTGATATAGATATAGATATAATAAGAAAACGAATTTCAAAAAGAAATGATAATAATGATTCTATAGAAAGAAGATTAGAATCTGATAAAATTGATTTTAAAGATTTTGATAAATATGATCTAAAAATAACTGATCCTGATTTTGATGCAGATTCAATATATGACCTTATGAACTAAGGTCATTTTTTGGTGCTATCTTTCTAAATTCAGTCATTAATCCAGAATTATATTTTTTAAATCTATTATTCAATTCATCCCAAGTCCAATCCTTTGAAATTATTTCATCCCATAAATGATTTGCACATTTCCAATCAATTATCTTTCCATGTGTTACTATTTGAATTCCAAACAATACCATTCTCATAGAATGCCATATTGATTTTATTCCTATATAGTATTCATCTTGTGCTAATTTCTTTTTACATTTAACATAAGATAAAGCATTCATATGTGATATTGAATGTCTTAAACTATCCAGTTTAATTTTAAAATTAAACTTTATATCTTCTTGTAAGATAGCCCAATCCGGTGCCATTAAGCATTCAATGTTTCTTATATTGTGCTGCTTTAAACCATCTTCAAATCTATCTTTTGTCATTATATGAATATTGAATAAATCACCTTTTATTTCTTTTTCAATTTCTGATGTTTTGGCAATTATAAGAACATCCCAATCTGATGTATCAGAATTATTAGAATATACACGACTGCCAAATAAATATATATTTTGGATTTTATATTTATGTAAGCCTGATGCAATTATTATTTTTTCTTTTAAATCTGTCATAAGTCGTTTATTAAACTATCAAGAATAGAATCTCTTAAATTTATTTGTGTTTCAAAAAGTCTGTAATTAAAATATGAAGTATTATCAAAATCATCCTTTATAGAAATTCTAAGGATTCCCATATCAAGATGTTTGCTTATAACATAATAGTTTTTATTATAGGTTAGATTTTTATAATTGTATGATGTATCTATACATTTTACGCATTCACCTTCAGAAATATCCAACATTCTTTCTACCAATTCTGAACGTATATTACCAATTAATTCATTAATATTTACTTTTCTAAAGTCAATTCCTATATCATTAAATTTATTTATTGTAGAATCAATTATTGATTTTGTCAATTCCATTTCTTTTAAAATAGATAAATCTACAACGGGCAATGGAATTAAATAAAATTTATTGATTCTTCCTATAAAAGAATCTTCAATTTCAATTTCATTTTGAATACAAAAATTAGCAATTATAGGTGAACTATTAATTAGATTATTATAGTAAGAACGTCTTGAAATACCACTATATTTATTCCAAGCTATTTTGGAATTTATAAGTTTAGAAAATGTAGTCTTTGTCTTTGAGCCCAATACTTTTTTCGCATCATCATCAAAAGCATTGTTAACTAAAGCTTCCCTAAAATCTTTAATTGATATTTTATCATTATAAAATGGAATCTGATTGCTTTTTTCCATATTAAATATGAACAATATAAAGTCAGAATAAACATCTAACCTAAAATTAGATATTTTATATCTAATTTCATCAGTTATACCACCATTAGTATTTTTTAAACAATTTTCAAATTCAATCAATATCGGAAAGGATTTTTTAGCATCTTCCAATATTAATAGATTTCTTGTAATAGTTTCGGATTTTAAGATAATCATAGTTTATAAATATTTTCACAAATATAATGAATATATTTTTAATATCCAAATATATCATCAAATTTTTTTAATATATATTACTATGAAGAAATATACAGAAGTTTTTATAAATAAGTCAGACATACTCAAAACAGCCATTTGTGGTTTTGAATTTGAGTTGTATATGAAAGACCTACCATACTATAAAACATTGGAATTATTAAACCAATACTTGAATCCTATTAAAGTACATGGATTCAAGAAATATCATTCTGATTTTAAACCAGATCAAAATAACTTTAAATTAGAACCGGATTTAAGTTTAGGCGCACAAGGATTAGAAATAATAACTGGTCCATTGGCTTATTTTGAAGCTAAACATTATCTTATTAAGTTATTGAAGTTTATACAAGATTATGGTTATACAACTGATAAATGTGCTATACACTTTAATTTATCTTTTAATACAGATGAAAAAGATTTAAATGATTTAAATATATTAAAGTTAATATTAACAACAAATGAAGATGAGATTTATAATGTTTTTCCATCCAGAAAAGGTAATGTTTATGCGAAAACTATTAAAAAAATAATACCATTTAAAGAATATGACTTTAATAATGTTGGTATTGAAGTAATTAAAAATGCCATAAGACTTCCAAATGATAAATATTATGGTATAAATTTCTTACATACCAATAATGAAAGAGAATCCCAAAGATTGGAATATAGATATATTGGTGGTAAGGATTATGAAAAGAATATTGGTCAAATATTATATTTCTTAGATAGATTTATAATAGATGTATACAATTCTATTGGAACACAATTCACAGATCAAGATATTTTGGAATTGGAAAAGTATTTAGAATATAATATAAGTAATTTCAAAAATCTTTCAAAATATGATAATTTCATTGTTGATTTTCCGACAATATCTATACAAGTGGATCAGTATTATTCATATGATGTTATAAATGCATACTATTCAAAAATATTCACTAAATTATTTTCTATAATTGACTCTACTGATTCATTAAAGGATTGTATAGTAAATTATGTAACTGCATTCCAAAAAATAGAAATAATAGATGGTGATATAAAAGCAACCCAAAATATTAAAGATTTTGATTTTATTAATTGTAGAGTTAATGATGGTATATTTGAAAATTGCACTTTTGCCAATTGTGAAATTATGAATTGTCAAATAATAAAATCTAAAATATATGGTTGTGAAGTAACAAAAACAAAACTATTAAATTCATCAGTTGATGCATCAACAATTAAAGATTGTTTCTTTATGAATGGTTATTTAAATTCTGATATGATTGGTGGTGTATTTAGAAGTGGGAAATTAGGTCCTTATGCTAATATTAGTTCAGAAACAACTATTGTAAGTGAAACAGATAACTTCTTTAATACATCTTTTGATGATGATGAATATGATTTAAAAAATGATAAAGGTGTTATGAAATTTAAAAAATAAAAAATAGAAGGATATACTTACATTTAAATAAAAATATTAAAAATTTTTAATATATAGAATAAACTAAAAATAAATTTATATATGGATAACAAAATAGTTAAATATAGCGATTGGAGTCAAATTAATGAAGCAGCAGCCAGAATGCCTAAAGATATTAATTATTGGTTAAAACGAGGTAAGAATGGAAAAGATGTGGCTTTATATATGCACGATGATATGGATGGTATATATACAAGTTTGATTATGAAAAAATATCTTTTGGATAGTGGGTTTAATATTGTCAAATACGGAATTTTAAATTATACTGATGGATGGAAATATACAACTTTAGATCCTAAATTGATAAATATTGTATTAGATTTTGCTAATATGCCAGGTGATGAAAGAGATGATTTAGTTGATTATTATTTAGATCACCATGGAGATTTCAGTGAAGCTGAAAAAGAAAAATATAAAAGTAAACCAGTTCAAAAAGTACATACTGCATCTGCATATGAAGCAATTTGTTTAGCATTGGGTGTTACAATGGATAAATTGGTATTACAATCTATTGATATGATAGATTCTGCTAAATATACACATTATGGTATTTCTTGGCAGAGATTGTTAGATTTTAATCTAACTGATATTAAAAATTCAAAAGAAATTAGATTAGAATTTGCAGCAGCATTTAATCAATTCTTAAAAAGATCTGATACTAAAACAATTATTGCAGTTGTTCATAATTGTAAAGATGCTTCAATATATTCTATATTCCATACAATGAAATTATTATATCCTGAACATAATGTTGATAGAAGTGGTATTAAAAAAGATTTCTTGGTTGATTCTGATTGGAGATTAAATCAAATGCAAAAAAGAACAAGAGGTAAAAATACTGATAAAAAACAATATAATACTTTCCAAGAATTTTTAGATGAATTCCAACAAAATGGTTTGATAAAATTAGATGGTTATGTCCTTATTGGTGATTTAGTATTCGTTCCAACAGGAACTTGGGCAAATGCTTTAAGAGCAAGAACTATTGTTGAGCGTGATCATATGGATGGTAAATTACCTGTATTACCAAAATTCATATTATTGCAATATGGTGGAACATTGCAAGTTTGTGCTTATGGTAATATTTCAAAAATGGAAGGATTGCCAATGACAAAAAATGGTGAAGTTATTAACGATTTAGGAAGATATATGAATGGTTTATTAGATAATTTCCAAGAACATTTAGGATATTATGAGCCAGATACAACAATTGGACAAGATGAAATAACAGTTTCTGGTGGACATGGTGGTATTGGTAGTATATCTAATATTTTCGGTAAGTGTAAAGTAGGAACATTTAATGGTTCAAGATTTATTGATATGTTTAAGAATAAAATAATCGCTGATTTATCAGGTGTTAAATTTAAATTAGATTTGAAATGGAGTGAAGCATCAGAAGGTAAACAAAAACCATTAGCTATGGATAATAAGGTTATGAACGTAGAAGATGTTACCAAAATGGATAGACAAGGTAGAATAATTAGAAAAAATGGAGATTTATAAATTTGATGAATTTATTTTAAAAATAGAAGAAGGTCTTATCAATACAATTGATGTTGATAAGACTTTATCTAATATTTCTAGGTTAATTGATGAATATGATATAGAATACAGTATAGAAAAATTAAACAATAATACACTTAAGTTAAATTTAAATAACTTTAATAAAATTGTTGATTTAAAATTAAAATTAGAATCTATATTAGATACATTATTTAATTTATATGGTTGGTTTCCATCTTATCAAGAAATGGAAAATTTTTATGGTATGAAGAAAAAGATTAAATTTAGAAAAGGTGATTTATTGATGCCAAAAAATAATTTAATAAATGTTTCTATTACTTTTGAAAGTAAGTTTGATTTAATAGAAAAAGATATACCAATTAAATTATACCATTTATCTATTCAAAATTATAAAAAAGATATTTTAAAATATGGGCTGGTACCAAAATCTAAATCTAAACTTTCTTCACATGATTATGATGGACGAGTTTATTTAACTAAAAATATAAACCATATTAAAACTTTAATACCAAAAATGAAGCTGTTCTATAGTATGGAAAAAGCAGATATAATAAATAATATAAACAACCCAAAAGGAAAGTATAAAAAAGACACAAATTGGATTATATTTGAAATAGATACTAAATTGGCTAATATTAAAAAGTTATATACTGATCCTAATTTTATTAATGGTTATTACTATTTAGAAAATATACCAAATAACGCAATTAAAATTATAGAAGAAGAGTTTTAATATTTTTTAATTTAATATATATAGAATGGTGATTTTTCACAAAAAAAAATGAATTATGAGATACATAAAGAGTTATATAGGTTTTAATGAAGCATTAAAACCATCCCAATTTAGGAAATATGTAAATGCTTTTGATAAGGAAAGATATGCTGATATTTTTAAAGAATTAGGTGATTTATACAGCAATGATAGAAACTATTATAGAATATATATTCCGTTGATTAAAGAAGAAGTCACTGGATATATTTCAACAACCCATGAATTAATAGATAAATTTTTGGCTGAAAATGACTGTGAAATTGTAGATTATGTAAAAGGTGTAGCTAAATTTAGAAGTGCTAAAAATACATCTACAATTGGTAAATTATTAAACAAATTTAAAAATGAAGAATTGTCTAAACAATTTGTTTCTGATGAAAAAAGAAAGACATTAACATCAACTGATAAAGAAGATCTATTAGTAGTTATTTCAAGACATCCATATGATATAGCTGGTTCAGATACTGATAGGGATTGGACTAATTGTATGACCATTGGAACTGATAAATCTAATAGATTAACTAAGCTAATGGATGAATTGGAAAAAATTAAACTCTCTGATAATCAAAATGTTAAAGAATTAAAAGATAAAATAAATGATTATAAAGAAGATGGTAAAAATATTAAATATCTTATTGAAGAAGTAAAAGAAGGTTCTTTAATATCTTATTTAATAAGATCGAATGGTAGAAATATTGAATCACCATTAGCAGTTTTAAATATTAAACCTTTTGTTGGTGAAAATAAAGACACTATATTATTACCAAGTAAAAATATGTATGGAATTAAAAGACCAGAATTTAAGAAAACTGTTGAAAATATATTAAATCAATACTTTAATAAAGATTTAAAAAGTTTAAAATATGGCATTCATAAGAATGTTTATAATGATAAAGAAAATAATTATTACAATTTTGATAATTCACCAGTTGATGAAATATTAAAATTACTTAAAATTAAAAAATATACCATAAATCCTGATGGATCCATTGATGTAATTGGTAATGTTTATTTAAATAATATGAATATATATAAAATACCATTAAAATTTAATAGGGTTTCTGGTCATTTTGATTGTGGTCATAATATATTAACCAGTTTAGATGGTTGTCCTAATCATGTTGGTAGAAATTTTCAGTGTAATAATAATCAATTAACCAGTTTAGAAGGTTGTCCTAATCATATAGGTGGTAGTTTTAATTGTTCTTATAATCAATTAACAAGTTTAATAGGTGGTCCTAATCATATAGGTGGTAGTTTTAATTGTAATAATAATCAATTAACAAGTTTAATAGGTTTTCCTAATCATGCTAGTGTGTATTTTAATTGTTCTTATAATCAATTAACAAGTTTAATAGGTGCTCCTCATATAATTGGGAGTTTTAATTGTGAATTTAATCCTTTACCACAAGAAGTAGTTAACAACCCAAAAGCTGAATTAAAACGATTAAATATATAATCATAATTGGAAAAAGAAACCATATCTTAAAAATTAAGATATGGTTTTATTAATTTTATTTGTTTTGTTTAGTGGGAGCGAAAGGAAATTAAATAAATACAATATAAAATAAAGATTTAATTAATGGAATTTTTCTGTGTGTATATTAAAACCCGTAAAAAGCTTGATAAGTATATCAAAGTGAATAAAATTAGAAACAAATATATTATAGATATTAAAAAAATAATTGATGAAGAGGATATTTCATTTGATAAAGAAAAAACATACTTAAAGATAATAATATATCAGAAAATTCAGCAAGCAATTGAAAAAAATAAGGATATATATTATATACCCGATTTTGAAACGGATTTTTCTATTGATAAATTATTAAATATAAGGAAAATACTTGGACAAGAAAATAATTTTAATATTTTAATATTTTATAATGAATTTAGAAAAAATCAAGATTTATTAAATGATGTCTTATCAAATTTATCAAAATTTTCAGCATCACAAATAATTAGAGATTATTAGGAATTGTTATTTTTTTAATATATAAAATAAAAAATTAAATGGCATCACCACTTAATCTAACTGAACTTAATTTAGCAGGTTCAAATAAAAATTATAAAGTTATAAACAATAAAGCAGTTATATCTTTATTCTCAGGCTTCGGTCAGTTTAGCCCATTCCCAACAGGCATTAAAGCTGATTCAGGTAATGTTTCGTCAATTAGCACACCAAAAGATATACACAATGATGATATTTATGATACATCAATAAGCAGTTTGGTTGAATATACAAGTAAACCTGGTTATGAATCTATGAAATTAGATTATACAGATTTTGCTTATTTAAAAAATGTAGGTGTTTTTCCAAATAATAGACTTATTATAGCTAGAAGATTTCCAAATGGTGTAGCTAATGATTTAACAGAAGTTAAGGCTTCGCCAATGGCAACCCTTATTTCTTGGGTTCCTGATAATGAAGAATTTTTATCTGTTGCTTATAATGAAGAATGGGCAGAAGCAGAAGCATCATTTGAAGATGTGTTAAATGATATTGGAAATGATATATTACTTGGTGATAATAAAGGTGGTAAAGCTGGTGGGTTAAATACTGCTTTAGCAAATGCTATACCACTTCCTGGTATGATGGAAGGTGTTCAATATGAAGTTATGAAAAAATTAGGTATAACTGATGCGGGTATTGGAAATTCACCACAAGGAAATCCTAATATAATAAGAGAAGCTAAAATGAGAAAAACTGTTGGTAAAGGTCAACCTGGCAGTGGATTGACTGCTAAATTTACAGTAGCTATGGTTGTTGAATATGAACAAAAGTTTATAAATGGTATTGATCCAACTTTGGTTTATTTGGATATAATACAAAAGGCTTTGACATTTGGGACATCTGACGCATCATTCACATTTAATTCAGCCTTTGCACAAGGAACAAGTGGTATAATTAGAGATTTAATTAGTGGTGATTTAGGTGCTATCGGTCGAGCATTATATGGCTTTGTTGAAAGTTTACTTACAACAATAAAAGAAATTGGTACAGAATTAATACAAGGTTTAATAGATGCTGCTAAAAATGTAGGACAAGCATTAGCAGAAGGTGGTATTGATAATGGTTTATTAGCACTTTACAATGAAGGTAAAAGTTTATTCGGTACTGTTACAGCAGCAACAATTGGACATGTCGTAAGTAAATATAAAATTAAGTTATTAGGTATAGTTAATGCTCTAACAGGTGGTGCATCAACACCTTGGCATGTTACAATTGGCAATCCTAAAAAACCGTTGTTTACATCAGGCGACATGCTTGTTTCGGAAGTTAAATTAACATTGGGGAAAACGTTAGCTTTTAATGATTTACCATCATCAATTAAAATAGAATTTAGTTTAACTAATGCAAGAAGTTTAGGCGCACAAGAAATATTCAATCGTTTTAATTCAGGTAAAGGTAGAAGTTATGTGAGATTACAAAAATCATATCCAGAAATATCCGATTCTACAATACAAGATGGTGGATCACAATCAAGTGTTCAATCTGGTTCGGCATCTGGTGGTATGTTTGGTGAAGGTAAAGATAATATTAATACTAGTGAAGCAATTATAAATAAAAACAAACAATTTGATGAATATGTAGTTGATAGTAAATCAGGTGGAACAGATTGGTTAAGTTCCGGACCAAAAGTTAACAATGAAGTAGTACAAAATCCAAATAATACCGCACCTATTGTTGCTGATCCTATTATTATTCCACCACCAACACCACCAGATGCTGAACCAGAATTGGTTTTTTCAGAATATACATATACAGTAGAAGTTCTTGGACCTAAATTAACTGTTGTGGTCTTTAAAAAAAGTTCTGAAATTTATAGAGGTCAACCTAGTTTTTCAGTACCCGAATCTATATTAGTTGACGAAGCTAAAAATGCACTTAGAAGCCAACATCCAAGTATTGATTCAATGACTAAGAAATAATAAGTAGAAAAAAATTAAAAAATAGATCCAATTAATTATGAAATTATATGATATTGATAAATTGATAAGAGATGTAAATCAAGATGGTTTATATAATCTATTTGAACCAACATTTACACTAACTGGTGGTTATCCATTAAATGTTGTTGTTGCAGAAAAGGATGAATTTATGAGAATTGATTTAATATGTAGTAGAATTTACAATTCTATTAATGATTGTGATTTCTTATTATCCTTAAATGATATTGACAATCCATTAAATATAATGGAAGGTGATGAAATATATTATACTTCAAATGCTATAATTCCACAATATAGAGCAGAAGTTGAGGATATAAGTGAAACTAAAACACCAAGATTTCTTAATACTAATAAATCAAGTAAAAAAGATTCAAATAGAAAGAAATATATTGAAGAAGATTATGCTTTACCACCAACATACAATAAAAATCCACAACCTGCTGTTAAAATAGAAGGTAATCAAATAATAATAGGTTAAAAATAATGAAATATACAATAATCAATACTTTATCTAAATTAGCAAGATCCAATATGGATCTTATCTATGATAGTATGAAGAAAAATGGAATAACTAATAAATTTATGCAAGCTGGTATATTAGCAGTTGTTGCTAAGGAAACAGGTTTTATGTTAAGACCAGAAGTTAGTTATGAAAATACACGTAATGATAGAATAAGAACTATTTTTTCAAAATTTAATTCATATTCAGATAAAGAATTAGATAAATTAAAGAAAAGCCCAAAAGACTTTTTTGATAATATTTATGGTGGATTATATGGAAATTCACCAAAAGAAGGTTATAAATATAGAGGTAGAGGTTTTAATGGTGTTACATTTAAAGCAATTTATCAAAATTTAAAACCATTTGCAGGGGTTGATATAGTAAAAGACCCTGATTTATTAAATGATCCTAAAATAGCAGCACCTGTTCTAATTGGATATTATTTACAAAATTTAACAAAAGCAATATTAATACAGTGGGATATAAAAACTGATATTAATGGTGCATCTAATTTAGCTGATGCTGTTGGTGCAGCATATCATGTCACAGCAGGAAATGGACTTAGATCAACTATTGTAGCTACTGCAATAAGAGTTGGAACATGGCAAAAAGTAAACGATTATGGTGTAGAATTTTATGAATGGATTCTTAAAAAAGATGGTTCTGCTCCAGATCCAAATGCATTTAAAAAATCAGATAGCACTCAAAATACAGGAAGTACTGGGGTTGCAAGTGATGGATCAAGTGGTAGTTCTGATGGAACAAATGGTAGTGATAGTGAAGGTGGAACAAGTGAAGATGGTTCAACAAAAACAGCAGCAACACCATATATTTCAAACATATTAGAAGCACAGATAAAGCCAAAACAAATAAAATTTAATACACCACCACAAAAAGATTATAAAAAAGAAATAGCTAATTCATTAGGTAATATACCTTTTCTTTGGTATAACTCTTATCAAATAGCTCCAAAAGATATAGAATTTCTACAATTAAATACAATTGGAAATCTACCTAATATTAAAGTAACATTTAGAGATCCACTAAATTTAATGAAAGATAAAGGATTTCCATTAGATGATACAAAAATATCAATATTTATAAATCCGAGATCAAATGATTTAAAACCCATACATATGGATTTTAAAATAACAAATTTTACTATAAATAATAAAGTATATAATGTAACAGGAATTTTAGATGCAGGTAAATTATATGTTAAAAAATTTAAATCAATCCCAGATTCATCAAGTTTTAATGCTTTAAAAGAAATAGCTAAAGAAATTGGATTGGGATTTAGTTCAAATATTGATGATACTGATGATAAAATGACTTGGATAAACCCAGGTCAAAGAACAGTTGATTTCATTGAAAATATTGTAGATTCGTCTTATAAATCTGATGAAGCATATATGGTTTCTTATATAGATTATTATTATAATTTAACTTATGTTGAATTAGAAAAGGAATTGAATAGAAATATAAGGGAAGAATTAGGTATACCTAATTCTGGATTAGAAGATATATTAAGTTTACCAAACAAAGATAATTCAAGTTTATTCTTGACGAATGACTTTGCTATGCAAAATTCAAATAATTATTTTGTAGAACATAAAATAATTAATAATTCAACATCAGTATCTATAAAAGAAGGTTATCTAACAAAAGTTAAATTTTATGATCAATTAAAAAAGGATTTTCTAATTTTTGATGTTGATTCAATTTCAAGTCAAGGTGATAAAATAATACTTAAAGGTGCGCCACAAGATGAACAATTCTATAAAGAAAATGTAAATTTAGTTTATAATGGTAAATTAGATAGTGATAATGCACATAAAAATTATAATTACTCATTTGTTCAAAACCAAAGAAATATTACAGATTTGCAAAAGATTGGTCTTGAATTAACAATGAAAACACCAAACTATAATATTTATAGATTTCAGAAAATATTTGTCTTTATATCAAATCAAGCACCAACACCAGCAGCTTCACATATGAATAATAGATTATCTGGGGAATGGCTTATAATAGACATACTTTATCGTTTTGATGGTAATCAGTATAATCAAATAGTTAAGCTTGTAAAACGAGAATTAGAACTATCTGGAGATGAATTAAAAGAAGAGGGTGAACAAAAAGCTACAAACAAAGATGGAAAAGAAAATACATCTAATGATAAAGAGGATAGCACTGATGGTAGTTCAAAGAAAGAAGATAGTGGTGATGATTTAAGTAAACCAAAAGAATCTGTTGCTTTACCTACATCTGTTGATGCACCAAGTAATAATTTAGATTCTACTATAACAAGAGCAGTAAATAGCAAATTAGTCAGTAAAGTGGGTTCATACTATTATATAGTTGATTCTACTTATGGTATTGCTGGGAAACGATTAATTAACGTAATAGCGGATTTACAAGCACATTTAAGAAAAAATGGTTATCCCGATGCTACAGTAATAAAGAATGGTATTACAAGAGATTTAAAGGCTGCTGCAACTGCTACTGATCCAGCTAGAGCATCAGGCTCTTTACATGGAGCTGGATTAGCTATTGATGTTGGGTTTAAAGGTGGTCCATCTAAATATACAAATAGTGGTTGGATTGGTCCAAATATAACATTGAAAAATGGGAAAAAAGTTAAATGGGAAAGTATATATGATAATGTAAATTTAGCATCAGACCCTGATTTTGTTAAAACCGTATGGAATTGGGTTCAACAACAAAGAGACTTAGTATGGGGTGCTGAATGGGGAAATAGCAATCCATCTAAAGGAAATATTAAAGGAGATGGAATAAAAGAATTTCACCATTTTGAATTAAAAACCGCTGTTATAGAATCTTATTGGAAACCTTATTTTAAAGATTTAAAAGATTATGGTTTTGATTATACAAAATTATATAATACAAAACAATTAGGTGAATTATACACAAGACTATTGAAAACATAATATATAGATAATAAAAATAACATATTTATGGCTGTACCAAGAACGACATTCCCACCACCACCAACTGGAGTTACTTTACCACCAAAAGGTGGAACAAGTAGTACTGGTGAAAAAGAACTGGAAAAAGATTCACAATCCAGAAATTATAGTGGAAAGGGTAAAACATATGGACAACCATTTTCTGCAAATGGTGTAGGTGTTATGTTAACCGGTTATACTGATCCAAATGGATTAGCAACACCTATTGAATACTCTGATAATAATAACTATAAGACAACCAGTAAAAAAAGACAATATTATAATTATTTTGAAGATTATAGTGGTAAACAGTTTATACATCTATTAGATTATTATATTGAACAGAGTGGTAAAATCGGTTTAGAAAGAAATATGGATGTTCCAAATAAAGATATTTATTTTGGATCATTTATTAGAACATTGGATGATAATGAAGATCCAACTATATTAGGATATGATTTAACTATAAAATGGGATGAATCACCTTTACTTAATGGTTCTTTAGAAAAATTCATAACCACTTTTAGTGGATTAGGTAATTCTGAAATTGGAAGTAGACTTAGCTTAATAAATAACTTCAAAGACCAATTATTTAAATTTATAAAAACCAATTCACCAGAAAGATCAAAAGTTGAATTTAATGGTGTTAGTGGTCCTAAAACATATTATTTAAAGGATTTAGCTGGTTTAAATAAACTTGTTGAATCAAGTGATGGTAAAGATGGAAGTTCATTTGTTAAATATGGTGAAGATTTTATAACATTAAAGTTTAATGAAGATGTAACACAAAATATAGGCTATTTAGCTTCTTTATATAAATCATTAGCTTGGTCAAGAATAAATGGAAAACAAATAATACCAGAAAATCTATTGAGATTTGATATTGATATAACAATAACAGAAATAAAAAAATATAACAGAATTTTTAAAGAAAATGATAGATTGGAATTCTATGTAGATGATATATCAAAATATACATATACTTTATATGAATGTCAATTTTTCTTTCCAACTTTACCACATGGTGATTCATTAGATATGAGTAATCCAAAAACAGTTGAAGATTATGAAGTAAAGTTTAATTATAAATTTTCAACGATGAAATTTAGTAGATTATATGATATAGATATTACAGATCCAAAAAAGAAATGGGAATATGCTATTGATAATAAATATTCTAATATGGATAAAATAAATCCTAATTCAACAGATAAAAATAAAATTGAAGATGGGACAATAAAAAGTTATGCTAATAGTTATCAATTATTTAAAATTAAAGATATTGATATTGCTACTAATAAATCTACTGACCCATCTAAAAAGACTGGTGTTGTTGAAGATGCAAAAGATGAAGATGGTTCAAAAGAAAAAACGAAAACCCCACCCAATGAAGAATCTGAAGATATGCCAAAGAAAAGACCAAATTTAAAGGAAATATCAGCTAGATTATTAAATAAAACAATAGGGGCATTAAGATTTAAATTAGGAATTCAAAGAGGGATTGATCCACCAAGAAATGTATATACAAAAGATAGAATAATAAACTTTGTTGGACAATCTATAAAATCATTATTTGGTAGAGACAACACAGGTGGTGGAAGACGAAGATAAAATATAATATAATTAATTATGAATGATTTAAATAAAACATATATTGGCGTTATTGAAGATAATTTAGATCCAAAGAAATTAGGAAGATGTAGAGTAAGGGTTTTAAATGTATATGATGACATACCTACTGAACATCTTCCTTGGGCAACCCCTTGGAAAGATTTAAATGGTAATAGTGCTATTATACCAGATAAAGGTAAAGTAGTAACAATTATATTTAATGATGAAAATATATACAAACCAGAATATATTTATGCTGATCATTATAATGTAAATTTAGAAAAGAAATTACAAGAACTTTCGGATTCTGATTATTCATCAATGAAAGCTCTTATGTTTGATCACAAAACTCAAATATACTCCAATGATAGCGAAGGACTTAAAATGGATTATAAGTTGAATAATATTAATATTACACAAAATAGTATTGATATTAATATTAAAGATAATTTTAGTAAAGTAAATATAGGTTCACCAATTGCTAATCAATCAGCTATACTTGGTAATCACTTTTTAAATTGGTTTGATGAATTTATTGAAAACCTACTTGGTTCTAATGGTGGACCATACTTAGGAAATGCTGGAGCACCTGTTATAGCCAATCCAGGATTTATAGATGTTATTTTAAAATATAAAGCTTTAAAAGATACTAAATTCTTATCTAAACACGTAGGTATTGTTGATAACGAATATGTATTAAAACAAGAAAGAAATGCAGATGGACAATTAGGTGATAGTTGGAAGTCCACACTAAAAGAAAATGAAATATCAACTTCTGAAAATGTTGATTTTAAATCTAAAAATGGTATATCAAACGATGAAACAACTGGAATAAAAACAATTTCAGAAGGATCAGGACAACCATCTGATCAAGAACCAAATAATCAAGAACCAGTATCTATATCACCAACAACCAATCCTGATGCAATTAAGATATTTGATGCTATGAAAAAGAAAGGATATAGAATATATTCAAAGCCATATCAATTAAATATAATTGGTATAAGAAGACAATATGAAGGAATGAAATATTCAAATCAATTTATTGATTCATGTGTTGTAATATATAAAAAATCAGAAGCAGAAGATTGGGTAATACATACCTATAAATTTACAACAATACCTGGTGTGTATCTTGGTGAAGAAAGAAAAGATTTAAAAGACCATAATGGCCAAGTTCCATTTACACCAGCTGGGTGGAAAATATATGTTGATCCAAAACAGCCAACTGCTAAAGCAATACAACTTAATAAAACATCACATAGATTTCAAGTTGATAGACAAGGATTGGGTCAAATACAACCTAGTCAAATGATAGATAAATATTATTTAAGTGAATATCCAAAAGGAACACCTGCATTAAAAGATAAAGGTGGTTTACCAGTATATAGAGATAAAGATAAAAGTGATAAAATAGTATATACAACTAAAGGTATTGGAAGTGACTGTTATATTCATAAATCCGGTCCAAACAGAACAATTGTTAATAACTATTCAGAAGGATGTCAAGTATTTGCAGATGATGGTGAATTTAATCACTTTATAAGTCTATGTGAAAAACATAAAAAAGCACATGGAAATGCTTTTACATACACATTAATAGAAGAAAGAGATATATAATAGAAAAGAGCTGATATTAATATCAACTCTTTTCTATTTCTATTATTTTAATAATTGTTTCAGATAGAATATCTAAATCTAATGAATCCTTATATAAGATAAAAATTTGATTATTATTTGATATCTTAGTGTAAAATAAATAATCATTTTCTTTTGAAAATTTAATACAAAAAGATTCATATAATTTCTTTCTTCCCTTAGAATCATCTGCTGCACCAAAAACAATTGCATTCACTTTTTTATTATCAATTAAATATTTCATACCATCCCTAACAGTTGGTAAAACTCTAAATTTATCCGATTCAAATCCAGTTAAATCAGGACTGAAACTTTTATCATCAGTTAAATAATAAAAATCATATTTCCATATATAATTTCCTTTATCTAAACAATTTATCTGATAAATATTGTTGTTTATAGTAAATAAACCAATAAGTTCTGATTTTTTATCAATCCACTTTATTTCTAATGGATTATCAAATGCTTCTGAAACTGATTGGAAAAAATCATCCAGCTTTTTAATAAATCTATTCATTGTATACCCAAGTTTTTATACCAGAACTGAATATTCTATAATATCCAATTTCTCTCATTATTTCCAATCCTGTTTTTTCAGAATCATACCCTTTTGAAACTAACCTTTTCTTATTAAATGTATATCTATGATATCTTTTTTTACCATCACACCAATAGAAATTTACTGTTTCATTTGTGTTTATAAAATTTAATACCTTATAAATATTACCATTTGATATATTATTATCAGAATAAGATACAATAGTCTTTACTTTAAAAGTATTTAGGAAATATTTAAAAAGCTTTGATGCCCCCCCAATTACAACATTATTCTTTTTATTACAAAATCTTATTAATTCAAATGTATCTTTTGCATTTATTTTTCTTTTTCCAAATGTCATCAAACTAATTAATTCATCATTATAATATAATCCTATATTAGTTGATGATTTTGATGTTCCTTGTAAATGATTATCATTTAAGAATATATCTTTTTCCTTAAAATCGACAAGTTTTATTTTACATTTTCTAGCATATATCTTTTCTTCAAATATTCCTAATTTATTTAATATTATAGACTTTACTTTTTCACGATTATTTATCCATTCATCTTCCCATATTTGTATAAGTTGTATGTTTTTTTCAAAACACCTTTTATACTTATTTATATGATAATTTTTATCTTTAAAATATTCACTATGCCAGAAATTTCCATTGTGTTCAATTGCTATATTTTTTGATTCTATAAATATATCCAATTCTCCTTTTATTATATTTCTAACTGATGTTTCATATTTTATGTTATATTCATCCAAGAACTTACATATTTGAATTTCTGCATTTGATCTATTATTACTATTTAATTTATTACATTTAGTACAAATTATATGGTCGTTTTTATGTCTTCTATATAAAACATCAGTTGATATTAAAAAGGAATCATTACATTCATTACATTTCAAAGTAAATATTTTATTATCATAATCTATTATTTCTATGTCGGGATAATTAAATATTCTCTTATCTATTACAGCTTTCTTAAAATTAATTGATTCACTATATTTTTCAACACCATATCTTTCTAAAATAGTCTTCTTTGATTTATCCTTAAATTCATCAGTTTGATAATACCATTCTGATCCATATCTTTCAAGATTGGTTTCTCTAATATTATTAATAACTTCTTCTGATTTAGATGGATTATCAAAACCATATCTTTCTAAAGAAGTTTTCTTTAATTTATCCAAGAACTCTTCATTTTTCAAAGGTGTGTCAATTCCATATCTTTCTATCAAGGTATTTTTAATTTTAGCTTTAACATCTTCATTTTTTGCTGCACTTTTAAAGCCATACTTTTCAATGAAAATAGATTCTGTCATTTCTTGTCTGTTGCCATGTAATGAACAGTTATTTCCATATTTTTCTTGATTAGTCTTTTGAATCTTTTCAACTACTTCTTTAGAACATGTTGGGCTATTTCCACCATATCTTTCTTGACAAGTTTCTTTTCTTTTAACAATATTACATTTAATGCAATAATATGGATCTATATTATTATTTGTATATTTATAATAACTACTCCATTTAACTTTCTTTTCAGCATTACAGATATCACAAGTGACATCTATTTCAAAAATAGAACCATTTGTTAAATCATAAACGCTTACCATTATATTTTCACCAACCGATATATCATAGCCTTTTTCTTTAAAATGTTTAATATTTCTTGAATTTCCAATTATTTTCACTTTATCGTTAATTATCATAGATTTAATTTAATTTCTTTATAAACATATTTTCTATCATTGTAGAATTTTTGTCTTTCTTTATAATGTTTATATAAAATATTAGTTGGATATACTGGATCGAAAACATCAACAATATCAAATATTACAGCCTTCTTTTTATCAAAATGAAGTCTTAACCCTCGTCCAATACTCTGTATTATTATTTGTTCCGACTTAAATGAATCAGCAAAGATAACATTGAAGATTGCATTTATGGATACCCCAGTGCTTAAACAACCAAAACTACCGATTAATACTTTAACTTTACCATCGGTAATTTCCATTTGTGTTTTAATTAATTCTCTATTTTTTCCATTAACACCACCATCAATATAAAAAAATTCTTTATCTGGTAATTCAGCTTTTAATTTTTCAAATATTTTAGTCCCATATTCAATAGTGTGAAATAATAGTAATGTATTATCATTACATTTTTCAACTAATTTTTTTATAAATTCCAATCTTTTTTCGGAATTTTGTATATATTCTTTTTCTAATCTAAAGGCATCAGCACCACCACCCATTTTCTTTAAATATTGAATCATATCACTTGTATCACTTGCACCATGATTTAATATTACAGCTTTAATTTCCATTGGTGTTATTGTTCCAGCTTTAACGAGTGTAGAAGCTTCTATCTTGGTTACTTTTGGACCTAATACAGATTGTATGGTTAATATCTCTAAAGTGTCATCAGAAGGAAATGTACCACTTACACCAAACCTATTATAAGCAGATCCAAATGTTCTTTTCATAATGGCTTTTAGTGTTGTTGATTTTGCACCATGTGCTTCATCTACTGCAACAGTATGGAATTGTGTAAAGAACTCTTTTGGCCATTTTTCTAATGATTGGTATGTTCCGATATAGATATTTGGTTCACCAATACCTTTGAACAATCTTGGCTTTTCTGACATTATTTCATCAATCTTAATATCACATGGGTTGTATGTTGGGTGATCAATTAAGACATCATCAATGACATTATTTCTTAAATCAATTTTACCAGCATATTTTTCTAAGAAGTTAACACCATAATTAAATTCAACAATATTATCAGAAAATTGTGTAACAAGTGTAATAGATGGTACTATTATTAGAAATTTAGCATTTGGGTTTATGTGTCTTAATGTATAAAATACGATAATAGATATTATTAATGATTTACCGCCTGAAGTAGCTACTTCAGCCATACAATATCGGTTCTTCATTATTTTGAATGCGGTTTCTATTTGATAATCATAAGGATAGAAAGCAATCCAATTTCCTGTACTTTTATCTTTTACTTTATGGTCTTTGAAAAAGATTTCACAAAATTCATTAACTGATTCTAAGGTAATGTTTTTATTTATGGGAAAATCTTCTTTATTATCAATTATAAAGGATGTTTCTACTTCATTACAAGCTTTCATACATTCTTTCCATAATCCCATATTTATTTTCCCATTATCAAAATGTGATTCTTTTCCTGACCAAACACCCATTTTGAATGCTGGCATATAACGATAGCCTTTAACATGTCGTTCTAACCAAATTTTCAATTGATTATATTCTATTCTGGTTGATTTGGTTACAACTAGTTTTTCTTCTTTTGGTTCATATCTAAAATTCATATTAGTTCCATTATTATATAAAAAATTTAAAAAATGTTCTAAACTTTCTAAAATAGGTGATTTTATTTTAATATATATATTAAAATAAATTATACTATGAAATTTTTTAAATGGATAAAAAAATTATTATTTGGAATTGAATCTAAACCATCTACAAAATCAAATAAAGATGTTTCTAAAGAACAAACGAATAAAGTTTATTCAGAGACTCTTGAAATCATTGAGTTTAAAGAAGAACCAAAACTAGAAGTTTTTTATGGTAAGCCTATGAAATTTGAACCTATTGTTGAACCAATAGTTGAAGCAGTTGAACCAGTAGTTGAACAAAAGAAAGTTGAAAAAGCACCTAAAAAGGCTAAAAAGGCTAAAAAAATTGAAATACCAGTTGTAGAATCAGATAAGGTTAAAAAATTAGTTGAAAATAATCCTAAGAAAAAAACAAAAAAGCCATCTGATAAGAAATAAAAAAAGCCATCTGAATTATCAGATGGCTTTTTTTATATTTTAGTTATAAGACAACATATAATTATCCAAATTGTTATTATAACCCAATTATATTTTTGTAATTTTTCCATTTTATTTCTTTTTAATTATTTCGTCAATCATTCCATATTTTAATGTTTCTTCTGCATTCATCCAATAATCTCTGTCAGAATCACTATGGACTTTTTCATAACTTTGCCCAGTTGCATCTGATATAATTTCATATAATTCTTTTTTCAATGAATTTATTTCCTTAGCTTCTATTTCCATATCAGATGCTTGTTGAACATAACCACCGAACCCAAGTGGCTGATGGATCATTGTCCTACTTCTTTTTAAAGATTTTCTTTTTCCTTTAGTTCCTGAACACAATAAAACGGCTGCCATAGATGCTGCTAATCCAGTATTAATTGTCATAATATCAGGTCTTATATAGTCCATTGTGTCAAGCAATCCTAATCCACTATAAACTGAACCTCCTGGTGAATCAATATAAATTTTTATATCAGATTTACTATCAAGTTGATCTAAGTATAAAAGTTGTGCTTTTATTATATTACATATATCTGAACTCATTTCTGTGCATAAAAATATAATTCTGCTGTCAATTAATTTAGAAAATATATCAATCATTATACCTTCACTTGCATCATCTAAAATATGTTGGGTTATATTTTGTGTTTTTTTAGAATATGAATCTAAAAGTGTACTATTTAAATTTCTATGCTTAACAGCATAATTCATAAAATCATTTTTAGCCATTTTTATTTAGTGTTTTTGTATTTTAGTTAAATATATTTATAAGTTTAAAGTCGATATATTTTTTTACAATAGGTAATCCTATATTGATAACTTTCATATACTATTTTGGTTATATCTCTATCATAATAATATATGATATAATTAGAACCATAAATATTTGAAAAAACATATACTGCTGATTTATTAATATTTTCTGTTGATCTAACAAATGATAAATCAACTTTAATAGTATCACATACAATAGAAAATTCATATAATTTAAAATCTACACTTTCATCAATGTATATGGATGAAACACCTTTTTTTTCAAAAATAGTATATTCAGATACAAATGGTGTTTGTGCATTTATAAAATTTACAAAAATAACGAAAATTGCTAATAATATTTTATTCATACTAATTATGAAAATAATTAGATAAAAGTTTAAAAAAGATTTTTAAAAATTAATATATATAATAAAAATTATATTGTATGAAAACAACAGTCGAAATAAATGGTTTTGAAATCGCTATTGAAGAAACAGATGGTATCATAACTGTATCTGCTCAAAAAGATGGTGAAGTTATTGAAGAATTTGAATTAAATTCTGAGGAAGAATTTGAAGGTCAAGATGATGATGATGATGATGATTTTGGTCAAGATGATGATGATGATGATGATGATGATGATTTTGGTCAGGCACAACGTGGTCAGGCACAACGTGGTCAGGCACAACGTGGTCAGGCACAACGTGGTCAGGGTCAAATGCAAGGTCAAAAACAAGCACAAGGTCAAATGAAAGGTCAAAAACAAGCACAAGGTCAAGTTCAAGATTTTGAAGAATTTGGCCAAGATGATGATGATGATGATGATTCACAAGGTCAAGGTCAAGGTCAAGGTCAAAGTCAATTGGAATCATTTTCAGCTTTTATAAACAAAAAAAGCAAAGTTAAAAAAAGATAGTAATAAAATGAAGTTAGTAAATTTTTCTAATTATATAAAGGAATCCTTACATGAGATTGAATTACATTATTATGCGTTTGACATAGATGATAATTTATTTCATATGCCAACTGTTATACACATGTTAAAAAAGGTTGGTGATAATTGGGTACCAATTGATGTATCAACCACTGAATTTGCGAAAGTTAGAAATGATAAAGATAATTATAAGTTACTACCAGGTAATGAATCTTTTTCGGAATTTAGAGATAATGGACCAAGGGGAAACATGGCATTTATAGAAGATATGAAAATCGCTATAAGAAACGGATTATTTGGGCCATCTTGGGATTCATTTATTCAATGTCTATCAGAAGGTGCTATATTTGCTCTTATAACAGCAAGAGGAAATGAACCCTCTACATATCGTAAATCTATTGAGTATATAATAGATAATTTCCTTACAGAGCAACAACAATTTGAAATGTATAGTCATTGTCTTAAAAATGCTTATTATTTTTCACATAATGAAACTGATCAATATGCAAGGGTTATTAAGGGACAAGTTACTAAAATGCCATTGATAAAAGTATATTTAGACCATTGTGGATATTATGGCGTTTCATCTGAATCATTTGCAGAAGAGTTTGGTTCAGCATCTGCATCAAATCCAGAAAAAGCAAAAGAAATGGCTTTAAATAAATTTGTAGATACTTGTAATGAATATGGTAATCAAATTGGTGCTAAAACTGTTTCTGTTGGATTTTCTGATGATGATATAAAGAATGTTGAACACATGCACAAATTCTTCAAGGAGAAGTCATTGATGACCAATTTGAAGTTTAATTTATATGATACTTCAAATGCTTCAAGAAAAGGTGGTGTTAGAACAAGATTTGTAGGTGATGAAGAAGTTAAATATGAATCATCAGTTCAAGCAAAGGGTATGGAAAGTTCAATATTACCATTTACAAAATGGAATAATATGACACAAAAATTATATCCTAATAGTATGGATGCACCAACAGATGATTATCATAACCAAATGAAAAACAATGTTAAACAAGCTATTGATTTAAAAGATAAATTCAAAAAGAATGAATCTTTTATGGATAGAGAAGAAATGATTAATCATTTATGCAATGTAGGTTTTAATGAACTGGAATTGGAAGCTAAGGAAGATTATGAATTAGAACAATTATGTAAAGAAGTTCCGCAAGAAATATCAGAAGCTAAAAAATGGATGAATGATCTTAAATTAAAAAAAGGTGCTTTGAAAAAAAAAGCTAAGAAAAAAGGTTTAATTAAAGATAAAGATGAAAAATTATCAATGATAGATATTAAAAAATTGAAAAAAGATTCTGATCCTTTGACAAGAAAAAGGGCTACACTTGCAGAAACATTTATGAAATCTAAAAAATAAAAAATGTTCGGATATTTTAAAAATATCCGAACATTTTTTATTATTTCATACTTTCATTAAATTGATTAAAATTTTTAAGCATTTTTTTTATTTTATATATTACTAAAAATAATTGTTAATATCAAAATTTTTATTTTCAGATGCAATTTTATTTAAAGCATCTTCATAAGACATATTTACTAATTCATCTAAATCTTCCTTTGAATCAATATAAATAAACCCATCCATCCCTTCTAAACAGTCACTTTCAGTTGGTTGATTATTACATTGGGTCATAGTATTTAACATAATACCATTTGGTAAAGTAAATTCTACACAAGTGTCATCCCAATCAGGTTTATACGTTCTTTCTTTAAAGCCATAACTTCTTAAAATTTCTAATGATAATTTCATATATTTATTTTTTATTTCATTTTATTAATTAAACCACTTTCAAAAGCCAATAGGAATTTATTCACATAATCTGGATTAATATATTCTTTAATTTTAAAGAAGTTATCTGTTGCAAATTCTCTAAACCAACCAGAACATAATGTAGTGCATATACGCATTAAAGACCAATCCAAAGCTTCTTTATGTGAAACCCAATCTTTACCACCAAAAATTGATGGGATTACTTTTCTTTCTAATGCAATTACATAAGCTTCTTCCAAAACACACTTACATTTTTCTTCAAATGTAAAATCAAGCCACATATCTTTTACACAAAATGCTGATGTTGGATCTTTTTGCATCTTTTCATATAATGGTCTATCATAGTGTGCCATAACTTTGTGGATATCATCGTGTATGAAAAAATAAGTTACATATTTTTCAGATTGTCCAAAGAAATTATCGGTTGCCTTTTTCAAAGATGGTGTTTTAAGCTTTCCTAATCTTTCTTCGGTTTCCTTGAAATTTATTTTTGTTATATGTTTTAAAACATCAACACCATTCATTTTTTCATAAAGGAATGTGTAATCTTTTATATGCTTATCAAATTTTATCGGAAAGTGAATGTGACTTTTCTTCAAAGAAAAAATTACTTCTTTTGAAGCATATTTAATACCATTTTCTAATGTAGGTCTATCTTTATCATATTCCAAATACATTTTCAATGATGTTGAATTGGTTGCATTCAATAATTCAACATTTTTAGTAGTAAAAAATTCATCATTCTTTATACCAAATAAAGTAGTAATATACTCATTTGTTTTTATTGATTTTGGTTGAAGATATTCAATTAACTTTTTGAAATCTTCATCTAATGCAATTATATCAATATCATTTATTGATCTTTCCGATTCAGGAAAGTTAAATTCCTGTGCTTTTGAACCAACAACTAACATAGCTTTTTATTTTAAAGTTTTAATATAATGTTTACTGAAGTGGGTTTCCAACAGAACACTTTTTACAGTGGCATTTTTTACCATGATCTTCATTATTTCTATAATCATCACCCCTTTCATCATAGTCAGGATCCACATCAACATATTTAGTATAATATGATTCATCATAATATCCATCATAATATTCTAAAGTCTTTTTGATTAATTCAACAAGGCCTTGTTTTTTTTCTTGATTAGTCCCTGTGAAAAATTCAATAGCACAAGACTTTTTACGATATTTTTCATCTAGATTAGAGTATAGACTTTCTAATACATCTCTTTTTTCAGAAAAAGAAAAATCTGATTTGTTATTTAAAAAATGAAACACTTCAAATGGATAATCTGATTTGTTATTTTCTAATTCGTTTAATGTTTCTTCTAAAAATTTTAGAAGAGATTCTGTGGTTAGTGTCATATTATATGTTTTTATATAGAACATCAATAATAAAAATAAAGTTCCAAACTAATTTGGAACTTTAAGAAAGGACACAAACCTATAATGGCAATTTTTTAACAATCGTCATCATCATATGAATCTTCGTATGATTCTTCATAAGTTTCTTCATATGACTGTTCTTCATCCATATTAATTTTGTTGTCCTCTTTTAACATATCAACTGATATGTTAACATCCAACTTATTATCAGCAGCTTCTTTCAATAATGCTTTTAATTGTTCAGTAGCATTAGCAGTTGTAATATTTCTTTCTCTCCAATCACCCATAAGTTTGGATAATTTTTCATAAAATGCCAAAATGTTCATATTTTTATATATTTTAAGTGTTTATTAATCTATAATTTGATTTATTATATTGTTTCTGTGTGTTGCTTTTGATATAAATCTAAATGAATGATACCAACTACTATTCCCATCACCAAGATCAAGTAATATTTCTTGTTTATCCATATCACTATTACTTCTTTGATAGTTTGAAATATCCAAGATTTTGTATTCTTTACCAATTTCTAAGGTAGTTCTGCAAGATATAACACACACTACCATTTCTTCCTTTATGAATTCCATATACTTTATATAAATAATTACTTAATTGTTTAATTATACAACAAAGATAAGGATTTATATTATAATAAAAAACTTTTCTTATAAATTATTAAATAATATTTATGATAGATAAAAATTATATTCACTTAAAGTTACAGGAAATATTAGATAAAGAGTTCAATTCTAATATTGAAAAGAAAATAATTACACACGAAGATAGATTCAATTTTAGATGCCCTTATTGTCATGAAGGTAAAACAAAATCTAAAAAAAGAGGAAATCTATATTTCAATAAATTATTATACATATGTTTTAGATGTAGCAAAAAAACTAATTTAGATAAATTAGTTAAAGATTTCAATATATTATTAGATCCAGATAAAAAAATGGAAATAATAGAACACCTTAATAATAATATAACCTATCAAGATGTAAATGATGATATTTATGAATATAAATTTGATAAACTTATTAACCTGGAAGATATTGTAAGAATATTTAATACCAATGAACATTCTATAACAGAATTTAAACCTATTGTTAAAAATGGTTATGTTTATAAATATTTAGTTGAACGTGGTATACCAGAAGAATATCATTTCAATATCTATGAAGGTAAACATTGGTTAGGTTCTGAACAATATGAAAAGGTTATAATATTCCTAAACAAAAAAGGAAATAAAGTATTAGGCGCACAAATGAGAAACCTAAAAGAAGGAAAAAAGAGATCTTTTAGTATATTTAATTTTGAAACATTATATAAATGGGTAAATAATATTGAAGAAGTAACCGATATTGAATTACCTCAACTTATTATCTATAATAAGTTATCCTACTACTTTAATATATTAAATGTTGATTTAAGCGATAAAATAACAATATTTGAAGGTTATATAGATTCATTGTTTTATCCTAATAGCATTGGCTTGGTAGGTGTAAGCACAGATACTTCTTTTCTTGAAGCAGCAGATTTGGAATTACAATATCTATTTGATAATGATATAGCAGGATATATGAAATCCGAACAAAAAATAAGAAAATATCCGGTATTCTTATGGAAAAAATTATTCCAAGATATTGTTGATAAAAAGAAATCAGAAGATCCATATAAACTATTATATAGAATAAGTAAAGTAAAAGATTTAAATAAACTGGCTGAATTAGTACCAAATCCATTTAAAAAACTAAACTTAGAAACATATTTCAGCCAGGATGTTTTAGATATAAAATGGATACCTAAAAAGGAATATATTAAAAAGACCAACACATATTAATATGTGTTGGTCTTTGTTGTGGGTATTTTAATATATAAACTATATTTAAAATGAAAATATAATAAGTTATGATATTAGATACAACAATAGAAATTTTAATTAATAGAGGAAATCTACCATTTTTTTCAAAAATAGTTGAAAATATATCTTTTGGTGATATAATAAAAATAGATATTAATAAACTATCTAAAGGATCAAATATTGAAATTAATGCAATATGTGATATATGTAATAAAGAAAAAAAATTGAAGTATTCATTATATAATAAAAGTATTAAAAATAATCTAAAATTTGCTTGTTGTAAGAAATGTGCATTTATAAGAAATCAAGAAAAGTTAATTATTGAATATGGTGTTAAAAATATTGCACAAGTTCCAGATGTAAAGGAAAAAATTAAAAAAACCAATTTAGAAAAGTATAATAATGAAACTTATTTTGGATCAGAAATAGGAACTGAAAAAAATAAAGATATATTTATTGAAAAATATGGGGTTGATAATCCATTAAAATCTGAACATATAAAAGATAAGATAAATAAAACTAATTTAGAAAAATATGGTGTAAAGTGTAATTTATCTTCTAAAGAAATAAGAAATAAAATAGAAAAGACTAATTTAGAAAAATATGGGTTTAAACAACCATCAAAAAACGAATCGGTTAAAAAGAAAGCATTAGAAACTAATTTAGAAAGATATGGTAACATATGTCCATTAGGAAATTTAGAAATATATAATAAATCTAAGGAAATGCTTTTTAATAATTGGGGTGTTGATTACCCACAAAAAAATTTAGATATACAAAGCAAAACTAAGAAGACTAATTTAGAAAGATATGGTGTTGAATATTTAACACAAAATAATGATATATTAGAAAAGATAAAAAATAATAATATAGATAAATTTGGAAAACCACATATATATCAATCTGATGATTTCAGAAAGGATTTTTTAATATGTAAAGATTCAAATTATATTAAATATTTAGATGGTGGTGTTTCACTATTTAAATGTGATAAACACAATCACGAATTTGAAATTCATAAGGATAATTACTTTTCAAGAATTAAAAATAACATTTCCTTATGTACAGTTTGTTATCCAATTGGTGATGCTAAATCAATAATGGAAATTGAATTATATGATTATATAAAATCTATTTATAGTGGTGATATTATCCAATCATATAGAGATAAATTTGAAATAGATATATATTTACCTGAATTAAATATCGGCTTTGAATTTAATGGTATATATTGGCACTCTGAAAAATATAAAGAAAAGAATTACCATTTAAATAAAACTAATTACTTCAAAGATAAAAATATTAGAATTATACATATATGGGAAGATGATTGGAAATATAAACGTGATATACTAAAAAACCAAATTTTAAACTGGTTAAATTTAAATAATAATAAAATATATGCTAGAAAATGTGTTGTTAAAGAAATAAATGATGTAAAGTTAGTTAGGGATTTTTTAGACAATAACCATATACAAGGCTTTGTTAATTCAAATATAAAGATTGGTTTATATTATAATGATAAACTAATTAGTCTAATGACATTTGATAAGTTTGAAGGTAGAAAGAAAATGCCAATTGATGAATGGAATCTATCAAGGTTTGTAAGTAATACAACTGTTATTGGTGGTGCATCAAAGTTATTAAAATATTTTATTAAACAATATAACCCAAAGAGAATAATTAGTTATGCTGATAAAGATTGGAGTGTTGGAAATCTTTATTATGGATTAGGATTTAATAATATATTTGAATCTAAACCAGATTATAAATATATCATTGAAGATAAAAGAGTTCATAAATCAAAATTAAAAAAGTCTAAAACTGGCTTATCTGAATCAAAACTAAATCTACCTAAAATTTGGGATTGTGGTAAAATTAAATTTGAATTAATTATAAAAGGTGTGTAGAACAATCTACACACCTTTTTTTTAATCATTATTAAGGTCAACTACGATTTGTTTTAATTTACCATTAGATTTAGAAATAGGGACTTCTACACCAATTGATATAATCAATACCTTTCCAGATAGTCTACTCAAATCTAGATTGTCACAATAACCATCTGTTAAAATTACTGTGTTGAATTTGTTGAAGTGTTGTTCAATATAAAGTACAGAAGGTTGCAAAATTGTACCGCCCATCCCATGCACCTTCATTCTTTCAATCTTCTTCTTATCCATAAACTTATCAACCCATTTTACTTCGGTGTCACCTTGGATCATATTAACAGAGATGTCGCCTCTATATATGTAAGAAAGCACCTTTTCAAATGTATTACCCATTGAACCACTGGTATCTAAAATTACGTTGATTGCGGTTTTAGTTTTTCTATTACCTTTAAGACCTTCAACTTGTCTTCTATTTGGTTTTACGATAGTTTTATTTTTATTTGTTCCCATAATAAGATTGGTTATGGTTCTTTTGATATAGGACAAATAGTTCTTTCTTTTCTTACGAAGTTTATTAAGTGTTTGTTCTACTTTACCGCTTTCCAAACCACGAGCTTGTAATCTTTCCATAGCATCTTTAACCATAGATTCACGCATTTCTTCTGGAACTTCGTCACCCATATGAACATCCATATATTGTCCATTATTTTTATCAAGGTTATCAAGAATATCATCTAATGACCAAGTATCAATGGTTTCACTTTCATTTTTTGGATTTTTACCATATGGGCCATATTTCTTTTGGGAAGACTGTTTACCAGAACCATTACAATCTTCACAATCCTCCTCACCATCTTGATTTTGTCCACTGCCGCCATTTTGATCACCATTTTGTCCACCATTTTGGTCATTTTCTTGTTTATCTTTACCAGAACCTTTTTGTTTTTTACCGGAACCACCACAAGATTGACATTCTTTTTCTTTTTCACGTTTTTCTTTTTGGTCACGTAACCATTCATAAAGTTCTTCAAAGATAAGTTTTCCTGGATATTCTTTAGGAACAAACAAGGTCATATTCTTACCATTTTCATCTTTTGGTATTTCTACGTAGGTTGCAGGAATATCTTCCCAAATGATATGATTGATAATCATATCTTGTGCAACGTTGGAAAGTTTATGGTCATATTGACCAGTAATTGTACGTTTAGGGTGATTCCATAGCAAGTGGAAGTCTTCATGTAGTGCTATGAAATTTACTTCTTTTTGAGAAAGTCTGTTAAGAAATTCTGAATTATAGTAAAAATTCATACCTTTTGCTGTCATATTAACAGCACAAGTTCCTATATCTTTTCTTTCTGAGAAAGAAATAAATAGATTGAAGTTTCCATAATAGGGCAAATTAACTTTGGTATCAATCAACATTTGTTGAACTGATTCCATTAGTTTTTCGTGGATGTTTTTTATCATAATTTTAATTATTTTTATATAAATATAATGAGACTCTGTAAGAATTGGCTTTGAATTTATTTGTATAAAGATGTCTTGTTAATATACATTTTGAAGTATTTAGGTCTAAAAGATTATATCCTTTAGGTGTTGTTTTAATAAACCTACAAGTATATTTTTTACCATAATACCATATATTATAATCTTCACCTAATTTAAATTCAATAAATTTAAACTTTTTATTATAAATCATTTTAGGAAAAAAAATTAAAGCCCAAAAACTATGAGCTTTAATTTAAAACATATTTTGGTATATAAAAGTTCCCAAAAATAGTTTATTTTTCTGATAATTTAAAATGATCAAATGGTTCTAATAAATTTTATGCAATATTCACCATTCTGAAAGCAAAGTGTTGGGAAGCATCTTTTTAATAGTTCTTTATTTTCTTTATAAAATAGTATCAAAATCTATGTCAATACCACCAGGTATCCCAGTACCAAAACCATCACCTGGATTAGTTCCTGTTAAATGTTTTCCATCATTATCATTACCATCAGATATTTTCGATTTATGTACACGTTTGTGTATTATTTCACCATATTCTGATTCTGATTTAAAAAAATTCTTTTCCCAATCTAACAGGGCATTAAAAGAAGACATATTAATAATATCACCTTGTTTATATTGAACGTTGTTATGTGTTGAAAAGCTAGTAACACACTTTAAATTTTCATTAAATCTTAAAATCTTTTCCATATTTTTTTGTTTTATTGTTTATATATTAATATCCTTCAAATTGATTAGATTCTTTTATCATTGTTTGTGTTTGTTCCTGACTATATTTTGGTATATAAAAGTTCCCAAAAATAATTTATTTTTCTGATAATTTAAAATGATCAAATGGTTCTAATTCATTTGCTTTTTCTTTTGTGTATGGAAAAGCCACATATTCTAACCAAGATTCCATTTCTTCTCTATAGTATTCTTCGGCTTCTTCTTCATCTTCAATATCATCTTCTTCCATTATTTGACCAACATCACGCAATCCGTACATACCAACATAATTTTCATAATATTCACAAGATCTTTCATATGCATAATCATCAGCTTCTTCTTGACTTGATGCTTCAATTACTTCATAATCACGGATTCCACCGAATCCACCACTAAGACCATAACCAATTATATAATATCCTTTGAATTTATTAGATTCTTTTACCATTTTTGTTTTTTTTTTAGATTCAGTTAATGTTTGTGTTTGTGCTTGACTATCCATTAAATAATTAATTACTTCTTCAACAGTTTTAAGTTGTGTTTTAGTTCCATTAACCATAACATTTATTTTACCATTAATTGCAAATGACATTGGTTCTGAATAGAATTCAATTAATTTTCCATTATAATTAATTTTATTACTTGTTTTTTTAGCACCTAATTCCATTGCTAATTCTTCTAACATTTGATCAATATTAACAGGTTGTTGTGCTTTTGGTCCAGGTGATATAGATGGTTGTTCTATACCCGGTGTTAATGGTTTAGTTGGTGTTGCAGGTTTAGTAGGTGTTCCTGGTTTTATTGTTGGTGCAGTTGAAAATTCGGCATCATCTATAATTTCTTCTGAATTTTCATATATTTTTTTAAACTGTCCAAAGTTTTTGATTTTCATAATAGTATGTTATATTTTATTTATATATTAATATTTTATTTTGGTTTTTCGTCATCAATTGTAAAAATGACATATTCTAAAAAAAAATCAAGTTCATATTCAATTCCGGAACAAAAATCTAATACATCGTATTTTTTCTTAGTAAAAATTGGTTTTATTTCGCCTTTACCATAAGCCATTATATATCCCCAAATTTCACCATCTATTATTTTTCCATTTTTCAAGATTAAATCTGGGACTATGATGTAACCATAATAATGTATAGCTTCGTCTTCATATTTTAGATGTGAATATTTAAATGTTAAATTACCATCATTTGATGTAAATGTTTTTTGATGATCAACATATTCAAGATAGTTTAGTTCATTTTCATCAGATTTTGAGTATGCTTCTAAGAACTTCTTTTCTATTTTAGTAAGTGATTTAGCACCAGATTTATTAACTTTATCTAAAATTAGATTCAGTTTAATTTCATATTCTTTATTCATATATTATACCTAATTCTTTTAAGAGTTCTAATAATCCTTCATCTTGATCACATTTATAAAATATTTCATCATCAATACCAACAAAATAATAATAATCTTCTACTTGATCAATAGCTATTTCGTGATGAAAGGTTCGAATTGTGACTCCAAAATAAGTAGCAGGTGTTATTTTTTCTTCATCTTGTGTAATTAAATCATTTTTAGGAGTCACAATTCGAACCTTAGTTAGTGATTTTACTTTTTCTGTCTTTTTATTTTTTATAATATCTAATATTTTATCATTTATATTAATTGATTTAATATTTTCAATATCATAATACACACTAGAAGATATAAGTTCATATCCTTTATTATCATCAAAGTTTTCAAAAAGTTTTAAGTATTTCATACTATTATATATTAAAATTAAAAATCAAAGAAATCATCATCAGATATTTTATTATGTTCTGTAATAATTTCAAATTCTTCTTCACCAATTGTAGAATCTATTATATTGTTTCTTTTTATTGGTAGGTATAAAGAATCTATTTTATCTTTATATGTTGGTTCATTAATATATCTATTTTCAAATTCAACAAACATATCTTTTGATATTTCTGCTAATTTTCTATGACCATTGCTTAGGTTTTTTGCTTCTAAATAAAAAAGATATATTGGGTATAATTCGTGTTTTTTAATATTCATTTTAAGGATATATTTTATATATATATATATCTTAAAAATTCATTTTCTTTTTTATTAAAACCTATATTCTTCGTAAAATAATTTTAATATATATAGATATGAAATACATAATAAAATAATTTTAATATATATAGATATGAAATACATAAAACTATTTGAAAATTTTGATTCATCTGAAATTGATGATATTTGTGAAGAATATGGTATAGAAAACTATACTATAAATCCAGATGGATCTATTGATGTAGATGGTGATGTTGGTATATGTAACGAAGAATTAACCAAGTTACCACTTAAATTTAATAGAGTTTCTGGGGAATTTGATTGTTCTGTTAATAAATTAACCACATTAGAAGGTTGTCCAAATTATGTTGGTGAAGATTTTCTTTGTAATAATAATCAATTAACTAATTTAATTGGTTGTCCAAATTATGTTGGCGAAGATTTTAATTGTTACATTAATAACCTAATAAGTCTTGAAGGTAATGCTAATTACATAGGTAGGAATTTTAATTGTGCAAGGAATAACTTAACCAGTTTAGATGGTTGTCCTAAAGAAGTTGGTGGTGGTCTTGGGTTTGCCCAAAATCCAATAGGTCCAATAATATCTTTATTTAATGGTGTTGAGAATTATTTAGAATATCAAGAAACATATAATTTTCTAAGAAAGGATTGTAAAATTGTTAAACACTTATTAATAGAAGCTTTAAAGGACTATAATGACTTTTATAATAAACAGGTTGAATTACCAAAAGAAATAGAAGGATATACTTATATTTAAAAAAAATTAGCTAATTATGAAATTATTAAAATATGATAAATTTTTAGAAAATCTAAATAATCAAGAACCAACGGAAGAACCAGAAGAGATTAAAAAGGAAAGAAGAATGAAACCTGGATTTAATATTACAGTAGATGGTACTAACAAGCGAACATTATATTTTTCAGAAGAACAGTCAACTGAAAAATTTGAAATAATGAAAGATATTATGAGAAATCAATTTCCTAAAAAAACAGGAAATGTGTTTAATGGTGTTAATTTCGATAATATAATAAGTAAATTCTTTGATAATAGAATGTTAGTTTTATTTATTATACAGTTAGCCGAACAACAAGATGATATAATAATAAGAAATGCAAAGGAGTATGAAGCTTATATACTTATATATCAAGAAGAATTATTTAATCCAAACGGAAAGAATTTTCAGGCAATTTTAGATTTTATGATGGAAAAATCTAAAAAAGGTGATGATATGGAAAAAGTAGGATATAAATTTTTCACCAAATGGATAAAAGATACTTATAATAGTAGTATTAAAATACTACCACCTACTCACAATCAAGATATAAATGGTGTTGATGGAATCTTTTTTGTTGATAGAAAAAGATATACTATTCAAGTAAAAAAAGGTGCATCTATAATTAAAGGTGATAATAGTTTTAAAATATCCATTAATGGTGGTTATACTAAAATAAAAACAGATTATTTAGTAGTGGTATTTGATAATTCAAGATATGAAAGTGCTATATTTATTGGTGATAATGTTGAAGTAATAAATTTTGGTGGAATTTCATATTATAATGTTCCAATAGATGATATGTTATATTATGAACTTTTATCAAGTGATTATTTTAATTAAAAAAAGTTTGGGTTTTTAAAAACCCAAACTTTTTTTTGTTAAAACCCATTACCACCAAAGATATCCATTACCACACTTAATCTTTTAGTAATTAATGGTAATCCTAATGGTTCTATAATTGAATTTATAGGTGATAGAATGCACTTTTCAAATTGTGTCTCTAAATCTATTTCCGGTGCCATTTCAATTGGATAAGCACCCCTTAAATAAGCAAATATATCATTTATTGATTTATCCTTTACATAGTAATATTTTATCTTAGAACCTGATTTGATAAACTCATATTTTTCATGAAGATTGCTGTTTCTATGTAATAGATAATTATAATAACCAGAAGCTTTGACTGCAAAGTGAGCACCACTTACGAAATCCAATTTTTCTTTATCATTAAGACACTTTTCATTATAGTTTGAACATGATGATTGCATTGATATTTCATCAATTCTATCTGGAACACATAAATCAAACTCTTTCTTTAGATTCTTTACTAATTTTAGTAACTCTTTAATATTAAAATTATCTGGATGTTCAAATAGATATTTAACAATACCTACAATTTTATCTCTTGCAAATAATGGTGTTGATGATCTAACAAGTTCAACACCTTTTGGGAATATATATGTTAATCTATCATATGGAATACCATCTTCATAAACAATATGTTGTATATACTTTTTCTTTGCAATATTAATAATTGATTCGGAAACCCTTTCCAATTCAAAATCCTGTTTATTTTCAATACCATAAGCACTTGCGTGGTTATCTAAACAAGTTTTGAAATAATCTGCATATCTAAATTTATCAATTCCGTGTATAAAATCTAATTCATTATTCCAATTATAAAAGACTTCACCTTTATAATCCTTTAGTATTTTATTAAAGTCCCAATTTTTAATTAATGAACCATCAATATATAAAACTTCACTATTGAATGAACTTCTTATAGATTCATCTGATTCAAAAACTTTATCAGAAACAATTATTTCTGATAAATAATTGTTATTGTTTATTTTAATGTTTAAAGGGGTTTTAGATATTATACTAAATTTTTTAGTTTCTTTATTTAAATAATCTTTGTTAAAAATCAAATTCTTCCAATCACAAGATTCAATAGCTGGTTCAAATCCTACAAAAATTGAATTATGTATAAGTATATCATTTGCTATAAATGTATGTGTATCATCATCCATTTCAATATCATATACATATTCATTTTCAAAATCTCCAATTTGTTCACAAAATTCTATTTCTTCAAAAATATATTCACTAACTTCTTTTAAACTTAGAATTTTATCACTTTTTAAAATTTCAGAGGGTTTAAAAATTTTTTGTTCACCATTTCTAAAAACAACCATTGAATGATCACCTGTAATAATAATTTCTTTCCCTGATTTAGTTTTTAACTTCCATTTTGGTTTAGATACTTCATGTCTTATTATTCTTCTTACATCAGCATAGTAAAGATCATTATTCCAATTTAATACTTTTTCAGCAGTTGAAACGGATTCGTGTCCATTTTTTGTTTCACCAGCTGAACCATTTTTAATATTTAAATTATAAAAATCTTCTATTGTTAGAATACCTTTATCAGTTCTTATTAAGGTGTCTTTATGACAACTATCGGTGTCACCATAAATACTGGCAGGTTTTGTAGTTGGTATTTGTTTTACATTTTTAATTTTTAATTTTTCGTGTAACCAAGTTTCGATGTGCCATAAATTATACCAATAATATTCATTAACATCACTCATCGTTTTTGTTAAGTTTCTACCTTCTGCTGTAATTGTTCCTGCAACATAATTATTAAATAATATAAAATAATTTGTAGCAAATGCACCATATGCGCCATTGAGAACTAATTTAAGTGCTAATTGTAAAGCATTATAATATTCAATTTCTATTTTAAGATCATAAGCTTTTTTCTTTAGTTCTTCTAATTTATTTATTTTTTCTTGTTTATTCATATTTTTTATATAGTTAAATTAAATTATGTTTTTTAATTTTTAATATATAATAATATGAAATACTTAAAACTATTTGAAAACTTTGATCAAACAGAAATTGATAAGATTTGTAAAAAATATGGAATAAAAAACTACACAATAAATCCAGATGGATCTATTGACGTAGATGGGAATGTTAATTTAGGTAATAAATTTTTAACTAAACTTCCAATAAAATTCAATAAAGTTTCAGGTTGGTTTGATTGTTCTTGGAATGAATTAACTAGTTTAGAAGGATGTCCTAAAGAAGTCGGAAGACATTTTTATTGTTATGATAATAAATTAACAAATTTAATAGGTGGTCCTAATATAGTTAATTCTTTTAACTGTAATCGTAATAATTTAATAAGTTTAGAAGGTTTTCCTATAGAAGTAGGTAAATATTTTTATTTTGATGATAATCCAATAAAAAGAATAGTGAAATTATTTGATGAAGATGTTAATATATATTTAGAATACCAAGAAACATATAATTTTCTAAGAAAAGATGGTAAAATAGTTAAACACCTTTTAGAAGAAGCATTAATGGATTTTAATGAATATTATAATCAAAATATAAAATTGCCAAAAGAAATAAAAGGATATACTTATTTATAATTAAAAAAGCCTATCAAATTTGATAGGCTTTTTTAATTTATTCTACATTCTTTTTCTTCTTAGAAGTCTTTTTTACTTCAATTGTTATTTTTGTTACTTCGTTTTCTTTATCATAAGTCATAAAAAGCTTTCCTTTAGGTGGATCATTATCAATTATGAATTCAGTTAAAACATCATCAATCCATTTCTGAATAGCTCTTTTAAGAGGCCTTGCACCAAATTCCTTATCATATCCAACTTCAACAAGATGTTCCTTTAGAAGTTCATCCAATTCAATTTCGTAGCCAATATCACGTGCTCTACTAATTGTTTTATTAAGTTCAAGTTCAACAACTTTAATAATATCAACTCTATCTAAATCTTTGAAGTAAATAATTTCATCCAATCTATTAATAAATTCGGGTGCAAATTTTTTCTTCAATTCTTTTTCAAGAATGCCTTTAACTTCACTTTCATTATTTTTAGATTTATTTTGTGTATTAAATCCAACACCAGTTCCAAATTCTCTTAAAGTTCTTACACCAACATTAGATGTCATTAAAATAACACAATTTTTAAAACTAACTTTTCTACCATGTGAATCAGTCATATGACCATCATCAAATACTTGCAAGAATAAGTTAAATACTTCTGGATGTGCTTTTTCAATTTCATCAAGAAGAATAACTGAATAAGGTTTTCTTCTTACTCTATCAAGAAAAGTTGAATCTTCATAACCAACATATCCACTTGGTGAACCATGTATTTTATTAACAGCAATCTTTTCCATATATTCAGACATATCCAGTCTAAGCATAGATTCTTCTGAATCAAATAGATATTTGGCTAATTGTTTAGCTAAATGTGTCTTTCCAACTCCACTTGCACCAACACATAGTCCAGAAAAAAGTGGCTTATTTGGATCTTTCATACCAACTCTACCTCTTTGTATAGCTTTAACAACTTTTCTAACGGCTTCATCTTGACCAATAACTTTACCTGATAGGCTTTCAAACATCTTTGAAAGTTTTTTATTCTCATTTTGCGAAACTTTGGTTAGTGGAATACCACTCATCATTGATACTACTTCTGCAACATTTTCTTCTGTTACAGTTTTCTTATATTTTTTTTGTTCTTCTTCCCATTTTAGTCTAGCAAATTCTAAATTATCTTGTAGATTTTTTTCTACATCTCTTAATTCACCTGCTTTTTCATATTCTTGTCTTCTTACAAAATCAATTTTCATTGATTTTATTTCATTTATTTTTTCTTCAATATCAATAATTTCTTTAGGAATTTCAACATCAGAAATTTGAACACGTGATCCAGCTTCATCTAATGCATCTAATGCTTTATCAGGTAGATGTCTATCAGTAAGGAATCTTGATGTAAGTTCAACACAAGCTATTATTGCTTCCTGTGTATAAATTACATTATGATGTTCTTCATATTTATCCTTTAAATTTTCCAAAATTAAAATAGATTCTTCTTCTGTTGAAGGTTCAATTACTACTTTTTGGAATCTTCTTTCTAATGCACCATCTTTTTCAATATGTTTTCTATATTCATCAAGTGTTGTTGCACCAATAACTTGTACTTCACCTCTTGCAAGAGCTGGTTTAATTATATTAGCTGCATCAAGTGATCCAGATGTTCCACCAGCACCAATTATAGTATGGATTTCATCAATGAATAGAATAACATCAGCACATTTTTCAACTTCATTCATTACTGCTTTAAGCCTTTCTTCAAACTGACCACGATATTTTGTTCCACTAACTAAAGCAGCAAGATCCAATGAAACTATTCTTTTACCGAAAAGATTTCTTGAACATTTTCTTTGGATTATCTTTAGTGCAAGTCCTTCTGCTAATGCAGATTTGCCCGTACCGGGTTCTCCAATAATAATTGGATTTGATTTCTTTCTTCTTGATAGAATTTGTGACATTCTCTGAATATCTTTTTCTCTACCAATTATTGGATCTATTTTACCTTCGTCTGCTAATTTTGTTAAATCTCTACTGAAAGAATCTAATACAGGTGTTTTTGATTTAGAATCAGTTGGTTTCCTGGCTGATTTATATTTATCAGAATCAAAATCATCATCATCCATTGCCATTTTAAGTGGATCTAATTCCTTATCTTTAATTTCGTTAATCATATTTTAAAATTTAGTTTGTAATGGTTATACAAATTATTTTTGGTTTGTTTAAAAATTATTAGCTTTTTAGCTTTTTATAAATTTCAATTTCTTGTTCATTAGCTTCTCTTATTGAGTTTTTATAATATTCAAGTCCTTTATATCCTTGTGAATTACAATCATCGCTATTTAGAAACCTTTCTTTATCTAAATTATAGATGCTACCATCTTTTGCTTTTATATAATTCCAAAAGCCATTTTGTTTGAAAAAATATTTAAGGCTATTTGGATTTCCATTTTCATCATCAAAAATGAATAAATCACCTTGACATTCTAATAAATCACCATTTTTGTAACCATTACGACCCTTTTCAAATAGGAATCTGAACATGTAATTTGTTAATAATTTCTTCATTTTAAGCTAAGTTAAATTTTCTAATAAAATCTCTAAGGAATACATTTTTATCACCACCAATTTTCTTTTTCCAATTTTGATAGTTTATATCAAAATTCCTTCCCATTATTTTAGATATATAATTATCTTTATAATCAGGATATTTTTTCTTATTGAAAACCCTTTCATCGACAATAAAAGAAATTGCCGTTAATTGATCACCCAAATCAGGTTCATAAAAATCGGCACATATAATACCATTATCATTTAATGTTTTTAAATGTTGATTTAATGTTCCTAAACTTATTTGATTTATATTTGTAGTTCCACCATTTAATATAATGAATGTTTGATATTCATTTGCCCATTTATCATATACTTTTGATTGGTCATAATAGTCAGATTTTTTCATCATCTGTCCATATTTAACAACTGCGTGTCCAAATTGAATACCTTTCTGAATTCCAGTTAATTGATAATTAACTAAACCATACATTCTTAGTTCTAGTTTTTTCATATTTTATTTTTTATTATTCTGCTTTTTTTTCCTACATATTTTTTCATAATAATAATTCTATCAGAATCACTAACCTTATTTCCAGATAGGCTTCTTATCAAATCAATATCATAACTGGAGTCAATATTCTATCTATTGGTAAGTTTGCTTTACCACGAATGTCATAATAATTACCACATATTTTAGTCCATACATGATTACCATCAAAATAAGCTTCAGCATTAGGAAATACAACTTTAAGTATTTCATAGAACTGATAACAATTACCCATAGTATAAACAGCTATAGAACCACCAAAAGATGATCTAACTGCTGTTATGAATTCTTCCACATTTATTTTTATATTTTCCATTTTTACTTTACTTTTTCATCAATTAATAGATAAAACAAGGCTATTGAAAGTGGAATAATTGTAAAGCCCATTCCGATGAAAATTCCTATTAAGCTTAAAAATATACTATTATAAATGTTTTCTACTTTAACTTTATTTTTTAGATAAAAAATAGAACCTATCATACTAAATGACAAAATACCACTTGCAATTATGATACTTGGATCAACTATTGGTATAGTATCATTTATATAAAATGATAAAGCGGTTAGGATGGTCATTGATGAACATATAATAACATTCAATTTAAAATGTCCCATATTTTTAATGGACATTATAAATACAGTTAATATACTAAATAATAATTTAGTTAGAAAAAATGGAATTACTGTTGTAAGTTCGTAATATAAATTTGACATATATTTACATTTTATATTAATTTAAAAAATAAAAGACCGAATATTATTCGGTCTTTTTTACTAAAGAACTTCTTCTACGCCATTTTCACCATCAAGAACTTCTTCACCATTTACCAATCTTCCTAACTTAGTGCCTGATTTAAATCTAGCAACTTTCTTTTCTGGAATGGTAATTTCAACACCAGTTTTAGGATTACGACCTTTTCTTTCTTTTCTTGTTGCTACATCCCAAGAACCGAATCCGATGAGGGTTACTTTTTCACCTTTTGAAAGGGAATTTTGGATTGCATTAACGATAGCATCAATTACTTCGTTAGTTTTTACCTTTGTCATACCTGTTGCAAATGCAACTTCTTTAATCAAATCTGCTTTGTTCATTTTTTTTTAAGATTTTTGTTGTTTATGAATTTTATAATTATGAATGTTATATAAAGTATAACGGATAATGTTTTAAAAAAGTTTAAAATTTTTAAGATTTCTTTTTAAAAGTTAAAAATTTATAATTGTATTCGTTTGTCTTACCAAGTTCTTCTTTTTCTATAAACCATTCCGAACCTATTTTTGGGAAAAATGTATCACCATCAAATTCCGATTCAACCAATGTTATTTCTAATCTATCTGCTATCTTTATGAATTGCTTGTAGATTTCACCACCACCTATAATATATAGATTATTTCTTTCATATAGTGATAAGACATCTTCTACTTTATTATAGACCAAACAACCATCTGCTTTATAGTTCTTATCTTTTGTTAAGATAATATTCGTTCTATATGGTAATGGTTTTCCAATTGATTCAAATGTTTTCCTACCCATTAAGATTGGATTACCTGATGTTAATCTTTTAAATCTTTTTAAGTCTTCTGATATATGCCACAATAATTTATTATCTTTTCCAATGGCATTGTTTTTAGATATTGCTGCTATTATTGTTATCATCTAATTTTATAATTTTATTAAATCCTTCTGATTTATCAATTGGTTGATATGAAGCTATCATTGATTTTATTACATGTTCAGGAATTGTTTTGTTTTCTTCTGATTTTCTTTTTATATTTCTGGATTTATATTCTTCCCAATCCAATATAGGAAATATAATAGCTATTTTAGTATAATCAGAATCAAAATAACTTAGATTTTGTTTTCTTCTTTTAGTTGTCATATTAGTCATATTAACAACTACATTTTCTTTGTTTTTAGAATAACTTCTAAATTTGTTAGAAAGTTCCTTATCAACATTTTTTTGATCAACATTTTTAAATGCCATATCATAATCATCAGAACCATATACATCCATAACAATTTGATCTCTTGATATCATTGATAAATCAAGATTAAGATTTCTCAGAAATGTGTCTTTTCCTGATAATGGTGGTCCAATTAACACCAATACAAAAGGTGTTTCTAATTCGCTTAGATATTTCTTTATTTCTTGTGTAGTCATTTTTAATGATTTATTTTGCTGTTATTACTAAAACTTCATCTAATTTAGTTTCTGATAATCTATGATAACCATCAATTACCTTCCATTTGTCGCCACATTTTAATACTAATCCTCTTATAGTGTTGTATTTATCATCTGAATAATGTGATAAGTCTTTTTTATCTACATTGTTTTTGTGGTTTTCAGCTGGGAATATTATATCTTTTTTATTTACATATTCAACTTCAAATTCTTTATCAAGCAATTTTTCAAGAATATCGTCATATTCTAATTCTAAAAGATACAATTGTATATCTTTTATAGATGACAATGATAAAGCATGTTCAATATTATTTATTATTTTATTAAATACACCGCAATCCATTTGGACAGAATCAATTTCTTCTCCATAATATCCACCAAATATTTCTATTGTATAAAGTTCTTTGTCCCAAGCTTTATTAATAGTTAATATACGATTGATAATATAATCAGTCATTTCAAATCCGATTAAGATAGATTTTATCTTTTCTTCACGAATTCCATCTTTTGTTGTTGACTTATAATTTTGCTTTATGTTATTTACAAGGTTGTTTATGTCAATTGAAACTATTTCAGTATTTACAATTCTACCACATCTGCAAATATCATCATCACAAAAGTTAGTTTCTTCATTATCATAATAATTACATCCATACTTATAATTATAATCTATTTCAATGCAATAGTTAAAATCATTCTTCATATTATTTGTCCGTTTATAAACCCGCTATTATAGTATTTAAAATCTAATTTGTTATTTTCAATATGTTTTAGATAGTTCAAAATTGAACTGATTATATTAGGTCTTCCTGAAACATTTGCTGTATGAACAAAAAAGTCAGGAAATGAAATTTGTCCATCCAAACATTTATTGATAAGATAATCAGCAGCATCTTTTCCTGTCCATTCTTTTCCGGTTTCATCAAATGAAGAAATGTCATGATCAAATGATACTAATTTTATTTTATTTATATTAGAATCAACAAATTTAACAAAGTCAAAGTAGTTTGTTATTACAACCCAATCAATTGGGAAAAAGTTCTGTAATTTATCTTTAATAAATGTTGGATTTCTTTCATCATCTAAAAATACATTTATTTTTTTCATTAATATTCTTCTTTTAAGTATTCAAAGAAATTATATGCTGCGAATTGGTCAGAAAATAAATAAAACCCATCAATGTTATCTTGAATCATATGGGAATGATAGTCATCAACATCAAAAAATCCATCTATGTATGGTTCTATATCAGGAATCTGAATTCCAGTTTTACCTGATGTAGTTATATTTTTTGTACATTCAATTACTCCAGTTTTAGACCAATCTGACCAAATTTCTGGTGATTTTATAACCCATAGTTTTTTTATAGGTAGATTGTTAAATAAATCACCAAAAGTAGTTTTATCATTAAATTTATTTATTCTATTCATTTTATTTATATTTTTTTCAAATAGTCTATATCAATTTGTCTTAAATGTTTTATTCCTTTTTCGTTTATAATATCTAAAACAATATCTAAGTCTAAATTGTTCCCAATCCATTCATTTATTTTTTTAAAAAATGAATTATATATCATTTTATTACTTTTATTGACATATTTTTTCATTTTTTCAGCCAAGTCATATCTATTTCTTATTATGTGATCACTTATATCTTTACATATATATGGTATTGCATTATTGTATAGTAACTCTTTGAATTTTTCTATTTCGGATTTAGAACTTAATATATAGTTATTATAACCATGTATTTTATCATCATAGTCAAATGAAGTATAAATATCAAAATTTATTAATTTTTCTTTATCAACATCTGATAAATTAGTATAATCAATTGATACATCCAATAAGCTTCTATGGAATTCGAATAAATATAGTCGTTTTTTCATATATTGATTTTTTTGTGCAACATCATGATATATATAAATAATATAATATTACTAAATGAAATACATAAAATTATTTAGTAATATTAATATAAAAAAATTAAAATTAAATGAAACATGTAAAATCTAACTGGCTTATATATGAAATAGATTAATCAAGCAGTTTATTGATTTTATTAATACGATTTTTTATAATTAAATATTCTTCTTCTTCAATTATATCTTCTTCAGTTATTAACTTATATGAGAATTTATTTTTATCATCATAATAACTTACAAGCCATTTATCTTCTTTATCAATCTTTTTAATGATTGATGCAATTTTAAAACAATCTCTTAATAAGACAGATTTTTTAGGATATAGTTTCATATAAAATATATATTAAAATAAATGAAATACATAAAACTATTTGAAAACTTTAATATATACTCTTATGAATATAAGAACTTTTAAAGGATTCATATCAGACGAATCAAAATGGAACGAATCAGTGGATGGTTTGACCAAAGAAATTATTTTTAGTACTCAGACTGAACTTGCTGAGTTCCTATTAAAGGTGGCTAAAATAGCAGACGATAACAATCATCATCCTGACGCAGAGATATACGAAGCTTTTAAGTTAAGAATGAAATTGTTTACTCATTCAGAAAAAGCGGTGACGAATATGGACAGAAGATTAGCTAAACTAATAGATTCAATCTAGTTTATTTGATTAAGTTGAACTACTGATGTGATATGGTATAAATGGGAATATGATGAAGTTGAAAAATAAAAAAAGCCTATCAAATTGATAGGCTTTTTTAATTAATCTAAAAATTCAAAATCTAAGAATAAATCATCATCTGTTATAGAATCATCTTTTAGATATTTTTCCCAAAAATTTAATTCAGGTAGATATTCAGATAACTCATTTCTATCACAAGATGACATATGACCACCGGATTCAACAGGATATTCAACTACTAAAGTAAAACCATCCCATTCTAATGATTTATATTCTAAATCAATTGACATTATAAATTGTGATAATATTTCAGATTCTTCTGATATTCTATTTGCGTGTAAATCAACAGCTACTAAAATTCCATTTTTATCAAAAGAAACATTAGAAAGATAGTCATATTTTTTATCAACAAACCAATCTTTCTTTGATTTAGTTACTTTTGGTTTATCATATACTGGATATTCCCAATCCCAACCACCATAACAATAGCTATCAACTTTAGAATATTCTACAACCTTTTGATCTCTTTCAATTGGTAATTGTTCCCAATCTATTTTGATAACGGCATTTGCAAGTAATATTAGGTGATTTATATCTTGTTGTTCTTTAAAAGTGTGTTCGTTTTTATATCCAACAGATATATTAGTACATTCTTGATATATGGTAACGAATTTAGCAGAGTCTGTATATATTCCAGTTGGATCTAAATCATATTTGAATAATGATTCATTTTTATTTAACTCATTTGCTAAAGCCTTTCCAAAAGTATCTGAACAACATCTTTTTGATGATTGGAAAGTAATAACTGAATCGTAATCTCTTCTATCAAAAGAAATTACTTTTTTAATATTAGGTAATGGTTCTGTTTTATGTTTGTCTGCTAATTTTGTTGATCCTATACAACCAACTTCTTCACCTAAGAAAAAGTAGTATAAACCCGGTATATTATGTTCTATCATATAAAGCATAATAGTTACACCTGCTTTATCGTCTGCCCCTAATATAGATAATCCATCAGTTTTAATTATACCATCTTTAATAAGATGATTTACTTGACATAATGCTTTTGTAGCTGTATCTAAGTGGGATGTAAACATAGTAGATGGTGATGAACCAATTTCAATATATAGATTACCAAATTCATCAGTATCTAGATTACTTGGTAATAGATGATATAGTTCTGATTCAGTTCCGTGTGGATAAGTTCTTGTAGTAAGAGCTATAAATGTTTCTTTAATGTCCATATTTTTATGATTTGGTACAAAGATAATAAATAATATTGGTATAAACAAATAAATACATATAAAAGTTTTAATATATATTATATATGAGTGTAACTAGTGACATAACAACAGGTATATTAACAATTAATGAATCTTGGTCTGTAACAGCAACGGGTTCAAATGCAGCACCGATTTTTTTAGGACAGGATGCTGAAATAATCTTTTCGTATACTAATTTAGATTTAGTTGAAGCTTTAAAAACTTTCAATTATGATTATATAGGCAAAACCGAAAATAGATATCTTGAAACTTATTATAGGATAAGTAGAGATAGTAATAGTTGGACAAATTGGTTTGAATTAAACTCACCAAATATAGATAATTTCCCACCATATAGTTCAAGATTTCCAATGTTTTTGGATATAAAATTTGTAAGAGGTGGTTCATCGGAAATAGGAACTATTAAACTATTGGAATTCACTATAACTGCTGCATTAGAAAGAATAATTTATAGTGGTGAATCAGTAGTTCCTTTAAACCAAACACAAGATACTGTTATTATAAAACCACCTTATATATATAAGGTATTTAAAATAAGAGATATTGAAGTTTTATCAAGTGGAACAATGAGTATGGATTTTGATATAAAATATCGTTATTCACAGGATTATGGTAGAACTGTAACAGATTGGGAATATTTCACAAAAGAAAATATTATAAGTGTTAGAATAAGTCCAATAAGATTTTTCCAAATAGAATATTTAGTTGAATTGAAATCTACACAAGCAAAAATTTATGATATAAATTTAATTGGTGACTTTCAGAATGTATCATTAGATTATTTTAAGACTAATTTATATGGTGTTAGGGCTGATTGTAATTGTTTGAAATTAGGTATAGTTAATGATCCATCAACATTTCCTGGCGAATATCCTGGTGATAATACAGAAATTGAAACTATTCCTGATAATACTTCTACTTTACCAATATTATCACAGGAACAGATTGATGGATTATTTAAACCATATAGTTTGGATGCTGCAACTGCACTATTGGATAAAATGAGTAATGATGCTAATCAAATGTTTGGGCATGAGATAGTATATTTCTTAACGGATCCAGATAAAAAAGGAATAGATTATACATTTCATGAATATCAATTATATAATTATGTTTCTAATTGTTTAATAAAGGCTTCTGTTGAAAACAATCAGTTTCCTGAAAACAATGGTGCAATAAACCAATTTGATTTATCATTATTTGATTCATTTGAAATACATATACCAAAACAAATATTTAAAAATGCATTTGGTGTAGATAAAAGACCATCAAAAGAAGATTTCTTATGGTTTTGTGAAATAAATAAGATGTTTACTGTTGAACATTCCCAAGCATTTAGGGGATTTAATAATAACGCAATATATTATAAACTTATGTTGAAAAAATACAATCAAAAAGCAAATGTTATTGGTGTTAATCAGACAATCACTGATAAGCTTAGGGATCTTACAAGAAACTCTACTATTGATGAATTATTTGGATTAGAAAATATTCAGGATAAACAAGCTGTTGCGAATAAAGATCAACATAAACCATTAACAATTGATCCAATAAGAACTGAAATAACAGTAAGAATAGTTAAAGAATTAATTGAAAATGCAGAAGTTATAATATCTACTACACATTATGATATGTCATCAGTTGACTTTGGTTTAACTTATTCATTAGATGGTGTTGTATATAAAAATATGAAAAATAATTTTGAAAAGGGTGATAATATATCATATATGTGTTGGTTTAATATAAATAATTATACAATAAATGATACTTATAATTTATTCAATTATTATGATTCTGTAAATAATTTAGGTTTAGATATTAATATAAATAATAATTTAGTAATATTGGATTGGTCAGATACCGCTTATGGTTTAACATTATCTTCTGCATTAGAAGAAGAAGTATGGTATGCTTATTTAGTTAATATAAACCAAAGACAAAGAAAAATAGAGCAATATATTTATAAAAGAAATGTAGATGATGAAAGTGAAGCATCAAGTTTAAATTCAACTATATTGAAAAAAGTATATTATAATAGTTTAGATTTAACACCAATTGAGTTTGAATTAGAAAATATAAATGCTAAAATATTAAGTGGGGATTTTAAAATAACTAATATTAGATTATTTAATGATGTTGTTCCAGAAAATCAACACAATAAAATATTGAATCAAGCAATAATAAGAGATGATGCTAAATATTTAATCTTTGCAGATAACGCAAATCAACGTCTGGTTTTGCCCAATTATTCATTGGGTATGGATAAACCAGGAGGTGTTTAAAAAACTTAAATTAAATTTGGACAAAAAAATATCAATATTATGATTTTTAAATTAATATATAGAATAAGTGATTTTAAACAAAAAATTGAATTATGAAATATATAAAAAGTTATATTGGTTTTAATGAAGCATTAAAGCCATCCCAATTTAGGAAATATGTAGATGCTTTTGATAAGGAAAGATATGCTGATATTTTTAAAGAATTAGGTGATTTATACAGCAATGATAGAAACTATTATAGAATATATATTCCGTTGATTAAAGAAGAAGTCACTGGATATATTTCAACAACCCATGAATTAATAGATAAATTTTTGGCTGAAAATGACTGTGAAATTGTAGATTATGTAAAAGGTGTAGCTAAATTTAGAAGTGCTAAAAATACATCTACAATTGGTAAATTATTAAACAAATTTAAAAATGAAGAATTGTCTAAACAATTTGTTTCTGATGAAAAAAGAAAGACATTGGTGTCAACTGATAAAGATGAATTATTAGTAGTTATTTCAAGACATCCATATGATATTGCTGGTTCTGATACAGATAGAGATTGGACTAATTGTATGACCATTGGAACTGATAAATCCAATAGATTAACTAAGCTAATGGATGAATTGGAAAAAATTAAATTTTCTGATGATCAAAATAAAATTAAAGATTTAAAAGATAAAATAAATGATTATAAAGAAGATGGTGTAAATATTAAATATCTTATAGAAGAAGTAAAAGAAGGATCATTAATATCTTATTTAGTGAAATTAACTGATAGAAATATTGAATCGCCATTGGCAGTTTTAAATATTAAACCATTTGTTGGTGAAAATAAAGATGTTATATTATTACCAAGTAAAAATATGTATGGAACTAAAAGACCTGAATTTAAGAAAACTGTTCAGAATATATTAGATCAACATTTTAATAAAGATTTAAAAAGTTTAAAATACGATGTTCATAAGAATGTTTATAATGATAACGAAGAATCATATTACAATTTTGATAGTTTAGCAGTTGAAGAAATATTAAAACTATTAAATATTAATAATTATACTATAAATTCGGATGAATCTATTGATGTTAATGGTGATGTTAATTTTTATTATAAAGGATTAACTAAAATTCCATTGAAATTTAATAGGGTTTCGGGGAATTTTAAATGTGGATCTAATCAATTAACCGGTTTAGAAGGTAGTCCTAATTATGTTGGTGGTGATTTTGACTGTAGTTATAATTATATAAATAGCTTAGAAGGTAGTCCTAAAGAAGTTGGTGGTTATTTTGATTGTAATAATAATCAATTAACCTCATTAGAAGGTTGTCCTAATACAGTTAATGGTGGTTTTAATTGTAATTATAATAAATTAACCACACTTGATGGTTGTCCTAATACAGTAGGTGGTTATTTTGTTTGTTCTTTCAATGAAATAACTTCTTTAGAAGGTTGTCCTAATACACTTTCTGGTTTTTTTGATTGTTCAGATAATAAATTAATAAGTTTGGAAGGTTGTCCTAAAACAGTTAGTGGTAGGTTTGGTTGTAATAATAATCAATTAACCAGTTTAGATGGTATCCCAAATATAGTAAATCGTATGAAGGGTGGTTGTGATTTTTATGGTATGGGAAATCCTATATATAATGTATATAAACTTTTTAAAAATGTTAATAATTATTTAAAATATCAGAAAAAATATAATTTTTTAAGAGATGATTGTAAAATAGTTAAGAATCTTTTAGGTGATGCTTTGATGGAACTTAAGATAATGAAAATACCTGAAAAAATAGAAGGATATACTTACATATAAATTAAAAGACCGATAGAATTATCTATCGGTTTTTTAATTTTTCTATTTCATCATAGATATAATCTGGAATATTATCATCTATACTATGATTATTTTGAACTGAATCGTCTATCCAAGATGATATGTCAACTAATGTTTCTATATCTATATTATTTATTTTATTGTCTATAATGTCATTTTTGAAAGCTTTTAAAGTGTTTTTTATACCATATTCACAGATGTTATCTAATACAGTTATTATTAATTGATCATTTATACTTTTAAATAAATCTTTTCTATTTAAAAAGTTTGATAGTTTTTTAAAATTATATAAATCATTTAAATCATCCATCATTTTTTGACCAGCTTTAGTTAATACTTTTGTGATGATGTTATCATATCCATATTCTTCTATTAAATGAAGCATTAATATTTTCCCATATCCTCTTGCATATGATTCTATCATACTGATACTAATCTTATCATCAATTTTATCATATATTACTTTAGCTAATAAGGTAGTGTCTTTTTTTAATAAAACAGTTTTTCCATTATCTATTGTTATTAGATTTTCATTATTTATATTTATATTTCTTTTTTTAACATTATCAAATTTGACAATATCAGAAAACCCTTTAAATGGAACATTATTAAAGTTTTCAAATAATTTTAAGTATTTCATATTGTATATATTAAAACAAAGATGATTATTTTTTATATATTAATAAAATAGTATAAATATAAAATGAATTTTTCATATATTATTGCTTATCGACATTCAGAAGATAGAGCAATTAATTTAAAAACAATATTAAAATGGGTTTCACAATTTGATTGTGAAATAATTATTGTTGAAAGTGATATATCATCAAAAATTGATATCTTTAAAGAATTTAAATTCAAACATATTTTTTTAGAAAATAATTATCCCTTTAATAAATCTTGGTGCTTTAATGTTGGCTTAAAAAATGCTATAAATGATAAAATAGTATTTGGTGATGCTGATTTAATAATGGATTCTAAATCATTTTTATCATCAGTTGAATTATTAAATAGTTTTGAATGTGTTAATCCTTATTCATCCGTATTAGATTTATCCCCACAAGAAACATCAAATTTCATTAATAATTTTGATATGGATAATTTATATTCAATATCAAGACCAGGTAGAGGCGAAAATGATCATCAAAAAGTTCCTATGTGTGGTGGTATAATTATGTTCCAAAAACAATCTTTAGAAAAATTAGCAGGATGGAATGAGGATTTTTGGGGATGGGGTGCAGAAGATGATTTTATGTCAAATAAAGCAAAATTATTTTTAAATTGTGAAAATGTAAAAGATAAGTGTTATCATCTATATCATGAAAAAGCTCAAGTAGATAGGAATCTATATTATAGAAATCTAAATATCTATAATTATTTCTTAAATGTTACAAAAGAACAATATATACCATATTTTGAATCTATAAAAGATAAAATTGGAAAAATTGATAAAAAAATACAATAATTAAATGATTCATCTATTATGGGCTACAATTCGTCCAAATGCTTTTATTCACACGCATTCTTTTTGGTTAAATAATGCTGAAAATAAAGAAAATATAAAAACTTATGTTTGTGTTGATAAACAAATTGATGCTGATATAATACAAAGTAAAGTATCAAATATTAATATGATAATATCAGACCAACCAGATAGAATTGGTGTTTGTTATCCTTGTTATTTGCTATCATCTAATTTAATAGGAAATAATGATGATATAGTTGTTTTTGCTTCTGATGACTTTACACCACCAAAAGATTGGGATACATATCTCTTAAATAAATTAAAAGATAAAGATGGTGTTCTCATGGTTTTCGATGGGTATCAAAAACCTGATTCAAGCAATATGTTACATCCTGTTGTAACTGTACCAATAATGACATATTCTGCTTTAGTTAAAATGAATATGGTTATATATCATCCAAGTTACAATCATATGTTTAGTGATTGCGAGTTATATCTAACTGCTAAAGATTTGGGGTTATTAATTGATGATAGAATGATTGATTCAACCGAATTCACCCATCATCACTATGCGAATGGTAAAAGACCTGCTGATGCTGCTGATAAAGGTTATCAGACAAAATGGAAAAGTGATGAAGTTAACTGGAATAATAGAAAGAATCTTCCAGTAGAAGAAAGAATTAAAGTTTAAAATGAAAAAGAAGATTAAAATAAATTTTAGTGACTTTTGGGGTGGGTATAATAAAACCGATAATTATTTTTATAATCTATTAGTAGAAGAATTTGATGTTGAAATAAGTGATAAACCTGATTATTTATTCTTTTCGGTATTTGGTAATCAGCATCAAAATTATAATTGTATTAAAATTGCATATTATGCCGAAAATATACCAGCTCCATTAGGATATTGTCAATATTCATTTTCAAATGATTATTTAGATGATGATAGAAATTATAGATTGCCACATTATTTGTTATATGATGGTTATTATGATTTGGTAAATAAAAAGGTTGATGATAGTTTATTAAATAGAAAATTCTGTAATTTTGTTGTTTCTAATGGAAATTGTTCAGAAAGAAATGAATTTTTTAAAGAATTATCAAAATATAAAAAGGTAGATTCTGGTGGTAGATATATAAATAATGTTGGTTATGCAGTTAATGATAAAAGAAAATTCCAATCGGAATATAAATTTTCAATTTCATTTGAAAATAATGCTTATAGAAATCAGCATCCAGGTTATACCACAGAAAAGATAATGGAACCTATGTGTGTAAATTCCATTCCTATTTATTGGGGTAATCCTGTTATAGATAGAGAATTTAATATCAAATCATTTGTAAATTATTATGATTTTAATAATATGGAAGATATGATAGAATATATTATAGAATTGGATAAAAATGATGATAAATATATGGAAGTTTTAAGACAACCTTGGTTTGTTTATAATTTGATACCAGAAAATAATAAGATAGAAAATATAAAATCTTTCTTATATAAAATATTTAAATAGAATAAATGAAGTTGCATTTAGGGTGTGGTAATAAACATATAGATGGATTTATTAATATTGATGCAAGAAAATTACCAAAAGTTGATATAGTTGATGATGTTAAAAACTTAAGCAAATTTTCTGAAAATTCGGTTGATTTAATATATGCTTGTCATATATTAGAACATATAACAAGAATAGAATATACAAATGTTTTAACACGATGGTTTAAAATTCTAAAAGAAGGTGGTGTATTAAGAATAGCTGTTCCTGATATTGAAAAGGTATTTAAGCATTATCAACAATATAATGATTTGAGGATATTGCGTGGATTTTTGTGGGGTGGACAATCACATGGTTTTAATTATCATTATTGTGGTTGGGATTTTAAGACACTTAGTGAAGATTTAATATCGGTTGGGTTTAAAAATATTAGAATATATAATTGGGAAAATACTGAACATTGTCACATAGATGATTTTTCACAGTGTTACTTGCCACATATGGATAAGAAAAATGGTATGTTGATGAGTCTAAACATAGAGGCAGAAAAATAATAAATAAAATATGAAAAACGTTGTAGCATTTTCTTTATGGGGTGATCATCCGATGTATTGGATGGGGGCATTAGAAAATATAAAGTTGGTTAATAAATATTTTCCAAGTTGGTTTTGTAGATTTTATATAGACAAAGATTGTAAAAAAGAATTAATAGAATCTATAAAAGGTGATAATGTAGAAGTTGTTTTGGTTGATTCTAAAGATTCTTTTCATGGTATGTTTTGGCGATTTTGGGCAGCGGAAGATTCTGATGTTGATGTATTTTTATCACGTGATTGTGATTCAAGAATTTCTGATAGAGAAGTATCTGCAATAAATGAATGGTTAGAATCAGATAAAGATTTTCATATAATGAGAGATCATCCATATCACACAGTAGCTATATTAGGTGGTATGTGGGGTTGTAGGAATGGAATAATTAGAAATATTGGATTGATTAATATGATTAATAATTGGACTAAATTTTCTATAAAAGGTTGTGATCAAGATTTTTTAGGTCAATTTGTTTATCCATTGGTGAAAGACAATTCAATTGAACATTCTGAATTTGGTTTAAGATATGGTGGTGATATAAGACCATTTCCTACAAAAAGAATTGATTATGAATTTGTTGGTGATGTATTTGATGAAAATAATGTAAGACATCCAGATTACTGGAAATTACTAATAAATAGGTAAAAAATAAAAATAAATATGAAATTTTTTAATATAGATTTACACATATCTATAATAGCAGATATGAAAAAAATATTTACTGAGCTTGGACATGATGTTACAGATATGTCTTTATCAGAACATACTTGGGTTTTTAATAGAAAAAAAGATAGCATCCCAATGTTAGATAATGGTAGATGGAACATATTAACAACTCAACAATTATCTGATGAATTTTACAATTCATATAAAGACCAACTTAATTCTATTGACGCTTTTATAGTTACATATCCACCACCATTTGCATTATTATATAAACATTTTAAAAAGCCAATTATAATAAATAATCCAATTAGATATGAATGGCCATTTTCATTTAGAAGTAATGAATGGGAAAAGTTTAACGAATTTCTAAGAGAAGGAGTTGATGATGAGACTGTTATACTTGTAGCTAATAATCTTTATGATAAGTATTATATGGAAGAATTTATAGGTAGGGATGTGGAACATATACCAAGTATATGTGATTATTATAATTCATATTATGAATCAAATAATAATTCATTTATATATTATTCAAGAGATAAGATATTAGAAATAACAAATGATAAAATAAAATATAAAGATGATTTATTCAAGTCTGGTCACAGTCATAATGACTTAGTTAAATTTAAAGGTATAATCCATGTACCTTATCAGATTTCATATATGTCAATATTTGAACAATATACTTCTAATATACCACTATTCTTCCCAACAAAAGAATTTTTATTACAAATCTACAAAGATAAAAAGTATAGTGTTTTAAAAGAAGTATCTTGGAATAACTATTGTAATATGCCAAGCTTTTCATCTATAAAACATAATGGTAAATTTGATCCAAATGATTATAATAATTATGAAGCTGTTGAACATTGGTTACAATATTCTGACTTTTATGATGAAGAATGGATGCCATATATAATATATTATAATTCATTTGAAGAATTAAATAGATTGGTTGATGAGGTTGATGTTGATGAGATATCATCTAAAATGAAAGAGTTTAATAGTAATCGAAAATCAAAAATTTATGAAAAATGGAATACTTTGATAAAAAATAAAATTGAAAAAAAATGAAAGTGTTAATAACAGGTGGTCTTGGTTTCATTGGTGTGAATACAGCCATAGAACTTTTTAAAGATGATAATGAAATATTTATAATTGATAACCTAAGTAGAAAGGGTAATATAGAAAATCTTACATATCTAAAAGAAAATATAAAGATGTCAATTTGGAATAGAGATATAAGAAATTATTTTGATATGGAAGATATTTTCAAAAATAATAAATTTGATGTTATTATTCACCTTGCTGCGCAAGTAGCAGTTACTTCTTCTGTTAGAAATCCAAGAGAAGACTTTGAGATAAATGCCATAGGAACATTTAATATACTTGAGTGTGTTAGAAATTATTCACCTAACTCAATTGTATTATATTCATCAACTAATAAAGTATATGGTAATTTTAAATCAAGTATAGAAGAAAAAGATTCAAGATATGTATATGGTGATGGGTTTATAGGGATAAATGAAGATCAAAATTTAGATTTTCATTCACCATATGGTTGTTCAAAGGGGACAGCTGATCAATATATGAGGGATTATAGTAGAATATATGGACTAAAAACAGTTGTTCTTAGACAGTCTTGTATATATGGTCCTAATCAATTTGGTATAGAAGATCAAGGTTGGGTTTCTTGGTTTAGTATAGCATCTATGTTTGATAAACAGTTCACAATTTATGGTGATGGAAAACAAGTAAGAGATGTTTTACATATATATGATCTTATAAGTTTATATAAATCGGTTATTAAAAATATTAATGTTTGTGCTGGTAAAGTATACAACGCTGGTGGTGGTCCTTTTAATACAATGTCTTTGTTGGAATTAATAAAATTAATTGAGGATAAATTGGGTAAAAAATTAAAATATGATTATTCCGATTGGAGACCAGGTGATCAAAAAATATACATAAGTGATATAAGTAAAATAAAATCTGATACTGGATGGGAACCAAAAATAAGTGTTGATGATGGTGTTGGTATGATGATAGATTGGATATCAGATAATAGACCTATGTTTAAAAAACTAAATCTTGTTTAATGATAGATAATTTGCTTTATGATAAAATAATAGATGTTCTTCCTATTTTATGTGTTGATGGATTCATAATTGATGATGATAAAATACTTTTGTTAAAAAGGAATAACTACCCAGCTATTGGTGAGTGGTGGGTTCCTGGTGGAAGAGTTTTAAAAAATGAATTATTAGTAGATTCTATAATTAGAAAAGTAAAGGATGAAACTGGATTAGATGTAGAGATCATTAATCAAATAGGAGTTGCTGAAACTATATTTGATAAAAAACATACAGTTAATGTTTGTTTTAGTCTAGTAATTAAATCTGGTGATATAGTTATTAATTCAGAACATTCAGAGTATAGATGGTTTAAAATGGATAATTTACCAATTGATTTTAATTCTGAATTAAGTAAAATGATAAAAAAAATATTTTATAAATGAAAAAAGTTTTAATTACAGGTGTAGCAGGTCTGTTGGGGTCAAGATTAGCAGATTGGATAATAAGAAATAAACCAGAATATAAAGTTGTTGGTATTGATGATTTAAGTGGTGGTTATAAAGAAAATATACATCCAGAAGTTGATTTTTGGAATGTCAATTTAATTAATAATAAACATAATATTAGTAGATGTTTTTCTGATAATAAATTTGATTATGTTTTCCATTTTGCAGCATATGCGGCTGAAGGGTTGTCACCTTTTATTAGGATGTATAACTATGATAATAATTTGAAGGCAACAGCAAGAATTGTAAATGAATGTATTAAAAATGATGTGAAAAGGTTAGTATTTACATCTACATTAGCAGTTTATGGACATGGTTATGGTGGTTTGTTTGATGAAAATCAAACTCCTAAACCAATTGATCCATATGGTGTTGCTAAGTATGCTTGTGAAATGGATATACAAATTGCTGGTGTTCAACATGGTTTAGATTGGTGTATAATTAGACCGCATAATTTTTATGGAATTAATCAAAATATATGGGATAAATATAGAAATGTTCTTGGTATTTGGATGTATAACTATATAAATAATGAACCAATGCTTATATTCGGAACGGGAAATCAAACCAGATCATTTAGTTTTATTGATGATTCGCTTGAATCATTTTGGAATGCTGCTGTTTTAAAAAGTGCATCTAAAGAAATCATAAATTTGGGTGGTATAGAAGAATATTCTATAAATGATGCAAATAAAATTTTATGTGATGTAATTGGTGGTGATATAATTGTTGAATATAGAGAACAAAGGCACGAAGTTGAATGTTCAATACCAACTTTTCAAAAATCTATTGATATATTAAAATTTGAACACAAAACATCTTTAAAAGATGGTTTAACAATTATGTGGGATTGGGCAAAGACACAGCCTAATAGATCAAGATTTGTTTGGGAAAATTATGAATTAGATAATGGAATTTATTCTTTTTGGAAAAAATAAATTTTGGGGGAATTAGAAATTTTCCATATATAATAAATAACTATGAATTTTCTGAAAATTTGTAAGTTAATAAAAATTTAAAATTAGAATGGGTAAATTATTTATAGACAAAAATATAAATGTATCACAAGGTAATACAGCAGAAAAACTTATAAAAGAAAAGAATGATTCAATCTATATAAAAGATAATGCAATATTAAGTGTGGATAGAGATAGATGGAATGATGCACAACACTATGAAAGAAAAACATGGATGGAAATGGGATTAAATCTATCAGATGATAGGAATTATGATCATTATGAAAGATTTGATTCTTATAAGTCATTAGTTGGATATCAAAATTCATATAAAATATCTAAAATTATTGAATTGGGATGTGGACCATTTACAAATGTAAGAACAATACTACCACTTATGAATAATTTGAAAGAAATTCATCTTCTGGATCCATTATTGAATGATTATCTAAATCATACACATTGTAAATATAAAAATAAACAAATGGGTGTATTTGATATAAAGACATTTTCTGTACCAATTGAAGAGTTTAATGAAGATGAAAAATATGATATGGTTATAATGAATAATGTATTAGAACATTGTTTTGATATTAATATAATTTTTGATAAAATATTTAATATGCTTAATAAAGATGGGTTGTTTATATTTTCTGATGTTTATTTTATTGGAAATGATGCTAATAAAATGGTACATGAAATATTTGATACTGGACATCCAATAAAACTATCAGAAAATTATATGAATGCATTTTTAAATAAATTTTCTAAAATTTATGAAAGGGATTTTCATGGATTACATGATCAATATTGGAGACATGATAAGTATTTTATTGGAATAAAAAAATAAAAAAATAAAAACAGAAAACAAATTGATGAAAATAACATTTGGAATGATAGTATTTAATGCAATAGATAATTTACCTAATGGTATGTTAGAATCTTGTATATTAAATGTTTATGATATAGCACATGAAATAATAATAGTTGAAGGTGCAACAAAAGCAACTACACACTATTTTGATGGAGATACATCAAAATATACGATTGATGGTAGATCTACTGATGATACCATATCTGTTATTAAAAATATTCCTGATCCACTAAATAAAATAAAACTAATAGAATCTAAAGGATTCTGGAATGGAAAAACAGAAATGTGTAATGCTTGGTCATCATTATCAACAGGTGACTACATTTGGCAGTTAGACTCTGATGAGTTTTATCATAAAGATGATATGATAAAAATGATAAAAATACTTGAAGAAAAGAAACCAGATGCTGTTTGGTTCAATGCTTATCATTTTTTTGGTGGATTTGAATATTGTATAGATGAAAGGGGATTAACCACAGGTAATAAGAGTCAATGGGGTTGTGGTCCTTGGTATAGAATTTTTAGAAATGTTCCAAATAAATCAAAATGGATTTCACATGAACCACCTTCTTATTTAGTAGAAGATTGTATTTGTAATAATGGATATCTTTTAGATCAAAACTTCACAACAAGTCAAGGTATAAGAATGTATCATTATAGTTTTGTTGATTATTCTCAGATAAAATGGAAAACTGATTTTTATAAGAATAATTCTTATAAAGAATTTTGGGAAAATTTTAAAAATGATAAAAACTTTAAACCTTATGGAACAAGTGTGTATAAATTTGATGGTGAACATCCAGAAATTATTAAAAATAAATATAATTTATGAAAATATTAATAGCTGATGTTTTACTAGTTGGGAAGCCACATTCTGATTGGAAAGAAGGATATGAATTGTGTTATGCTTTTAGAAATCTAGGACACACTTGTGATGTTGCTGGTCCACATGGATTGATATCAGAAACAGATATTCCAAATATAGCTGATAAATATGATTTAATAATAATTACGGATAACTATCCAAGTTATAGTGGTTGGAAGTGGTGGGATTGGGTGTCTATTAAAACACCAAAGTTGTTTTGGGCGATAGATACACATTTGGTAAATTTCCTAACATGGATAAAACAAGCTAATATTGAATATATCGCATTCAATAATCCACAAGATTTGGAAAAGTATAATATAGAAAATTCGTTTTTTATGCCATATGCTGCTTCAAGAATACATCAAATGATTCAATATACTGATATAAAAACAAGAGATGTTGTATTTATTGGTGGGATGCTACCTGAAAGAAAAAGAATATGTGATAAATTTGGAATAGAATGTCTTAATGCTTATGGTATTGATTATATAAAAGAAATGCAGTCTTCTAAAATATGCTTTAATCAATCTATGTCTTATGATATAAACGCAAAGTATTTTGAAATATTATCAAGTGGATCATTTATGCTTACAAATTATAATGAACATTTTCATAAATATTTGGATTATAATGATGACATTTCAAAAATGTTTTATAATACAGAAGATGAACTTGGTGAAAAGATAAAATACTTCCTTGATAATGATCAAGAGAGGGAATGTATAGCTAAAAGAGTAAGGGATTATATTTATAACAATCATACTTGGGAAAACAGAGTTGAATTAATATTAGATAAAATAAAATAAAATAATGACAATAGCAGTTTATTCACATACTGATTATCTTGATGTATTAAATATACAAACAAAATTTTTACAAAATATAGATAATAAAGTATTACTAATTAATAAAAATAATTTAGATATTTATAATATTTATGATTGTTATGATAGGGTTATTTTTTATGATGACTCTTTGACATATGCAGAAAAATTAAATAGTTCAATAAAAGAATTAAATACAAAATTTGTATTATTAATTCATGATGTAGATATTCTATTACATTATGATAAAGGTGTATTATCAAATTGTCTAGATATAATGGAAGAAAAAGATTTGGATAGAATTGATTTGCAGTGGATGGATAGAAAAGATAAATCCTTTGATATTAAAAATGATCAGTTTTTTATTGAAATACCAAGTAATTATGACAATAAAGTTTTTTTAGTAAAAAATAGTTCAGATAGTAATGGTATATTTAATGGATACATATATAATGTAAATCCATCTATTTGGAAAATTGAATCATTAATAGAAATAACTGATGCTTTTAATGATAAAACATATAGAAATATAGAAGGTATTGATGTTCAAAAATTTTGCGAAAAATATAAAATATATAAATTATATTCGGAAAAAGTAATTGATACAACGTATTATAAATCAGTTGAATTTTTTCAATTTTTACACATTACACATTATGGTATGTATATGCCTATTAGTAATATAGTAAATAAATTACCACAAAGTATAAATGAAAAATATCAAGAAATAATAAAATTATTTGATTTAGAAAATTCAAAAAGAAAATTTAGGGATACACTACACTAATGGAAAAAATAATCTTTGCTATAAACAATTATAATAAAAGATTGTAACATGGTTTAAGATTTCATATTGTGTGAAATTTACAAAAAATAATAAATAAAATGACAACAATTAGTAAAATACTCCACATAGTTGAGTTAACAAAAACAAAATTCTTTGTTGATATAGGAGCATCATGTCACACAACAGCTTCTGAATCTGAACTTCTTTTAGACCACGACGGATGGAGTGGTTTAATGTTTGAGTGTGATAAAAATAAATATCCTATTCAGCAACAGAAAATGATTGGTCGTTTAGCAACTGTTATACCAGTAAAGGTCACACCAGATAATATTTTAAATATATTGAAGGAAAATAATGTACCTGATGGGTTCTATTTAACATTGGATATTGATGGATATGATTACTTTGTTTTGGATAAAATATTAAGTGTATATAAACCACAATTGATTGTTAGTGAAATAAATGAGAAAATACCAGCTAATATTAAATTTACAGTTAAATATACTGAAGGATATTTTTGGGATGGTAGTCACTACTTTGGGTATTCTCTTTTAATGCTAGAAGACCTACTTAAAAAATATGGATATAAGATAGATTCGCTGGATTGGAATAATGTTATTCTAGTTCCAGGTGTTCAAGAAGAAAGTATAAGTGATGTGTATAGTAAAGGATATCTTAATAGAGTGGGTAGATTGGAAAGATTTAGTTATAATTTGGATTTTGAACCAGTCTATGGTATGAATAAGGAAGAACAATTGGAGTTTATCAATAATAAATTCAAAAACTTTGTTAATGAAAGGCAAGTAAATATTGGATATCAAATAGATGGTAGTCCTATTTCATTTAGAAACTATATTATAGAGTAATGGAAATAATAAAAAAAATAGGTAATAATGGGTAAGATTTGTTTATTATATACTGGTAAGCCTAGATCTATACCACACACTAAAAATATGATTGATCTCCTAACTGGAGGAGAAAATGAGTATTATATTACACTAACTACCTGGGTTGGTGAGGATACAAGTGATTTTGTGTTATCATTTCCAAACTCATTTATAAATTATATAGATGTGCCTGATCAAAAGGATATAGATGGATTCATATCTAATCAAAGATATGAATCTATGAGACCTTTATCTAATTACTACCATCAATTGTATATTAGAAGTAAGGCGGTTGAAACTATAAAAAAGATTAACATAGATTTTGATGTTGTTGTATTACTTAGAACCGATACTAAAATTTGGAAAAACATATCAGATCTATATGATAATGTCAAAGCGGATGATAACAGTGTTTATATTCCAATTGGTCCTAATTGGAATATTTATGGGAATAATGTCTATTATGGTGAAGGTGCTTGTCCTGATGTTATATTCTTCTCAAATATGTTAATTATGGAGAAAATACTTACTAATCAAATAGTTATTTCAAAAGAAACTCAACAGTTAGATGGTGTATATCATCCAGAAACTTGTCAAATTAATTGTTTTAAATTGTTAGAACTGAAAATAAAAAGAATGCAATTTGATGCGTTTGTCTATGAATCAAAAAGTGAAGTTGTTGGATATGGAACTTTACCAGGATATAATATTATAAAATAGATATGATTAAACAACATAGTAATATAAAATTAATCCATATTGTGGATGGTGTTGATATTAAGTATAATGATTGGGAGGAGAATAAGGAAACATTATTTGCATTTGACTCAAATAATACATTTATGCAAAAATTTACATTTCCATGTGATATACATTCGGATAGAATAAGTAACCTTATTGATGGTTGCTATAATAACGTAGTTGTTGATGAAAATTGCTTACTTTATTATTCATTTCATTATCAAATAAGTTTTGCTCATTATGTATCACAGTGTCTTCCAAAACTAAAGTATGTAATAGATGATCCTAGTTTGAAGATTGTTATTCCTAGAAGTACATACACAAGTATGTGTAGAGAGATGTTGGATATCTTTGATATAAGAGAAGATAGAATAATTATGTTGGATGATAACATTCTATATAATTTCAAAAATCTATATACAATTGATAATATTTATCATGCTCCAGGTGGAAATGTTCATCAAGATGTTGTCTATGTTTGTTCTAAAATTAGAAGTAAATTAAATATAAATAAATCAAATCCATATAGAAAAGTATATCTAAAAAAAGATGGGATTGTTAATGTTGATTTTAATAATACGGAAGTTGGTATATCAAGAAAAATAGTTAATGAATCTGAGATTATATCATTTTTAGAATCTAATGGTTTTGAAATAATAAATCTTGGTGATAAAACTATGTCAGAAAAGGCTGATCTTATGAAAGATATTAAAGTTTTGATAACACAATTGGGTGCAAATTGTATGAATTTTGTCTTTGCAAATGGTATAGAAAAATGTCTTGTATTATCAAATGATAGACCGGTTGGAGTTGACTATTATATTAATATTAGTCATATGCTAACTGGGACACATATAAACTACAATATGATAAAATATCCATCCATAGACATAAATACTGATCCAAAAAACTCCACAAATAGTCCATTTTATGTAAATATGGATGATATAGTTAATTATGTTAGAAGTATATGATTATAAAGGAATTAAAAGATATTAAATCAACAGAGTATTTACCAATTGATGATAATGGTAGAATAATTAACATATATAAAATAGAAGATGTTAATTTAACAGGTGATACATTATATTACCCAAACATATTATTACATTCAAATGACGAAGTGTATAATCCTATTAAGGAAGATGTAATGTCTTTAAAGTCAGTTAAGTCCAATAGAGAATATGGCTATAAGAATGTTGTATTAAATAAAATATATGATGAACCAACTTTCTTCTTTATTTATAATGTTGATAATTACTATCATTTTATATATGATACTATTCCATATTTAATTTCTTATAATAAACTTAAAGAAGATATTCCAAATTTAAAATTACTTATGAAGTCTAATAATGATAAATTCTATAAGTTTGTAACAGAATTATTAGATATTCTTGGAATAAAGGATAATGATATAGTTATTGGTGATGAAAATATAATTTATAGTACAATTTATATATCATCATCATATACACATGATATTGATTCTAATCTACCACCTAGAAAAGAAATATACAAACTATATGAAGATATGGTTGATAGTATTAAGATGGTTAATCATATTGATAATCTACCAAAAAAAATATACATATCAAGAAGAACTTGGGTAAATAATGATTTATCAAATATAGGAACAAACTATACAACAAGAAGAAAACTTATTAACGAGGATGAATTGGTAAATATACTTTCAGAATATGGGTATACTGAGGTCTTCACAGAAAGTTTAAGTACAATCCATAAGATACTAATGTTTTCTAATGCTGAATGTATAATTGGTGCAATAGGTGGTGGGTTGTGTAATGTTTTATTTTCGGGTAAGAATACAAAATTAATAGCTTTGATATCACCAACATTTCTAGAAGTAAATAATAGATTTAAATATTCATTTAGTAATGTAGATACAATATACTTTAATGAAACATATCATTCCGAATCTGAATTTTGGAAAAAATATATGAGGGTTAGTGTTGAAAAATATAATATAGTTGGGGAAATTGAAGATATATATGAGAATTCATTACTTGTTTCTTATGCTGATAAGAAAGTATCTGGTTGGAATAGTGATATGATATTAAATAAAAAGATATTTAATAAGTCTGAATGTTTAGCTATTGACAATGGTTTGAATTCATCTTGGTATTTTAACATAGATGATTTAAAAAAATATTTAAAAAAATGAAAGTAGCTCTATTAATATCTGGGTATCTTAGAAGCTTTAAAGTTAATATACCTTTAATTAAAAGTAAGATATTGGATAAATTTGAAAATGTTGATGTTTATATACATATTACAAAAAATGAAAATATTGATGATAGGTATTTCAATCTATCAAATGAAATTGATGATATTAGTTATATAAATAATATACTAAATCCTATTTCATTGTTATATGAAGATAATTTTATTTTATCTGATGATAGAAAGAAGAATGGTGTATTAAATCTTTGGTTGAAATATTATAAAATAAATGAAATTAAAAAGATAAATGAATCTATTTATGGTGATTATGATTTAGTTATAAAGTATAGACCAGATTTAAATTTAATATCAGATGATATATTTATTGGAGACTTTAAAAAGGATATTGTTTATATTCCTAAAAATAGCATTATTGACACATCAAAGCTGCAAAATAAAGATGATAATAACTTATGTGATATATTTGCATATGGCAAATCAGATGTTATGAATAGATACTTTGATATCTATAAGTGTATTGATGAAATATCAAATAAATGTGGATATATATCTGAATCAATTATGTATAACTATTTGACTGATAATAAAATACAATACAAACTATTGGATATAGAGTATAATATTATACTATCTATGTGTAATGTATTCGCCATATGTGGTGATTCTGGATCTGGTAAAACAACATTTGGTAATATTTTAAAAAAATACTTTGATAATTCTTTTATGTTGGAATGTGATAGATATCATAAATGGGAAAGATGTGATGATAATTGGAAGAAGTTTACACATCTTAACCCAGATGCCAATTATATAACGAAGATGAGTAATGATATTTTTGACTTAAAAATAGGGAAAACCATATACCAAGTGGATTATAATCATGATAATGGTAAGTTCACTGAAAAAGAAAAAATAGACACATCTGATAATATAATAGTATGTGGATTGCATAGCTTGTATTCAAAGAATAATAATGTATATAATTTGAAAATATTTATTGATTCTGATGTTAAGTTAAGAACAAAGTGGAAAATTGATAGAGATGTTAATAAAAGAGGATATACACAAGAACGAATTATGGAACAAATAGAAAGCAGAAAGGAAGATTATTATAAGTTTATACATCCACAAAGAGATTTATCTGATATAGTAATTAACTTCTTTACTGATAATGATTCTAATATTGAAAATCCTAATATGTATTTGAAGGTTCTTGTAAATAAGAAATATCCACTGATAGATATTTTAAGCGTTCTATCAAAGAATGATATAGATTTCTCTATTAGTTCAAGTGAAATATTTAATGAAATAACATTTTATAAGTATAAAGAGTGTGATATATTTGAAGATTATTATAAATCATCAACCAGATCATATTATGATTATATAATATTTTTTATATTATCATTACAACAAAATAGAAATATATGAATAGAATTATAAAATAATTTATATGAAAAAAATGGATCAAAAAGATATATCAAACAATAATAAACTAAATTTACCAAGTCAAAATAATTATGATAGTTTTAATAACTTCATATTTTCTGATGATGTTAAACTAACTGGTAAATTACTACATAGATTTGAATATTTCTTAAAGACAAAGGATTTACCTGGTGATATCGTTGAAATAGGTGTATTTAAGGGAAGTGGAATGTCTTCATTTTTGAAGTTCCTTAAAATATATTGTCCAAATTCAAATAAGAAGGTTGTTGGATTTGATATATTTGATACAGAATTAGCAGATAACGCACTAAATAAGGATAGTAAAGTTGATAAAGAATCAATGGGGATAGTTTATAGTAGAGTTGATAATACTGAACTTCTATTAAGCTCAGTTAAAAATAAATTAGTTACTTCTGGTGCTGATGAAGATAAATTTTTATTAGTTCAAGGGGATGTTCAAAATTCTATTCCGGAATTTCTAGAAAAGAATCCAGGTTTTAGAGTTTCTCTACTTTATATAGATGTTGATTTAGATAGACCAACATATTACTCACTTAAACACCTATGGGATAGAATATTACCAGGAGGTTATATTTTATTTGATGAATATGAATATCATAAATTTAGTGAAAGTGTGGGTGTTGAAAGATTTCTTAAAGAAAATAATATAGATTATTCATTAAAGTCAACCAATTGGATAGCACCAACCGCATTTTTATTAAAAAAATCATTTTAATATGTTAATAGAATTATCAAAAAAAATATCAAAATATTGTGTTGGTATGGAAGGTAACATTTCAGAAAAAACTGAAAGTGGTCTTTTGATTAAAGCAAGTGGGGCTAAATTAAGTGAATTATCACATAATGATTTAGTTGAATTTGATATGAATGGTATACAATTATCTAATTTTTCTAAGAAAGGAAGTATGGAATTAAGTTTTCATACTTTCCTACTTGGATTTGATAATGTTAATTATGTATCACATACGCATCCAATAAATGCCTTAAAAATACTATGTGGTGACTTTAGTGATTCATATTCAAGGAATAGGTTATTTCCAGATCAAGTTGTTTTTAATGGTAAAAAATCTTGTTTAATACCATATGCTAAACCAGGTGATGATTTGACAAATGCTATTAAGAAAGGTGTCTTAGAATTCATTGAAAAAGAAGGTTTTTTTCCAAAATTAATTTTACTTAAAAACCATGGAATAATTACTTGTGGGAAAACAATAGATGAATGTATAATTTCTACTGAGATATGTGAAAAGTCTGCTGAAATATTTATAGATTGTCTTAATTTAGGTAGTATAAATTTCTTATCAGATTTAGAAATAAATGATTTAGAAAACGATAAAAATGAAAAATATAGACAAGGATTAATAAAATGAAAATGAAAGTTATTTATGTTGATATAGATGAAACAATCTGTATTACACCGGAACCTAGAAATTATTCCAATGCTAAACCAATAAAAGAAAACATAGAAAAGATTAATAAACTCTATGATGATGGTAATACTATTGTTTATTGGACTGCTCGAGGTAGCAGATCACAAATAAATTGGTATGAACTTACTAAACAACAATTAATTGAATGGGGGGCTAAACACCATGAACTAAATGTTACAAAGCCATATTATGATTTATTTATTGATGATAAAACACTTAGAATAGAAGAAATATGAAACTAATATCACATAGAGGAAATATAAATGGTTTAAATCCATCAAGAGAAAATTCACCATCATATATAGATACTGCTATATCAGCTGGATATGAAGTTGAAGTAGATATTAACTATATGAATGGTAAATTCTATTTAGGACACGATACACCTGATTATGAAATAAGTGAAAAGTGGATGGAAAATAGAAAGAATAGCATATGGTTTCATTGTAAAAACTTAGATGCTGCTACTGAATTATGTAAACTATCAAACTTCAAGTTCTTTTGTCATAAATCAGATTTGTTTGTTATGACAAGCTCTAATCATATTTGGGTTCATGATTTAGAAATGAATCTAAGTAAAAAATGTATAATACCACTATTAAGTGATAGTGATTTAATAAATTATAAAGGTGGTTTGGTATATGCTGTCTGTACTGATTATATAACGATGGCTGAATATATTTTAAAACAAAAAGGATTATATGAATAATATACAACTTATTATACCAATGTCAGGCATTGGTAAAAGATTTATAGAAGCTGGTTATACAGTTCCTAAGCCATTAATTGAAGTTGATGGTTTTCCAATAATTAAACATGTCATTAACCTTTTTCCTGGTGTTGATAATATTACATTTATATGTAATGAAAAACATCTAAAGGAAACAAATATGAAAGAAATTTTAATATCAATTTCACCAAATTGTAAAATATTTGAAGTTTCTAATGATAATAGAAAAGGACCAGTTGATGCTATTAATCAGATTATAGATAATATTGATGATGAATCAGAAGTTATAGTTAGTTATTGTGATTATGGTACTTATTGGGATTTCAATAAGTTTTTAGATGAAATTAGAAGTAAAAATTCAGATGGTGCTATACCTTGTTATACCGGATTTCACCCTCATATGTTGGGTAGTGATAATTATGCTTTCTGTAAGGAAGAGAATAAAAGACTTATTGAAATTAAGGAGAAAGAACCATTCACTGATGATAAGATGAGTGAATATGCTTCCAATGGAACATATTATTTCAAAAGTGGATCACTTGTTAAAAAGTATTTCCAGAAACTAATAGATTTAAATATAAATTTAAATGGTGAATTTTATGTTAGTCTTGTTTATAATTTATTAGTTAAAGATGGATTAAATGTTAGTATTTTTGAAATAGAAAATATGTTACAATGGGGAACACCATATGATTTAGAAGTATATAAAGGTTGGTCTAATTATTTTTCAAATATAATTAAAAAGCAACCAATAATTAAAAATAATCCTGATGTTACATTAGTTTTACCAATGGCTGGTAAAGGAAGTAGATTCACTGAATGTGGATATGATATTCCAAAACCATTAATTGATGTAAATGGTCTACCTATGGTAATACAAGCAGTAAATTGTTTACCACAATCTGAAAATAATATATTTATATGCTTAGAAGAACACATAGATAATTTTAATTTAAGTGAAAAACTTAATGATAGTTATCCAAATTGTAATATTATTAAAATAAATAAAACTACTGAAGGTCAAGCATGTACTTGTGAAATTGGTATAAATAATGCTAATTTAGATTTAGAAAAACCTATTCTTATTTCTGCTTGTGATAATGGTGTATATTATGATACAAATGAATATTTGGAACTTGTTAATGATGAAAATAATGATGTTATAGTATGGTCATTTAGAAATAATCAAACAAGTAAATTGAATCCAAATATGTATGCTTGGTTAGAAGTTGATGAAAATAATTTAATAAAACACGTTTCTTGTAAAAAGTTTATATATGATGATCCCTTAAAAACACATGCTATAATTGGGACAATGTATTTTAGAAAAGCCAAGTATTTTATTGATGGTCTTAAAAAGAATTATGAATCAAATATTAGAACTAATGGTGAATTCTATGTTGATGATGTGTTAAATCAAAATATTAAAAGTGGTTTAAATGTTAAAGTGTTTGAAGTTATAAACTATATATGTTGGGGTACTCCTAATGACTACAAGACATATATATATTGGCGAGATTTTTTTAATAAATGCTCTTGGCATCCATATAGTATAGAAAAAGATATTACATTTAAACAAACCAATAATTTATAATATAATAAACAAAAATTTAAATGGATAAAAAGAAGGTAGCACTTTGCACAGGAATTACTGGACAAGATGGAAGTTATTTAGCAGAATTGCTTTTATCAAAAGGTTATATCGTTCATGGTATAAAAAGAAGAAGTTCATCATTCAATACTTCAAGAATTGATCATCTTTATAAAGATAAACACGAAGAAAATAATAACTTCTTCTTACATTATGGTGATTTATCAGATTCAACTAATTTAATTAGAATAATAAAAGAAGTTCAACCTGATGAAATCTATAATCTTGGCGCACAATCACACGTTAAAGTTTCTTTTGGTCTACCAGAATATACAGGTGATGTTACAGGAATGGGTGCTTTGCGTGTTCTTGAAGCTATTAGAATTCTTGGAATGGAAAAAAAGGTTAAGTATTATCAAGCTTCAAGTTCGGAGATGTTCGGAAAAGTTCAGGAAATACCACAAAAAGAAACTACACCATTCTATCCAAGAAGTCCATATGGTGTTGCAAAACTTTATGCACATTGGATTACAGTTAATTATAGAGAAGCTTATGGTATATTTGCTTGTTGCGGAATTCTGTACAATCACGAAAGTGGACGCAGAAGTGAAACCTTTGTTACAAGGAAAATTACAATGGCAGTTGCTAAAATATTCTTAGGATTACAAGAAAAACTATATTTAGGTAATTTAGATGCCGAAAGAGATTGGGGTCACGCTAAAGATTATATGTATGGTGCTTGGTTAATGATGCAACAAGATAAACCTGATGATTATATATTAGCAACAAATAGAAAAATAACAGTTAGAAGATTTGTTGAATTGGCTTTTAATGAAGTTAATGTCCATATCGTATGGAAAGGTGTTGGTGTTGATGAAAAAGGTTATAATAAGGAAACTGGTGATTTATTAATTGAAGTTGATTCTGAATATTTCAGACCTACTGAAGTTGATTTGTTAATTGGTGATTATACTAAAGCTAAAACACAATTGGGATGGGAACCAACATATACAGTTGAAGATATATGTAAAGAAATGGTTCAATCTGATTTGGAATTGTTTAGTAAAGATAAGTATCTAATTGATGGTGGATTTAAAATAAACAATAGTCATGGAATGTAAAATAGTAAATGTGTCAACAAGACAATTGAAAACTTCTTGGAAAAGTGAAATGATTTCTGATCTTAGTATGATGCACGGTAGTTTTGATGATGTGATAAGGGAATATACAAAAGAAAAAAGAAAAATTTTTATTAAAGAAATTTTAGATAGATGTATCAACGAGATTTAATAACTAAACTATTATCTGCGGCTAATAGTTTAGCAAATAAAAGTAGGAAAGGAAGTTCCAATTATATTTTAGTTGGTAGTGATAATTTGTATCTTTATAAAAGGATTAAAATTATAAAAAATATTTTAAGAAAGATAAATGAACAATAATGAAAAATTAAAAGAAGTGTGTTTTTATAAAGAATGTGATTTATTAAATACAAACACAATATATTATTTAGAACCACAAATAAAAGATATTTCCAAAATTAAACAAAAAAATAGGGATTTGGCGATTGGTGCAATAGTTGATGATGAAATAGATGAATATAAATCTGGTTATGTAGAAATTAAAGAAGACGATTTTGGAACAATTGAAATGGTTATAAATTCAAAGTCTTTAACTATTAAAGACATTGCACAATATGATCAAATATACTATGAAGTTTTTAATTTCTTGAATACTAATATACAGATTGAATCAAGTTTAAATTATACTATTGAATTTGATGAAAACAAAACTAGAGCGGAAAATTATGAATATAATGTTAGAAGATTTATGTCAAAAATAATGATGGCTTCTAATATGATAGCTGTTAAAAGTAGAATAGGATCTGCTAATTTTGTTTTAGTTGGTAGAGATTGTCAAGAATATGTAGATACTAATAATAATTATGGGATTAAAGTAATATTTGATGATACTATTGATTCTGATAAAATTATTGTTGGTAATTCGGGTAAAGAAAATGAAACGGGATTAACACTTTTAATAGATAAGATAAATAATAAATATGCATTTGAACAAGTTGGTGGTTGGGAAAATAAATATTGTTGTTTTAAAATTATAAGATAATTATGGATGTAGTAAAGATGTTAGCAGATGAATTAGCAAAACAAATTAATTTAGAAATATTGAAATCATTTGGGTATAAAGATAAAAGAACTAGGGTAAAAAATATCTTAGATAAGATAAAAAATATAAAAAATGTCTAAAGAAAGAATATCAATTCCATTATCAAATCAAAAACTATGGGAAATGGCTAAACTAATAACTGATAGACAACGAGAAGCAAAAAAGTTACTAACAGATAATGTTGATTGGGATATGTTGGAAGTAGAATGGTTTGATTGGTTAGAAGAACAATTATTTGGTGAACAATAAAAAAATGTTGATAATATTTAAATATTATCAACATTTTTTTTTATTACTATTTGCTAAAAAAACCTTTAATTTTATTTATAATTCCGGATTTTTTTGTTATGGGTGCATTATTTGGAATTTTTGGGTTGGTGATATTTCTAACTATATCTTTAAAATTTGATTTCTTATCATCAGATAATGCATCTAAATTAATTAGAATAGAAGCAAACCACATACTTCTATCTTCTTGCATTTCGTTATATCCAAACTTGATATTATCATCATCTAATCCAAGTTCTTTTTTAATTTTTTGTTTAATTTCGTCTGTAATATTAAGATACATACCTTGATATGCATCAAATGCAGTTTTCCAATTTTTACCATCTTTTTCATCAAAATTTTCAAATAATTTAATGTGTTTCATAATTCATTTTTTTTTTTTATATTCTATATATTAATTTATTCAAACATATTTTTGTAAATATCTGGTGTATTTCTTAGATCTATAATTTTTGCTTTTATAAATTCTACACTATCATCAATAGCCTTTTTTAATCTATGATGTCCATCTAAAATCATTTTAAATTTACCATCTGTTCCTTTTGATATTATTATTGGATAATTTAAGTCTGCTTTTTGTGAACGTTCAATTGTTTTTTTATCCTTTTTATTTTTGTGGATGCACATATGTTTAATATCATCAACTTTTATATTAACAACATCATCATTTTTAAGATATTCTTGTATATCGTGTATGGTTATGGTTTCTTCTTTTCCATCTATTTCTTTAGTCCAAGAAGTATCATCATAAAAATTTTCAAATAGTTTTATGTATTTCATCATTAATTATATTTTTTGAATTATTGTTGGTACAGTTCCAAGTTCAAGAACTTTTGATTTATTTAATAAGAATTCAATATCAGTAAAATTAAATTTAAATGTTATATTAAATTCTTTTGAATTTGTCTTTTGTTGGGAATAATCAAATGTATTTTCACTTAAACCAACAGCAATTATTTCCATAAATTTTATAGTATAAATAGCATCTCGCCATATATCAATTGATGTTATGGTGAATGGGTTTATATATAGATTTATAACATCTAAATAATGTTTGCTGAATATATCATAAGTCAGCCAATAATTTAAATCAGAATCAACTGATCTAAAAGTTACAGATATTTCATGGCTTGTTAATATATCCTGAACATTTGTAGCAGGTTTATAAGCTCTTACTTTACCTCTTATTAATCTTTGTTCTGGTGTAGCAACACTTAATCCAGGGAAGTTAACCGATTTTATCGTAGAATTTAAGTAATCAATTACATTTTCGTATTGAATCCAATTTTTTTCTAAAATTGGTTTATATGTATTGATTATTTCTTGTGGTAAAAAATCACTGGGTAATGAAAATATAAACGAACTTGACTGGCTTGATAAACGCATTTCTTTATTTTATTTTTATCCTACAGTTTTATTTCTGTAGTTATTTAATTGCTTTTCTAATTTTTATTTGATTTAGGGTCTTAATTTACCAGTAATTTTGTCTATAATTCCTAATTTACCACTAGATTTAGCTTGTTCTTCTGCTGTTGCCTTAAAATTTTGTTGTGTTAAATTAGAAATTTCTTTTTTGTCATTAGTAGTAATAAGTTTAGAATATAACTTTTTGTTTATATCAACTAATTTATCCAAATACTTACCATTTGAGTACAAAGCGTCTGTATTGAAAGATAAGTTAGTTGGTGATGATGGTAATCCTAAAACTATTTTAATGTCATTAGAAGTATATTTATAACCATCTATACTTAAAGAAGAATCGGTTCCGATAGTATAAGTTACTTTACTTATTATTGTTGATGATGGCATACTTTTGAAGGAAGTTAATTTCAATTTTTTTATTGTTGGTGTTGGTGGTGTAAATTCTCCAACACTTCTTGTTACAATAGCTGTTCCTTTTTGTGTAGATGGATCAATTATTACTGATGGTTGCGTATTATTGTTTACATTGGAAGCTTGAACAATATTTCTTAAATTATTAACATTATCTTTGGAGTCATAAATAATATATAATCCTGAATAAACAACAACTGTTCCTGTATCAGTTTTAGCAGTAACATAGAAAACATTTAGACCAGAATCATATATTTTTCTAATATCATTCATTCTACTTGCTGGTATTTTGAATACTGTCATACCAATTGTTAATTCAACTTGGTTTGAAGCTAAGTAAAGACCTGTTTCAAACATAAGTTGTTGGTTTTTTATAACTAATTTTATTTCGCCCATATTAGACATATCCAAGTATGTTGGGGTCGTTGTGTTATCTGAATTAGCAAAGTCTTGTGCTATTTTCAATTGTATTATATTATCAAATGGTTGTAATAACAATTGTAATTTACCAATACCATAGAATTTTTGGCTACCGATTGTTACATTTTCGCTTTTTGCTACAACATTAAATCTATCAGATAAAACTGTATAATTTATTTTAATTGGTTCTAATATTATTTGTGATTTTCCCATAGCAGTATTACCTGAATTTCCAAATATACCAGCGCCTTCTGGTGATTTTATATTATAGATTTTTGGTTTACTTGCATTAGCTAGATTTATCTTAGTAAGATTTAAACTATATTTAGCGACTTCATCTTGTAACATACCATAAGAAGCTCTTCTATAAATAGAAGTGTTATCAACAGCATCAATTATATACATTTCAACATCTATTATTGCAGTTGTTGTTGAGTATTTTATAATAGGTCTATAATCTATTTTTTCATTAAAGTTTTCTGTTACAGTTATAATAAATGATTTACCTCTTATATTTTGTTCATATAGTGTTATATTATAAGTTACATAATATCTTTTTCCTAATTGTATTGAATCATTTATAAAATTATCAAATTGATTTATATCACCATTAAAAACACCATATATTTCAAAATAATCACCATTTGTAGAATGAATAATTTGTGTTCCTATATTTTCAAAATCTGGTGTTTGTGGAAGACTTATTGGTGTCTTAGCAGTTAGGAAATATGTTGTTATATTATTTATAGTTTTTCTTTGTGTTATAAAATGAAAATCTATAAATATTGGTGATGTTAAACTTAAACCCAATCCATTTGTCAAATTGTAATTAAGTGAATTTAGTTTAGGTGCATCATTTTGTCTTTGTTTAGCAACTGAATAAACTGATGGTACATTGATTGTAATATTCTTACCCCATAGTTTTTCTTGGAATAATAAAGCAGGTGTGTTATAGTTTAATAAATAACTTTGATTTAAATTTGTTGAATCAAAGAAGAATGTAGATAAAGCATAGGTATATTTATTATTATAGTCATATGTATAAACTTTAATATAGAATCCTAAATATTCACCAAATGTCCAATTTATAGGTAGATATACTTTTATAGTATCATGTCTTACTGGGAAGCCAGAAGAATAGTCTTTTAGTTGTAAAAATGAATAGTTTGTAGTGTTTACTAATCCATAGTTATTACTAACACCACCTAATAAAAAAAGTTGATTAGTTAAAGTGTTTCCAGTGGAACTTGAATCACCTGCAACATAAGAAAAAGTGTTATCTCTAAGGTTTTGTAATATTTTATAGGAATCGCTTATGTTATTGCCATCATCATAAATATATTCTAATAGTATATCTTTGTGTGGTTTTATGAATTTTGATACTTTCATTTAAATAGTCTATACATTTTGTATTATATATTAAAAATTAAAACTCTTCTATTTATAATTAAAAAAGACCAATATAAATTGGTCTTTTTTAATTTTATTTTGAATAATTTGGACTTCTATCAGTGCCTTTTGATCCTTCCTTTTCAGCTTTTCTTTTTCTTTGAACTGAAGCCTTTTTTTCTTTTTCTGACATTTTACTTGCTACTTTTACTTTTCTACATTTTGGGTATCCACCTTTGCTTGCATCACTTCTCCCACATGGTGGGTGTGAACCATCTGGATTAGTTTTGGATATATCAACCCATTTTTCTTTAAACCATTTATCTAAACCGCCTTTATTAGATTCTGCTATAAATTCTTCAAAAAAAAGTATATGTTCCATAATTATTTAGATTTTTTTTTCTTTTTCTTTTTCCATTTTCCACCTTTGCTTTTATATCTTTTTGCTGCTGCGCCACATGCATAAGCGGAAGGCCAAACATCGTATTTAGATTTAGCCCAAGATTTACAAGCACTCCATAATTCTGAATTAGTTGGAATATTTTTTTCAAGTATAATATAATCTTCGTATTCTTTATGAATATCATCAATTTCAAATTGATTAAAGTTTTCAAATAATTTTAAGTATTTCATATTCTATATATTAAATTAAAATATTAAAAATCTTCTTAAAGTTAAGAAGATTTTTAATATTTTATCGCACAAGATGTTGATGTATTTCTTTTATTATATCATCATCATTTAATTTAGGATATCTATCTTTTATTGTTTTATAAAGTACTTCTTCATCCTTTTGAAGTTTTTCTAATTCTTCATTTATTTTATTTACTTTATTTCTAAGTTTTTTTTCTTCTAATTCAATAGATTCAATTTCAGTTAATATATGCTTTGAAACTGTATTTATATCATTTTTTGTTTTAATATTCTTAATAGTTTCATTATATTCTTTTATTTCATCAACCTTTTTAAATAAAAATTCTGCTAGTTTTCTAACATCATCTTGATATTTATTTAGTGAATTATTAAGACTTAAAAAGTCCTTTCTAATAATTTTAGCACTTTCTAATAATTGTATATCTATCATTCTTTAATTGTTGCTTTTTTTCTGGTTGTTTTTGGTTTAACTGGTTCTTTTTTAATTTCCCCATAAACTATTTTATTTATTTCAGCCAAGATTTTATCTTTTATTAACTTTGGATTGTTTAATAATTCATTTGTAAATTCATCTGCTAAAAATTCAATAATTGAAGTGTTATAAGAATCTTCCATCATTTCAATAAAATCTGGTCTTGGTATTTTATTTTCAATATCCAATGTTATTTTAAATTCTTTATTTCTTTTAACATTTCTAAACATTGTTATAATTGGATCTTCAATATGTCTATGTTCATTTTTAGATGGTTTATAGTGTGGGTTATCATCTTCAATTACATCTCTATTTACTTCTATTTTTTGTATAGGTTCTTCACTTCTTATAACTTCTACTTTTTGAACATTTTGTGGATCTTCTGGATCTTCTAATAGATGTTTGAATTTTTCCATTTGTTTATTGGCTTCTGAAACAGCATTGTCTTTTATACCATACTTTTCCATCAATTCTCTTTTTTCTGCTTCTGGATCAGCTAAATATACAGCAGATTCATTCATCATTGGTTTAAGTGATGTTGATCCAGATAAATTATTAGTATCAATGCTTTCATTCATACTTTGAACGATTTCATTTGGTATTTGTCTTATTTTATCTGTAAATGAATTTAATAAGTTATCATTTTTAAAAAATGTTGTTGGGTCAATATATTCATCATAGAAATTTTTATCTAAGAGTCTATTGATTTTTATTTTAGATGAATCTGTTAGAATTATTATATCTTCAAATGAATCTTTTACTTCAACCATATTTCCTGTAAGTAAATCTATAAATTTTTTACCTTTCATTATATTAAAATTTATTTTATTTTTATATATAAAAAAAGACCTTTGTTTTATTAAAAAACAAAGGTCTTTTTATTTTTTTAGCTAAAATCACTAAAGAAATCATCTTCATCTGCTGTTTCAACCTTTTTGCTTGATATTACCATATCTTCAACTTCAAAGTCATTAGAAGCAGGCTTTTGTGCTTGGAAGCCACTTGATGATTTACCAGTCAAAAATGCAGATATTTCACTTATTTTTGCTTGTTGTTCATCATTTAGTCTTTTAGGTTCAAAATCTTCCAATTCATTTTCTCGGTTTAAAAGGAAATCAATTACTGTTTGACGAGCTTTTGAATCAATTTCACCATTAGATGTTGGAACATTTTTAAAACCTTTTCCTTCAATATAGATAGGTAATGATGTCAATTCACCTTTGAACATTGAATTTTTGTAGTCTGGATAAGTTTCATCACCAGTTTGAATTTCTTTTACTAAGAAAACGAAATCTTTACCTGCTGATAAATCAAAAACATTACAAGGGACACCTGAAATTTCACCATTCTTTTCTGCCAAAATTTTATCCTTGATAGTTTTACCATATTGGAAAATCATTATTTTACCAACTAATTCTGGTTGCTGCTCATCTTCAAGAATTAAAACATATGAATAATATTTTTTGGAATATTTCAAACATTTTGCTTTTTCCATAAGAATTGCATTTTTTGAATTGGTCATTGCGTAATACAAATCTGTCAAAGGACATTTTTCATTAAAGTTCTTAGGAGAATCAAACCATCCTGAAAGTTCTTTGACGTTTTTAATATCAACGTAATGTGTAATTTTTTCTATCGCACTTTGTGAAACCTTACCTTCTTTTGTTAAATTTGGTAGGAAACGAACAACTGAACGATAACCTTTCTTTTTGTCTTTTACTTTACTTAAATCAATACGATAAATACCATCTGTATTGGTTGTTTTTTTGTCATTAAGGAAGTCCATTTTAGTTCCTAAATCGCCACTGAATAAATCATTAAAATCTGCCATTTTTGCTTTATAATTTTTTTTATATTTCAAATCTTTCGAATTGATATAATTTATATCTAAAAAAACTATAAAGTTTAAAATTAATTAATTATATTTAAATATTTTTTAAAAAAATATGTGTTTCTGTATGGCTTTTCCTCTTTTTAATGTTTTTATTTTATACTTATCATTTAAAAGAATTTCAGTAGTTTGATTTCCATTTTTATCAATTAGATTATAGCAATTGTTTAACCAATTTATAATATCACCATTTAATATTCTAACATCAATAAAACCCATCATTTTCATATATGAATATATATGGACATTATGCTTATTATCAATTCCATATAATATAACAGTAGTATTTCTATCTATCATCCATACTTTTTCAACACTGAAATTATCATAGCTAACAGATTTTGAATTTATTATGTGGCTATAATTATATTCTTCTTTATTTCTTGTGTCTATTAAATATATCTTACTTTTTGTATCAATTAAACATTTTAAATCCATAGGTTCAATTAAACAATAATCTATTTTAGTAGATAATTGTGCTACATATGGTTTAAATTCAGGTAATTCACTTGGTGATGTGAATGCAACATCATTATATGCTACAATAGTATTAAATGGGTCTATTTGTGCATTTAGGTTTAAGTTAAAAAAACTAAAAAACAATAAGATTAATATTTTTTTCATTTTAAATTTATATTTATTTTTTCGCCATTTGCTTGTGAAAATACTATTTTACTTACATCTTTAAATGTATATTTATAATCAGGATCAATATACTTTTTGCCTAATCCTTTTTTAACATAAGCAACTGTTAAATGTGGTTTATAGTCTTTATAAGAATTAGAATTTGGTAATTTTGACAATTCACTATTATAATGGGTTAATTTATCATTTAATTTAATATCCATTTTAACAACATCAAATTCATCATTTTCAAAAATACTTATACCATCTATTTGAATTTTAAAATCTGTTGATTTTGTATCTTTAAATATAGTTGATATTTCTTCTTTAGTAACTTCTTTGTGTAATCCATAAAGAAGTGTTAGATGTGGTTCGGTTTCTCTGCCATAATGTTCATCTTCTGGTTTATATAGGTCATTTTCATCTATATTTGAAATTATCCTTTCCCAATTAGATATATCTAAATATACCATAACACAACCATAATCATAAGTTCTATTTTTGCTTTCCATAAATAGTTTATATTTTTTAATTATCATTCCTTTTCTATTATTTTTATATCACTTGGTTTAATTGGATTTAAGATATAAAATCCATTGTTGTAATTTGGATCTTTATATAATTTATTTACTGATGTAGTATCTATTTCATATATTATCCATTTATCATTTATTTTGTTTTTTGGATTTTCTATTTTCAAATTGCTATAATAAAACTTCATTTGATAAATTAAATTTTTACAATCTTGAATTGTTTTACATACATAAATTCTATCTGGATGCTGTGTTAATTTAGATTTTTCTTTTGGAACTAAACCATATTTTATAATTCCCTTTTCAAAATTTTGTATAGATAAGTGATATAATTTATTTGGTATAATATCTTCAATATCAAATTTAGATTCAAAATATAAAGTAACTGATTTCAAAAAGTTTTGTCTTGCAATTAAATATTCATTGTTATATGATAATATTTTATTTGAATTGTGTATACTATCTAAATCCATAGTAGATGGAAACCAACCATTCATATTTATAAAATATGATTCAATTGTATTAAATATATCTCTTATTAAATGTATATTATCAAAGCTATTTATTTTTAATAAAATTTTATTATTAAATTTAGTTATTTCATAGTCTATTTTTAATTTAGATAAAAAATTATGTGAACTATTTATTGTTTGATCTATATCAGTTGTTTTTATAATTCCTTCGTTTAATGTTTCTAAATATTCATTAAATTTTTTTATCATTTTTATTATTTTTTTGATAATCTTGATAAGATTCTATTCCAGTTTCAATTGGGTTTCTAATATAGTCTATATTAGCACCTTGTTTATTCATATCAGAAATTTTATCACCAATATCACCACCAATTTCTTTATCAATTTTCTTTTTGATTTTCTTTAACTGTTTAACAGTAGATTCTTGTGGTAATGCGCCTTCTCTGATGAAGTCTTTAAATTTTAAAATATTTTCCATATATAGGATATATATTAAATTATATATATAGATAATGAAATTATTTATAAAAAAATGGTCAGAGTTTATATTAAATGAAACTTTAAAAACCCATAATATAGATTTAACAGTTAGTAATGTTAAATCAGAATTGGCATTATTGAATTATAATTTTAATATTGGGATAAATCAAAACAATACAATATCTTTAGAATTATTAGATTATAGATATATAATTGGAATTGGATTATATTTAGATGTAATTGATAATTTATTTATAGATAGACATGGTTGGTTTCCAAGTAAGATGATTATAACTAATTTTTCTGGTATGGTGAATGAATTTTCTTATGATGAAGATATGCTTAAAAGTGATAATAGTAAATATTTTCAAACAGTTGAAATAATATATGAATCAAAATATGATATAGAAACTAATATACCAAAAAAACTATTCCATCTTTCAATACAAGAATATAAAACTGATATTTTAAAATATGGCTTAGTGCCAAAATCAAAAAATAAATTGTCAAAGCATTTAGATAGAATATATGTTTGTGAAAACATTAATGATTGTTACAATCTTATAAATAGAATGAAGATTAATTATTTTGCAAATAAAATGAAAAACAGTAAGAATAAAATAAATGATAAATGGATAATTTATGAAATAGATTCAAGTAGATTAAATATTAAATTATATAAGGATCCAAATTATAATAATGGATTCTATATAATAGATAATATCATAAAGGATTTAGTTAATATAGTTGATTATGAAAAATAAAAAAAAATGACATCAGTTTATGATGTCATTTATTCTTAATTCTCTACTTAATCTTTTGAATTCTGAATCTAAAAGATTCAGATTGATTTCTTCTAATTCAGTTGTTGTATATTTTTCACCACTATCTATACAAAGATAAAATTGATATTGTATTTCAATTTCTATGCCCCTTTTAATAAAGGTTTTATTTTCTGATAGTAAAATCATTTCTTTTCCAGTTGTTGGGCTTATTGGTGATTTCATATTATTTCATTTTGTTTATTACCCAATTACCAAATTTTCTATGTCCTGAACCCTTTAAGTGGACACCATCTTCACTATCAGAATATGTTACTGTTGTATCCATAGGGATTATAACACAATTTCTAAGTCCATTCATTAGTTTTTGCAATTCTATATAGCGTTCCCTTGATCTTTTTGTTATTTCATTGCTATATGGTGTTTTCAAGATTACTTTAGCTGGATTATAGCCTATAATAACATAAGGTTTTATTCTTCTTGAATTACATAAATCTACCATTTTTTGTATGTTATTTACAGAGCTTTGTAAATCAACATATGAAAAGGCATCATTACAACCACCATATATAAAAACATTACTATAATTATCATCTTTATTTAAATGATTTGTTAATGTATTAACCATCCAAAGAGTTCTTTTACCACCTGATGATATATTAGTATATTGGTAGTCATATTTTTCTGATAATTGTTGTTGCCAACCATTTGCATAGCAAGTAAGACTATCACCAATAAATAAAGCTCTTAAAGGTGGTGTATCATTATTATTTGGTGTAAATAATAATGATAAAAAAATTAAAATTAAATTTTTCATAGTAGTAAGTATTTTACAATTTCTTCTGGGTTATCTGTACTTTCAAAAAAACTAAGTTTTTTTCTTGAATCATTAATATTTATTATTGATAAACACATAGTTCCATCATCATGAATAATAAGGTTTCTTAAAGTTTCTCCATCATTCTTCCAAATTAATACTTCGTCTTCTTCTACGAAGTCCTTTTTGAATTGATGTGGTATCAATAATGGTTCTAAAAAATTTAATAATTCTTTTTGGATTTCATTTTCCATATTCTTTCTTTTTGAATTTTATAAATGATAATTTTTCATCAACACATTTTTCACAAATTTGTGCAGACCAACTTTCACAATCTTTTCCACTATCATAACCCCAATGGGCTTCTAAATCCATAAATTCAAAACTATAAGAAGGTTGTACATGGTCTATTCTTAAATCATTATCAATTATATCTTCTCTAACTTTACAGCTTTGTCCACATGAATCACAAATTATATCAGTTATGATTTCTACTTTTTTGTTTTGTATTTCTTTAATTTCCATTATATAGTTTTTTTCTTACGACTCCGCCTAATGAATAATTATTTGGGTTAGCTAATATTTCACTTTTTGTTACAGTATAATTATTTTCTGAATTTGGTAGGTCATTTAATTCAATATCAAACTTTTCCATTAATTCGGCAGATGACATTAATGTAAATGAAACGGGTGATTCTGTTATGACATAAAACAAATCTTTTTGTTTAGAAGTTAATACTTTAAAAGATTTTTCTGAACTTGTGATTGTGATTGTTTCCTGGTTTGTTTTTGTAATTTTGTTCATATTATTATTTTTTAAAATTAAAGAAAGCATATCTTATATGATATGCTTTCTAAAAAGTTTAATTTATTTTGTATAAGATTCTAAAGCTTTTGCCATTTCAATCAATTTAGGTTGTGGGCTAACATCATTCTTATCAACTCTATAAGAATTGTGTGTGAATAAACCTTTTTCACCTGATAAAGCCTTTTTACTTACTTTAAAAAAGTCATCATAATTATATACTAATGGAATATCAAATCTCATAGCTACTAATAATGTCCAATATTTTAAAGCTTTTATTTCAGCATCTGTGTAAGCTTCGTAATACTTGGTATTTTTGTAGTTTAATTCAATAACTTTATCTTTGTTTATTTCTGCATTACTCCAAGAATAGTATTTACTATCTTTTACTGTAAGTGATCCCCAATTACAAACTTCAACTGCAACTGCTTGTTCGTCTAACGATCTATTGTTATAAATAGTTCCATTTTTATAAATTAATGGAACACCATTATCTGTAAAAACATTAGATTTACATCCAATAGCAGCAGCCCAATATGATTCATCAAATCCTCTGCTTATTTTACCATCATCACTAATTCCAATTGCTGTTGCAACGTGTATTACTTTATCTGCTTTCCACCATTCAAACATACCTCTTGCATTATCCCAACCAGCGGAATGATGCCAAATTATTTGTTTTTTTGGAAATAATTCTTTAAAGTAGAATCCATCAAATGGTATTTCTTGAACATTTAATAATATCTTATATAATTTATTATAAGAATTCATACCAAATAATCCATCAGAATCTAAACCATTTTTACTTTGAAAATCTTTAATATCAGTATATCCTAATTCGCTTAACAAGTTAAATAAAATATTCCTGCCTAAAGATTGGGTATCATTTTTAATTAGCATAATTTTTTTATTTTTATATATTAATATATAAAAATAAAAAAATTATGCTATACATAAAATTATTTGAAAACTTTAATAAATCAGAAATTATTAAAATATGTAAAGAATATAACATTAAATACTATACAATAAATACCGATGGAACAATTGATGTTCTTGCTGATGTTGATTTTTATAAGATGGATTTAACTAAAATACCACTTGAATTTAATAGAATTGTAGGATGGGATATAGTAGATTTATTTAATGGGGATGTGAATATTTATTTAGACTATCAAGAAACATATAATTTTTTAAGAAAGGATTTTAAAATTGTTAAACATAGATTGGAAGAAGCTATTGAAGATTTTAATGAATATTATGATAAACAGGTAGAATTACCAAAAGAAATTAAATATTATACTTATATATAATGAAATACTTAAAATTATTTGAAAACTTTGATCAATCTGAAATTGATAGATTCTATCTAAGTCTATATAGAAAAGCCAAAAGAATTGGTGGTTTTAAAGATAGAAATAATACCCCTTTAGATAATAAATTTGATGCCATACCAGTTGGTACATTCATTACATCTATTTTTGAAAAATACTTAAAAGGTTCTAAATTTGTTGATATTGGATGTGGATTTGGTAATATTGTAAGGTTAGCAGAAAAGTTTGGGATGGATGCAAGTGGAATAGAAATACAAACTAAATATAAAGAATATCACAAAGATATATCAGTAGTATATGGAGATGCTAAAAAATTCAATTATTCTAATTTAGATGTTATATATATGTATAGACCAATGGTTAAAGATAAAGATATGTATGATATAATTTCTCAAATATTCAAGACTGCTAATGTTGGAACAAGAATTATATATGTAAATTACGATCTTCAGGGATGTGGAAAATGGAAAAATATTGGTAATAGAAGTTATGATACTAGAAAGTATAATTGGTTAAGTGAATATAGATATGGAAGTTTCGATGGATATGAATTTGTATCAAAACCACCTAAGATTGATGTCTTGAGGGAGGGTGGAATTTGGTGGTCTTACAAAGGTGAAAATTTTGGTGATACCTGCATTGTTTTTGATATAATTTAATTTAAAAAAAATGATACTTAAATTTAGAGATTTTATAAAAATAATAAATTAAATGCATAAACCAGAAGTAAGAATAATAGATAATCAACAAGTAGAAACAACAAATAATGTTGATGTTTCAAGTGCTGAGGCTGCTGCTTTGTTGGCTAAATATGGATATAAAAATCCAGAATATAATAAACCTATTGAACAACCTATTGTTGATAATCCATATAATAGAATGACTATTGATGAATTATATAATTTGCAATTAAAACAAGAACAAGAAAAGAAACAAATTGAACACCAAAAAATGTATGGACCAAAAGCAATTACATTTGATAGTAGAAATATACATTATTCTAATTCAGAATATAAAGACTTAGATATTGATGGGCATAATTTAGGTATTCAAGTTCAAATTGTTTCTGATATGCCAATAAATCATAGAAGATAATATGAAAAAACTAATTAAATTAATATGTATTTGACTTTAATTCATTTATGATAAAATCCTTAAATAATTTAATTTTCATTTCTATTTTATTTTTTCATTTCACTTGCATATTTAACACCCATAATAGTACCAATTATACTAAATGCATTTGTTAATAATATACCAATGATGTTACTCCATGTTGAGGCTATTAATTGTGTATCAATTCCACTAAATATTGAAAATAAATAAACACCTGTTGTTACTATACCAACACCTATTATAATCCATAAAGCAACTACTACTATTTTACCGATTAATTCATTTTGTTTTTTCTTTTGTAAAATATCTAAATCGTTTTCTGCTTCTATTTTTGCATTTTCTGCTTCTTTTCTAAGTTTTTCAGCTTCAATGGCAGACTCTTGGGTTTTTATTAATGATTGACTTAATTCAGTTTGTATTCTTTCATATTCATCCTTTGCTTTCAATAATTCATTATTTTGTTGTTGAACACGTTTAGTAATTACTAAACGTTTTCTTCTCATATCTTTATCGTTTTCTATGAATTTATTTATATATTCTTCAAATTCAACATCATTTGATGTATCAATAAGTTTTAATATATTTCCTTCAATATGGATATTTTGATTGTTATATAAATCAATCAATTGTTTTTTGGTGTTATCATATAATATTATTTTCATATATAAGTATATCCATCTATTTTTTTTGGCAATTCTTTCTGACTATTATAATATTCATTATAGTCCTTTAAAGCTTCTTCTAATAAGTGCTTAATTATTTTACAATCTTTTCTAACAAAATTATATGTTTCTTGATACTCCAAATAAATTTTAATACTATATCCAAATAAATATATAATTTCTGATATGGGATTTCCATCCCAATAAAAACCACGACCAACTTCTTTTGGATAACCATCTAAATTGGTTAATTCATTATAAGCACAATTAAAAATATCACCTACATAATTTGGACAACCTTCTAAGTTATTCAATTCATTATCAGAACAATCAAACCAACCAGTTACTTTATTAAATTTAAGTGGTAGTTTATTTAGATTTCTTAAAGGTAAATAAACATTGCCATCAACATCAATAGATCCATTTGGATTTATTGTGTAATTTTGTATTTTATATTGTTTACAAATAGCATCAATTTCAGATTGATTAAAATTTTCAAATAATTTTAAGTATTTCATATGTAAGTATATCCTTCTATTTTTTCTGGCATTTCAACACAATCATCATAATATTCATTATAATCTTTAATTGCTTCTTCAAATAAATGCTTAATTATTTTACCATCTTTTCTTATAAAATTATATGTTTCTTGGTATTCTAAATATGTTTTAATACCTCTAAATAATATAATTATTGTATCTATTGGATTTTCGTTGCGAGTAAAATAACCACTTATATAGTTAGGATATCCATCTAAACTAGTTAATTTATTATCTGAGCAATCAAAATCCCCAATAACTTCTTTAGGACCACCTATTAAATTGGTTAAATAATTACCTTTTATATAAAATTTACCAACGACTTCTTTAGGACCACCTATTAAACTTGTTAGGTTATTATTAAAACAAAAAAAACCAGTTCCTACATAATTAGGCGCACCTTCTAAATTGGTTAATTTATTAGCAGAACAATTGAAATAACCAGTAACCTTATTAAATTTTAATGGTAATTCAGTTAGATCTTTACAGAATAACCAAACATTACCATTTACATCAATAGATCCATCAGCATTTAAAGTATAGTTTTTTATACCATATTCTTCACATATATCATCAATTGTTGATTGATCAAAGTTTTCAAATAATTTTAAGTATTTCATTATATATAAGTATATCCTTTTATTTCTTGTGGTAATTTTTTATTCTTATTATAATATTCATTATAGTCCTTTAAAGCTTCTTCTAAAAGGTGTTTAACAATTTTACAATCCTTTCTAACAAAATTATATGTTTCTTGGTACTCTATATATGTGTCAGCATTAACAAATAAATCTATTATTTGTGTTATTGGATTATGATCATAAAAAGAAAAACCACCAATTTCTTTTGGATAACCATCTAAATTGGTTAGTAAATTATCCTGACAATGGAACGAACCAGAAACCCTATTAAATTTCAATGGTAATTTAGTTAGATTTCTTCTATATAATAAAACATCAGTATTAACATCAATGGATCCATCAGTATTTATTGTATAATTCCATATACCATATTTTTTACAAATAGCATCAATTTTAGTTTGATCAAAATTTTCAAATAATTTTAAATATTTCATATTATTTATAGATTTTAAATGGTATAGATTTTGTTTTGAATCCATCATAATCTTTTTTAAATTGTTCCAATCTTGGCTCAATATCATCTGATTTGATAATCCAAAATTGCGCACCCACATCTTTTGCTTTATGTTGTTCTGTTATATCATCAGATGAAGATATAATTCCAATAACAACATTATTACCATATTGAAAATTTATTTTCTTAATAAGTTCAATCCCATCAAATGTTGATCCAACAATATTTAAGTCAACAAATACACATTCTGGTCTTTTTAAATATTCTTTTGTTTCAAACCAATTTTTAAATAATATTTCTGCTTCATCAGCACTATTTATACTTTTTAATGATAGTGTTATATCTAATAAACTACAAGCATCTTCAAATACTAAATGGAATAAATCCTCATCATCCACTAATAATATTGAATTAATCATAAATTTTAATTTTAATTTTTGTTCCATTTGGAATAACCTTTTCTGTTGTTATACTGAATCCATGTTCTTTTAATATTGCTAAACATATATTCAATCCTAACCCAGTTCCAGATTCTTTTTGATCTTTTCTTCTTGAATATGGTTTACTATAATTATCTAAGTCTTCCTGTGATAAACCTCTACCATTATCTTCAATTACTATATATTTATTTTCAGAATAGATTTTAACGAATTTATTAGTACTATCATTATATTTTAATCCATTTCTTATTAAATTATCAATAGCTGTGCAAAAAAGTGATTCATTTACTTGTATTATTGGTAAATTATCATCTAATAATACTTGTGATAAATATACAGTTGATGTTAAATAATTTTGTAATATTTGTTTTATATTACATTCTGTCTTGTTTAATTCAGAATTATGTTTAACTAAATTTGTAAATTCATAAACTCCTTTATAAACTAATTGTGTATGTTTAAGACCTTCTTTTAATAGTTTTAATGGTGATTCTAATTTAAGTCTTTCAATATCTTCCTTTGGTAGTCTTCTTTCTAATGATGATATACCTCTTGGTAGATATGTGTTTATACCAGAATGCATATCATGTCTAATTATTTTAGCTGCATGTTCTAAATATATGTTTTTCTTTTCAATTTCTTCTCTTTGTAAAACTGATTCATTTATATCAACTGCAATTTTAATTATTTTATAGATTTTACCTTCTACATCTAAAATTGGATTATAAGTAGCTCTTATCCAAATATAATCTCCGTTCTTTTTAAGAATTTCAAATTTATCAGAATGATATACACCTTTCATTAATTTTTCCCAAATAAAAGAATTATCAATTTTTGTGAATGTTGTATATTTTTTACCTATTATTTCATTTTTATCATAACCAGTTAATAATAAAAAATTATCATTTGCATTTAATACATATCCGTTTAAATCTAATTCCATTACTAAATTTGATTTATTTATGGCATTCATTTTGTTTCTTATTTCTTGTTCTTTTACTTTTATTCTATTATTTAACTCATTGGATTTATTTATTGACCAAGCTAATGAATATAATGATGATAATACTTGAACAAAGTTTATTTCTTCTTCTTTCCAAGATCTTTTATCAAAACTTTCAATAGATATAACACCTTTTACATCCCCATTATAAATAATTGGAATATCCATTGTTGATTTTATACCTAATGGTTTTAAATATTCAATATAGAATGATTTTATTAATGGATTTGTTTCTGTATTATTGGCGATTATTGTAATCTTATTATTTAATGCATTGAAATATGATTCATGCTTTTTAGTAGGTATTCTTATATTTTGTGTATAAGAATCATTTTTCTTTGAATATAATTGTTGGCAGATTATTTGTGTTTTTTTATTATTGCTATATAACCATATAGAAGATCTATCTATATTTAGGGTTGTTGAAATTTCCTTTATTATTTCTTTTGATTCTTCTTCTAAATCACCATTGTAAAATAGACTATCTTTTGATTGTGATATTAAAACATTATTTAATCTTTTTAGATACATTATTTTATTTACATCTATTTTATTTTTAATTTTTAGATCATATAATATTATAAAAAAGGTTGGTATGAATATTAAAAAACATACAAATTCAATCCATTCTAAAAATTTTGAAATAGTAATAACATCAAATATTGTTAGTGGTTTTATTAAAAGGAATATAAACATAATTATTGATGTTAATATAAATGTGTTGTTATATTTATTATTCATATTCTTTATTTATTTTTAGTATATATAAAAAAACCACCTAAAATTTAGGTGGTTTTTTTTATTGTTTTGATTTGATTCTTCTAATGTATAGCCCAAATTGATTAGAAAATTTATTTTTCTAATTTTTTCTTGTTCACTGATAATTTTTTCTTTTCGCATTTTTAATTTTATTTTTTAGAAATAATCATCTTAAAAATCATCTTCGTCCCCTTAAATTATAATCAATATTTTGTTCATTCATCAATTTGATTAATTGATCTTTTGCTTTTTCTGTAATTACAATCATATTTTTATTTTATTTTATTTAGATATACTTTGTCATTAGTCCAAGCAAAAAGTCTATATTGATTATAATATTTTGATTTTTTTAAATCATCAATTTTCCCAAACCCTATAACTTCGTTACTAACCAATAAATCTGTCATACTTTCAATTTGTTCAATTTTAGTGGATTCTATATCTATATCATCATATTCGTCTGTTGCAGTTTCTACTTCATCATATCCACTAATTTTCAAATCTTTTATTATCTTTTCATCTGAATAATATCTATATGAACTGCTCTTTAAATACCAATCATTTATATTAAGTAAAAAAGTCCACGCTATAATAGAATTATCATCAATTTTTACTTCATAAGAATTTCTACCCCAAATATTAACCATTGTTACACCACTTTCATTAAACGCTTTTTCATCCATAAAATGTACACAATTAGTTTTATCAGGAAATCCTTTATTCACAAGTGCATCATTGATTATTGATGGTCCAATCATTCGGACTCTTTTAGTTGGTTGATATTCACCATTTGAATTACCATTTAATAAATCATAATGGGAAAGTCTATAGAATGTTGGTGTATTTACCCAAGATTCAAATAATTTTAAGTGTTTCAATTTATTTTCATTTATTTTTTAAAAATCATCATCTTCAAAATCATCTTCATCTTCATCATCTTCAAAATCATCTTCATCATCAAAATCTTTATATTCAATTACATCATTATCTTCAAAGAACTTAATTAAATTCTTTGTTTCTTTTAAAAGAAGACCAGTATCTTTTATTTTTATAATATCATTATCTATTATTTCAAATTCTATTTTATTATTTTCTTCTAAGAGTTCTAAATAATCAAATACTGCATCTTGTTCAAAACATTCATCTAAGCTGTAATATTTATTCAACATTATATTTCTTTAAATTTTTTTGCTATTAGTGTATTAGCTAATATAGGTTTTTTTTCAGATCCATCCCATTGAGCAGTTATTCTAAAATTATCATCTATTAAACTAACATTAAAATAAACATTATCTATTCTAAATGTAGCATAAGTAGATTCAATTTTAATTGGTTCAATTTCTTTTTCAGTGTCTAAATCAAATCCATCAATTTCTTTTATGAATTCAAACCTTTCGTTGTAATCATAATAGTATTTCTTTAGTATTTTTAGAAATGGTTCATGCTCTTTAATAACTTCATTTTTTCTAACACCAAATACATCTTTATATTTAAATCCAATTGTTATATGAAAATCTTGTTTAGGTAGATTATATCTAGTTCTTATAGCATCTGATTTTTCTGAATTTACTACAATAAAATAAGCACAGTTTCCTGACTTTTCTGCTTTACCCACACCCATCAATTTAAGATCATCTATATTATAATCAAAAGCAGCATCTAATGAACTAACAAATTTATCAATGCCAAATTCCTTAGATAAGTTATTATAGTCCATAACATTAATGACAGTAATGTGATGTGATCCATGATCTCTATTTTGTTGATTCTTAACATATATATCATAATCTTCAACACCTATTATATTTTTTAATATATCCAGGAAAGGCTGAACAATTGTTTGTGGTATTTTTATTCCAAGATAGTTGTTTCCAACAGTATCTTTAATATAATTTAATCTATTAATTTTCATTTTTTTCAATTAATTTTTTAAAATTATCAGATTCCATTCTTTTAATAGTGTCACCTAATTCCTTTCCTTTTATCCCCTTAGCCATTAATTCTTCAGCAGATACACTTGGTGTATATTCTAAAAATTTAATGAACATATTATCATTTAAATCATTAATATTAAACCAATCAAGGATAACACTATCTTCACAATGTGAAGAGTTTTTCATTTTAAATAAGTTGAATGCATTATCTGGTGATAAATTAACTAAGTTAATTAGGAATAATGCTTTAGAAACAACATCACTATCAAATTTATATGTTTGAATTAATCTTTTTTCTAAATCTGATAGTTTATCATTTTTAAAAAGGTTAGCAATATATGTTACAAAAAACTTACAATCTTTAACTTCTTTATTTACTAAAGCATTTGGAAATATATGTTCAAATAATCCAAACTCAATAAAATAGTTAAGGTAAGTTGTGTATGATTTAGCTTGTTTCCAAGCTTTCTTCATTTCATCATAGATTCTTTCCTTTGAAATTATTTTAAGGGTATCAGCATTTTCTTTAATTGCATCAGCAGTTTTTTCATCAATGGAAAAATTGTATCTACAAGAAAATCTCAAAATTCTTAAGATTCTAAGTGAATCTTCAATAATTCTTTCAGAAGGTTCACCAACAAATTTGGTAATTTTGTTTTTAATATCTTCTTGTCCGCCAACTAAATCTACAATTTCTTTTTTATCCAAATCAAAAAACATAGCATTATAAGTGATATCACGTCTTTTAACATCTTTATCAATAGTTGTAAAATTAACACTATTTGGATTTCTTGATTTCCCTAATTTAGTATCATAAACATCTTCTCTAAAAGTTGCAATTTCCATTCCTTCAGGTTGGTCATCTGTAAATACTACAACAACACCAAATGCTTTACCTTGAAGGTTAGTTTTGTAATCTTTAAGAATATCAATAACTTCATCTGGAGTTGCATCAGTACAAAGGTCAAAGTCTTTAGGTTTTTCGTTATTTAAGAAATCCCTAACAGCACCACCAACAACATATAATTTTTTATTATTAGCTGTAAATAATTTATGTAACACTTTAACTGAATTTGGAATTATGTCCCACATAGTTTTTTGATTTTTAGATTCTAAGAATTTGTTGTAATTTTTTATAAACATATAAATATAAGAGTATTTTTTAATATATAAAATATATATTAAAAAAAATTATTATAAATGAGATATATCAAAGTATTTGAACATTATATAAAGTCAGAAGATATTATAAAATGTATAGAAAATGGTGGAACTATTGAAACTAATATAGTTAAAGGCTTATTTGACAATCCAACAGAAGTTAGACCAATCTCCATAGATGGTGATGAAGTAACAGTTGAAATAGATAATAAGACATATGATGTTAGTATTAATGATATAAAAAAAATAAATTTATAATATTTTTTTTAATATATAAGTAAATGATTAAATAAATAAATATGGCTAAAATAAAAAAATTTGAAAATTTCATAAAAAGTATTTATGAATTAAAATCAAGTGATTTAATTGGAACTTATCTTGAACCAAAATCAAGTGGTTATAGTGATGGTAAAAATTTAAGTTTAGTAAGAAAAAAGTATGGAAAACCATTTGAAGATTCTTCAAAAACGAGTGGTGTTAATTGGGGATTGAAATTTGAAAGAACTGGAAACACTTTTAAAGTTAATTTCCCAGAAGATTTTAAAAAAAATTTCAAAGAACTTGGTAGAAATTTGGATATAAAAAAATCATATGATGATAAATCTGGATTTTCTAAAGGTGATAGAAATGGTGATTCAAGAATCCCTAAAGAAAGAGATGTGATATTTCCAAAGGGGTTTGAGCATTTGTATAAAAAATACAAAAGTTTAGATTTTGATCCAAATAAAGTTGATTTTAAAAGGTTGGAAAATATAGTAATAACAATAGGTCACAATGATGAAGAAAAATATAACAGAACACATTTTGGTGGTGGAATTCCAAATGAATTTCTGGGTATTGGATTAGGTTATATTATATATGAAGAATTCATTAAACATTTAGGGTATGCAAGTTCTAAAGATAATGCAAGTTCATCAGCAAAAAAAGTGTGGTCAAAAATAGCCACTGATCCCGATTTTTATTCAATTGTTGGTAATGGTATTTTTGTAGTGTGTAGAGATAGGGTTGATGAATTTAAATCAATAATAATAGATTATATAAAATATGAAAAAGATAATTCTGCTAGTAAGTTAAGAATAAGTCAAGGCTTGAAGGATACACTTTTTAAAGAAGATTTAAACTTTTTTAAAGATTCTAATATATTTGATATTCTTGATGATAATGATATATTTGATATTTACATTCATCATAAAAAAAATAATGAAGATGTTTCTATTCTTGACGAGCGAATAAATAATTATATATATAAAATTTTATATAGGGGGGGTGAAGAAGAAATAAAAAAAATTGAAGATTTTATATTAGAATTTAAACCTAATTTAAAAAAATTTGAAATACCCAAAGATCATATAGACTCTATTTCCTACAATATATCAAAACTTTCACAAAGTTTTGATTTATATGGACTATTTCCGGAACCTCTTTCTATGATTTTATTCATACATAAGATAAAGAAAGAAATTGATTCAGAGAATAAAGATGAGATTCAAAAATTAAAGTCCAATGATTATTTTAAAGACGATAATTTAAAAAAATCATTGATAAAAAAATATGTGGATATATATCCAAATAGTTTAAAAGATATGTATTACTACGATTTTGTAAGTCTATCAGAAATAATAGAAAATGTATCTGATTTAAGTTACCATTACAAAGAAGATTTAGGTAAATATGCAATAATAAAAGCTTTGGAGGAAAAAAACAGTGAAAAATTAGAAGCTTTACTAATATATTTAGATAAAAATAATTTTTTACCTAAAGACACAATTTATATTTATGGAAAGTTAGAAGATTTAATATTAAAATGTGACACAAATGATATAATAAAATTAATTTCTAATAATATTTTTTCACCATATAGTATTATAAGTTTATTTAGTTCAAATAAAAAACAAAATAATAAATTAGCCGAATATTTAATAGATAATCCAGAAATTATGGCAAAAGTTCCTGATGATGAAAAATACATTAATGATATAATAACTGATATAATAACTGATAAAAATCTCCTTAATAAACTAAAGGAAATAAAAAAGGCAAATTTAAGTAATCCAAGTAATGCAGAAGAAAGGTATGAATATTTTAAACTTTCTTATCCGGATGATAAGCCAGAAGAATTATTAAAATGGTTATACGATAAAGGTGAAAATCAAAGTCGTGATAATTTTGTAGCTTATATAATAGGAATGTATTTCATACAAGATAAACAAAAGATACTTAATTTTATTAGCAAAGATAATTTGGAAAAAGTAACTGATTTTATTTCTGAAATCATAAATGGAGATGGAACAATTTTATTTGTTGATAATAATGATAAACTTAGTGAAGAAATAGATAATATTGAACTTAGTAAACTTATTACTATTGATAATTCAAATAAATTTTATAAATTTATTTTTGATTACATAAAAGACGAAAAAGCCAAAACGAAAATTTTAAATTTTCTATCAAAAAAATCAAACGAAAATTTAATTCTTAATTACCATAAATTCAAAAATAAATAAAAATAAATCTGTAAATTTTTAAATTTACAGATTTATTTTTAAGGACACTTTCTAAATTTATTACTACCACATACTTTGTGACCAATTATCTTCTTCATCATCAGTCCATTCTCCTTCATAATCCAAAGCAGGTAGGTTTAGAAATTTAGCAATATAATCACAATCATCATCATTGATATAATCAAAAATAGCTTCTGAACTACCTTCATCATCATATCGTGAATAATCAGCCATTCTATTTAAAATATCAGAAATACTTTCGTCACTACAAGTTTTTGATAATTCTTTAAGATAAGAACCATCCCCAAAGTATTCACAAGGATGTTCAGAACTACCTTGGCATTCTGATTTATACATTGTGCAAATTCTTTTAATTGCGCTTACTAATTTTGGATCTTGATTAGAACCAAAGTTTTCAAAAGTTTTTAAGTTTATCATATTTATTTTTTTTTTATATATAATTATATATAATTTACGAAAAATGATTTTATTGCAGTTAGTATTAACCTTTGTTAATAACACAAACTGTTCCTGGCTTTTCCAACTGTTCATCAAAACTCATTGGTTGGCATTTTATGCAAGTGCAAATTATTGGCAATGCTTTACTTTTAATTTTTTTCATTATGTTTAAATTATTTTTTTATTTTTAATCTAATAAAATATCTAATAAAATATTTCTTATAAATTGTATATCAACATATTGACTTAAATCAAAACTTTCTGATTTAATCTTATAACCACAATCTGTTCTATATATTCTTAATTGTTATAAAATGACATATAGTTATTTTCTGATGATTTATTAAACCTATCTACATACTTTTGAACTATATAAATTCTATCTTCTATCTTATAGGAATTTGATATTAATTTTACTATTTTAGTATGGTGTTTATTTAACATTAAACTATTTAGCAAGAAATTTTGCAGTTTCGCAAAGGGATTCTGTTACATCTTCGTTGTTTTCTTGTTCGTCAAGAAAAGATTGAATTACTTCATTTTCTTCATCAGAAAACTCATCTTTATCCCATTGAATATCACCAGCTAAGACATATTTGCCTTTAGCATAACCAGATTCAAGAATAGAAAAATCTTTTTCATTAGCAGTAAATTCAACATAAATTGATTTGCCGGATCTTTTGATATTATATACAGAGATTATCATAGTAGTTTATTATTTTTGTGTGTGTTCAGTATATATAACGAAACGAAAGGTCAAAAAGTTCAAATTATTTTATCTTTTTGATGAAATAATTTTTCTATCGGAAATTTAAGCATTTTTATTTAATCATCTTTAAACCACAACTTTCAAGAAAATCTTTAGGTTCAGCAATTTCCATTATAGTAAATTCTTTTTTTGCCATAAGTTTATCAGCTTTCTTTTGGTCTACAACCATTGTACAAAAATAATGTGTAGCAGGTTTTTCGCCTGATGGTGACAATTGAATTGTCAAAATTTTATTGTTACCTTCTTTTTGTCTTGCAGCTTCTAAATTAGAAGCATCGCATAAAATACATATTCTCATAATTATTTAGTTTTTATTTTTATGATTGGGATGTTACATTTACTACATTTAAAGTACCTTTTCCATCAATATACATCAATTTTGTACTACCTGTTGAATCGTTGAAAATTGTACAAGAAGTTGGGTCAGTTACAAAAGTTGTCGTTGTAGCCGCCTTGCCATTAACTGAGACTACTAAATCATCACCATCTTTTCCTCCAAAAAGAGCACCACTAATAGTGATTGTATCACCGATGACATAACCATAACCAGCATCGTTAATAGATGCACTTACTACATTACCACGAGAAACAGTAACGGCAATGGTGCAATTTTGACCAATCCCTGAGGTACTTTTTTGACTTCCTACGTATGTATCATCTGCACTACCTGGGGTTGGAAAATTATCTTCAACAATACTAAGTAATCCACCTTGTTGGCTTCTAAAATCGTTACCGCTAACAGAAACTTTAATATCATTATTTTGGAATTCAAAACCTATCGTATTATTTATAAAACTATCACAAATAACATTAGAATAGAAGTCTTCGCCTATGGTATTACCTTGGAAATTATTTCCAATCTTATTGCCTTTTCCGCTTGCTCCACTGTAACCAAAATTACTCGCAACTGTATTATTATTAAATATATTAGCAATTTGATTATAACCAAAGTTTTCTCCTATGTTATTAGAAAAAGTATTATTTCCAATAACATTATAAGTAAAACTATCTCCAGTTCCATTAGAATAAAAATCATTTCCTATTTGATTATGTGTAAATTGTCCTAATGTTGAATTACCTTTAAAATTATTTCCAATTACGTTATCTTCAAAATTTCCTGCGCCAATGTCTTCAAAGTCACCAATTGTGTTATTATTAAAATAATCTTTTATTCTATTATCATAAAAATCTTGATAAATTACATTTTGATTAAATCCATTACCGACATCATTACCTTGGAATTCACGGTATATTAGATTATTATTAAATTGATTACCTATTTGATTATTTTGAAAATCAAAACCCCAATCGCTATCCAACCAATTGTTATTGAAGTCATTTCCTATTTGATTTCTATAAAAACTACTATTAATAATATTGTTATAACAATAATTTCCTATTCGGTTATTGTTACAATCGTCATTAAAAGTATTGTTATAAGATCCATTTCCAATGGTATTGTTATTATATTCCCCAATTTTGAAAACATTATTTGCAAGAAGAAAATCGCCTTCACTATCTTCAATGTGTAAATTACAGTAATCTCCGATATAATTATTTATTGCTCTACTTTCATCAATTGCATCACCGAATGTGGTGTACAAATTAAAATCTGTTGGGTCATCAACATTACTTCTATGGTAACTATCGTAATTTCCTGAATTAGCAATATAAAATTCACCGCTTCCACCAAAGGAATTAATAGATAATCCGCTTACAGTCATCAGGGTATCTGAGTCTATTAACTCAATTCTAAAAAATCCTTCAACTGAATTAGGATAAGCAATAACCTGTCCTACTGAATAATTTGTGAATGTTGTACCTGCTCCATTTACAGTTCCATCATTTAATAATTCCATTGTACCCGTTTGAGGTGTTTCTCTACTGAAGTAATAGAATCTATATCTTTTAAATTCAATAGTTCTGTGGTCGTAATCTGTTCGGTTGTTATAGTTATCAACTCTTTCAGTAATTCTACCAAATGCAAGCTCAGCAGATTCGGTTGAGCTATAAGTAACATCATACTTGATTTTATCATTTGGATAAGCTGGTTGATAAGCATCAATTGCCAAAGTATTGGTTGATGTTGCCAGAACCACGATTGGTTCGACTGTACCTTGAAAATACGAAGCATTCGAAACCACAATAGCACCTTTGTTTTGGTCGTAGTCAGGTCGGTCATAACAAGTTTGAAAATCTGTTATTAAATAGTGTTGTCCAGGAACTAAATCGTTTGTGTCAATTAAATTAACAAGTTCAGCATGGGTAACTTCAGTAAGGTTATTAACATACAATAAATTATCATCCATTTCTTGAATGGTGAGTTTACTACCTTTGGTTTGTCTTAAAATTAGTGGCATTTTTAGTGTTATTTTATTTTTTATTATCCAAATGTGATTACTTTACATCCATTTCTTGAATGGTGAGTTTACTTCCTTTTCCTTGTCTTGTAATTAGTGGTATTTTTTAGTGTTATTTTTTATTCAAAGTGATCATCAACATAGTCGTTTACTACATACTGATTTTCATCATTATCTTGAATAACTCTACCACCAGCAGCACCAGCAGCCGCAGCAGCCGCAGCAGGATTAAAGTTACTAACCTTTTCATACATCTTCATTTTCAGAAGATATTCCTGCCTTTGTACTTCTTTTTGTTCATTTAAAAATCTTTCTTGAGCTTGTTGCTGTTGAATTTGAGCTTGTCGTTGAGCTGCTTGTTTACTCAAAATATCATCAATTGATTTACCTGTCATAAAATAAAGGAATATATTTTTTATATACTATATATAAAAAATATATTCCTTTTATTTTATCTTTTTGATGAAATAATTTCTGTATCGGAAACTTGGTTTGGTATTTGTTTTTCAAATTTATAATTCCATTTTACAAAAGAATCTGTAAATTCTTTGTTTGTCATAATTATAAACATTTTTATCTTGTTAGAATTTAAATTACAAAATTCGTTCCATTTCATATCAAATAAATTTTTTGGTTTAAGAAATATTTTGTGTGTGTTATCTATAAATAGTAGTTTGAAAAGTTCAAAACATAATCTTTTAATTTTTTTAAATAATCTAAATCATGAACTTGTCTATAAATTTCTGCTTTTTGATATTTTGTAATAGCTGCAATACTTATAGGTTTTCCCCAATGATAATGTATAGCATTATCTATATAACTTTCTTTTTCTTTATGGGTTAAGTTATCCCACCATTTGTTTATTGCTACTGTATTCATCTTTTTATAAGATTTATTTTAGAAAGTTCCAATATTTCCATACATTTTTGTAAATTACTAAATCAAATCTAACTGTTCCCAAAGTTTCTTCACTTAATAAGTTTTTATGCATATTTGTATATACTTGTTTACCATCAATAAAGGTTTCTCTAATATTTGATACACACTTATTGTTGTCACCAAATATAAATTCAAAAAAATTATCAAGATTTTCTTTTATTTGTTTGGCTTCCAAAATAGAGTTAAGTCCACCAACAATAATATAACTTGTTCCAAATACATATTCTTTTTCTGAAAGATAAATCATTGCTGAATTTTCACTTTGGATCTTTTCAAATCTTTTAAATCCATTATCTTTAAGCGTTTTAGTTATATAAGTTGTTAATTGTCTGGACGAGTTGAATTTTTTAGCTAAAATTTCCATATATTTGTATGTTTAATGTTTAACAAAGATAGTAAACATTTTCAATATAAAAAAATTTATTTTTTAAATATTACTAAATATTCAATACATAAAGCACCTTTAGCAACATCTTTAAATGTTTTAGATACTATTTCACCATCAAACTTATTCTTTACCCACATGGCAATCTTATATGCTTCTGTTTTAAACAGACATAGCCCATCTTCTTCGGAATATAAGTCGGTTCTCTTTAAACCTTCCCATAAGTCATCTCTTGGAACATCTTGTTTCATATATTCATCAGTTAGACCATGTCTTATTAAATCTGTTACTATTTTATCATCCATTATAGTAATTCTATATTTACCTTTTGATGATTTTTCTATTGGATAGTTAGATTTTAACTTATCATTAATATCATTTAAAGTTTCAATATCAGAAAATATTTTAAAACTTTTATGATTTATAATTTCTGATGTGGCTATTATCTGTCCTAATGTTATTAATTTTTCATCTGATAAATCACTGGAAAAGTATTGATTATCAACATCAAATTTTCTATTTTTACATTCTTGTGAACAATATTTTAATCTACCAAGCCTAATATAAGATTTATTATTATGGTAAAATACAGCATTACATTTTTGGCATATGGTTTCATATTGTCTAACTTTTGATTTACCACTGCATATATATGAACAATATTTACTATTTATTGTTTCTTTGTTGCATACTAAACAATTATTCATCTAATAGATTATTTATATTTTTATATCTATTATAAAGATTAAAATTTATTTGTTTATTTTAGTCTGAAATATTAAATGATATGCTATTGTGTACATTAGATATATTGTTTTAATAAAGTTTAATTTTTAAAAAAGTGCAAGATCATGATATATTATATAAATATTATATTGAAAAAACCCACCAAATTTTGGTGGGTTTAAAAAAAAATTTAATTGAAATCTACTATTTCAATATCAAAAATTAAGTCTTTTCCAGCAAGGGAATGATTTGCATCCAAAACCGAATATTCATCTAAAATTTCTTTTACAAGAACATTTATTATTTGACCATTGCTATCTGCTTGTAGCATCTGCCCTACTTGGACATTTTCAGGTAGGTTTGAATTTGGAACTTGGAGGACATATTCTGGTAAATGTTCACCATATGCTTCTTTTACAGGAATATTAATAGTGAATTTATCACCTTTAAATTTACCGATTAAACCATTTTCGAATCCTGGTATTACTTGGTTTGTACCTATTTTAAATTCCAATGGTTCTCTTCCTTCTGATGAATCAAATTTAGTACCATCTTTTAGTTTTCCAGTATAATGAACTAGAACTGTGTTTCCGTTTTTAATCATTTTTAATCATTTAATTTTATAATAATTGTATGATTAAAAATGATTAAGTTTTAGTAAAAGTTATTTTCATTATATATATTCCATCATGTCTGAAATAATCATAATTGTTTATTTTATAATTTACCTCTTCTGCTATTCTTGGGAATCTTTCTTTTATAATTTTTTCAATAATTAAATCTTTACCCAAATCTTTATATTCCGGTTTTTTATATGCTGCTTGCCAACAAGCTCTTACCCAACCTTCCCAATATATAAATTCATTTCCATTATTTTGTATATATGTTTGGTCATCATATCCATCCCAATCATCTATTAAGTCATTATAATCAGGTAATTCAATATTATAATCAGGATTTTCCTTACAATTTTCTAAAAAATCATTAATTAATTGTATTCTTATAATATCAGATTGATATAAATTTGTATAATCTTCAAATAATTTTAAGTATTTCATATGTAGGTATATCCTTGTATTTTTTCTGGTAGTTCAACTGATCTATCATAATATTCATTAAAATCTTTTAAAGCTTCTTCTAATAAGTGTCTAACTATTTTACCATCTTTTCTTATAAAATTATATGTTTCTTGATATTCTAAATATCTAACAATACAATTAAATAAACATACAACATCATATATTGGATTATCGGTAATCCAAATGTCACCATCAATTTCTTCTGGATAACCTTCTAAAGTGGTTAAATTATTACAAGAACAATTTAAATCACCAACTGAATTAGGACAACCTATTAAATTGGTTAATTGATTACCAGCACAATCAAAATCACAACCAACATAATTTGGACAGCCTTCTAAATTTGTTAAATTATTATTATGACAATAAAAACTACCATCTACATGATTAGGACACCATTCTAATGATGTTAATTTATTATAAGAACAATCAAAAGAACCACCTACTTCTTTTGGACATCCTTCTAGATTAGTTAATTGATTCTTTGCACAATCAAAACTACCAGAAACTTTATTAAATTTAAGTGGTAGTTTTGTTAAATTTAATTTATAAAAATTAACATCACCATCAACATCAATAGAACCATCTGGATTTATAGTATAATTGGCTATCCAATATTCTTTACAAATTTCATCAATTTCTAATCTATTGAAGTTTTCAAATAATTTTAAGTATTTCATATATAAGTATATCCTTTTATTTTATAGATTGTTGGAATTGATACATATTTTTTATAATATTCATTATAATCTTTTAAAGCTTCTTCTAATAAGTGTCTAACTATTTTATTGTCCTTTCTTAAAAAATTATATGTTTCTTGATATTCTAAATAAATCTTAACATCACCAAATAATCTTGTTATAAAGTTTATAGGATTGCTATTACAAGTAAATTCACCACCTATTTCTTTAGGACCTTCTAATGAAGTTAATTTGTTTGCACCACAACGAAAATTACCACGAACTTCATCTGGGCAACCTTCTAAACTTGTCAATTTATTACCATTACAATGAAAATTCCCACCAACATAATTCGGACATCCTATTAAACTGGTTAATTTATTAGCTACACAAGAAAAATTATCACCAACATAATTAGGACATCCTTCTAGATTAGTCAATTTATTCCAAGAACAATCAAAACTTCCATAAACTTTATTAAATTTTAATGGTAATTCAGTTAAACTTATATCGGATAACCAAACATTCCCATCAACATCAATAGAACCATCTGGATTTATAGTATAGTTTTTTATGTTATATTTTCTACAAATTTCATCAATTTCTGATTGATTGAAGTTTTCAAATAATTTTAAGTATTTCATATAAATATATATTATTTTTGAAAATCAGAAAGTATATTTATGATATATACTTTTATGTATAATGTATATTTAATTTCAACAGATGATGGGTGTAAAATTGGCTTTACTAAAAGAAAAGTAGAAGATAGAATAAAAGAATTTAAAACTGGAAATTCAAATGACTTCAAAATAATATCAGTTTTTAAGTCTGAATATGGAACAAAAATTGAAAAAATCCTACATAATAAATACAAAACAAAAAAAATAAAAGGTGAATGGTTTCTTTTAGAAAAAGAAGATATTGATAATTTTATTAATGAATGTAAAAAATCACATGAAATTTTAAAAATTTTAAATGATGAAAATACATATATAAAAAGAAAACAAATTCCATAAAAATAATATAATAAATATGCAATCATTAAAAGAAGCTTCAATAAGACAATATGTTTCCAACATTGATTGGAAACGAGATAATTGGAATTATAATATTCTTGAAGAAGATATGAGAAAATTTCTTGGGGAAAGACCAACATTAGATGTTAAATATCTAAAAGATGTTATGGTAAATGAGTTCACAGGTGAATCAAAAGAAATAACCAAATTAGCAAAAGTATCAATTATATTTACTGATACTGATGATAAAATAAAAAAAATAGAAATTTTAGTAGATTAATATTATGAATATAAACCAAATTAAAAATATTTATTTAGACCTAAACCTTATAAAAGATGGTACTTCTTTTTTCACAGAAAAAGAAATTGATAGAATATACTCTATGTATCAAAATATGTTATCTCATATTGTTGATGGTCGACCTGAGATGGGTGAATCATATTATCATACATTAAATAATATTGGTGTTTTGAAAAATATAATAGAAGAAAATAGATCTAAAAAATTAGATGAATTAGATGTTTAATATATCAATTTTAGAATATTTGGGTAAACTGGAAAATGGTATCTTAGTAATGATAAGTATTATATATGATGATGTATATTATGAAGGAACTTTCTTTTATAATGATAGTGATATCTTATTGACTTTTCCTGATGATTTGGAAAGTATAGTTGGTGATATTACCAAACATAAAGAATATGTTTCAATATTAAAAGATTTATTAAATAGAGTTGTTCCTTATAATGAAATGTTTGATAGATTAGATAATGTAGATTTTACTAAATGGGTTGAAGGATATATTGATTTAGAAGATGGTGATGCTGAATATTTAGATTAAAAAAAGGACTGTAAATTAATTTACAGTCCTTTTAAGTTTAATTATCATCTTCTGTTGCATCTTTGAAAAAGATTGTTGAATCTATTTTTTGTAGAAAATCTCTTGCTGCAAAAAGTCTATCAGTTTCCTTTCTTAGCCAATCTTTAGCAATTTCATATGGTTCAACACCTTTGTTCATAGACATAACACAACTAAAGTTTTTATCTTTAAAGTATTTCAAAGCAAATTCTTTTCTATCTTTGTTCATAGAAACAAAAACCTGGTATAATTTTTTAATATCGTTTACTTTTTGGTCAAGAACTTTTTTAACAATATTAATAATTTTATTGATTCTTTCGTGGGTATCTTTCTCATCTTCTGGTATTTGCCCTAACAAATCATCTATCATATCATCTAAGATATATCCGATTAATATATTTTCTCTATATAAATCATTTGTTAATAAATTGTGGCGAGCTACATACCACGGTGTTTTGAGCTTAAAGAATAAATCATTTCCATTAGAATCTTCGGTTTGAACAATGATTCCTTCCTTATCTACTTGTGTAGCAGTTACTTCAATTAACTTATCCAAATCTTTTTCATCATCTTCAAAAGGTGCAATTTTAATAGAACCGATTTTGTCCATATGATTTTTTAAATCAATATGTTTTCCTGTTTTATTATCACGCATTCTTAATAAGATTAGATCTTCATCTAAATATCTTAGAACAATTCTGTTTGCTGGTGATACATATTCAAATATTGGTATGATGTCATTGTTTAAGCACCAATCAACAAACTTTTTTATTTTCGGTCTGTTGTTATAAACATAGTTTATACCATTAGCTTGTTCGTTGTCAAATCCCATCTTAGATTTACCAACTACTTTTCCATTTGGAAGCTTGATAAATGATGCAATGCTTCCATCTTCTTTGTTATTTACAAATTTTATTTTATAGTTTTTTATAACTGAATACATAGATTCAGGAACTTGATTTAAGTTAAAAAACTTTTCAAGTAAAACATATCTATTATATAGTGTTCCATCTGTGTTAAAAACAAATGATAAACCACGCATTTCTTTTCCAGAGACGCTTGGTTTAGAAGGCAAAGGTGTAACGAAATCGCTATATTTTGCTAACCTATAGTTGAAAAGCGAAACAGGATAGGATTCAACTATTAATTTAGTTTCATAAAAAGGAGATTCATCCTGGGAGCATATCTCAACACATTCTTCATACGTTGGTATATATACATTTGAAATTCTCACTTCTTCTTTTATAAACTCTAAATATTTCTTTAGTTTCATTTATTATATATTATTAAATTTTATTAATTTTATTACTTACGTCTAGTAAAATTATCTATATCTGGTATATTTGAGTATAATTCATTTAGCCAACCACTTTTTACACATTTTCCATAAGCTCCTTTTCCGAATTTTTCAAACTCTTTCCTAGTTTTATATTTTAAAGCCTCTTCAATACACTTTTCTAATGTCCAATTGTTGTTATTAGCATATTCTAAATTTTCACACACCTCTTCTAACCACCCTTTGCTTTGACAAGCCCAGTAGGCATTTGGTGATTTAATCCTAAACTCTTTATTTGTTTTGTATTTTGATGCTTCCTCAATACACTTTTCTTTTGTCCATATAGGAGTATGACCACCAACTGCGCCACATTTAGATCTATTTAATAAAATCCATCCATTATTTTCATACTTATTCTTTTCTATTCCTTCTAATTCAGAAGCTTCCTTTGTATCAATATACTCTGTTAGTTGAATTAATTTTGGGGATATCCCCGTTCTATCTATGTGGTATCGAACCGAACTTCTATTGGACTTATCTGTCCTCAAATGATTTTTAAATCTAACCTGTATATTATATGTTAGACCAATATAAGCATGATTATCAGAAAATTCAATAGCATATATACATCTTTTATATCTATTACCAACTATAATCATATGTGAACATATCTCATCTATCCATTTATTTTTACGAGCAGTGACACAAGCACTAATTGAATTTTTTTCAAATTCAGTTCTTGTTTTATATTTTAATGCCTCTTCCAAACATCTTTCTTTTGTCCAATATCCCTTTGGTTTTTCTCCAGGTAAGTGTTGGCAAACTTCATCTAACCAACCTCTTTTAACAGATATAGAATATGCCGTTCTTGATTTTATTCTAAAGTCTCTCCTTGTGGTGTATTTTATAGATTCTTCTTTACATCTTTCTTTTGTCCAATATCCTAGTGGAAGAGTTTCCACTTTGGAAGGCATATGTAAACATATTTCATCTATCCATTCACCTTTTAATGATGTATGGTATGAAGTAATAGAATTATCTCGAAATTCTTTCCTTGTTTTATATTTCAGAGCTTCCTCTTGGCATCTTTCTTTTGTCCAGTATCCTTTTGGATTTAACAATTGAACCATATGTGAACAGATCTCGTCTATCCATTTATTTTTCAATGCGGCTCGATATGCTTTTTTTGATTTTTTTTGAAATTCACCTCTAGTGTTGTATTTTAGAGCCTCTTCCAAGCATCTTTCTTTTGTCCAATATCCTTTCGGTTTTATTTTCATATACTATATATAAAAATCAATCTCCTTCCTTTATTTAAAAATAGATATATTATACCACTAATTAATTTCAGCGTTGCTACCCAATTAAATATTTCATATTTAGGTAATAACTTATATTTTGATAAAAAAGTTCCAAGTATTTTTAATATATATAAAATATGAATTATGATGAATGTGTTGAATTGCCAGAAAAAATAGAAGGATATACTTATATATGAAATACATAAAATTATTTGAAAACTTCAATAAATCAGAAATTGATTCTATGTGTAGATTCTTTGGGATAAAAAATTATTCAATAAATTCTGATGGATCAATTGATGTTAATGGTAATATTGATTTAGCATTTAAAAAGCTAACTGAAATCCCATTAAAATTTAATAGAGTTAGTGGGAATTTTATATGTTGGATTAATAAATTAACAAATTTAGAAGGAAGTCCGAATTATGTTGGTGGGGATTTTGATTGTTCAGAAAATAACTTAATCAGTTTAGATGGTTGTCCAAAAGAAGTTGGTGGTTATTTTGTGTGTAGTGATAATCCAATAACACCAATAATAAATTTATTTGATAGAAATATTAAGACTTATTTAGAATATCAAGAAACATATAATTTTTTAAGAAAAGATTGTAAAATTATTAAACATAGATTAATAGAAGCTTTAAACGATTTTAATGAATATTATAATCAATCAGTTGAATTACCAGAAAAAATAGAAGGATATACTTATATATGAAATACTTAAAATTATTTGAAAACTTTAATCAATCAGAAATTGATAAGATTTGTAAAAAATATAACATTCAAAACTACACAATAAATCCTGATGGATCTATTGATGTAAATGGTCATGTTTTGTTAGGAAAACAAAAATTAACAGAGCTTCCACTTAAATTCAATATAGTTTCTGGGGATTTTTATTGTTATATAAATAATTTAACATCTTTAGATGGATCACCAACATATGTTGGTGGAGGATTTTATTGTTCTGATAATAAATTAAAATCTTTAGTTGGTTGTCCAAATTATGTTGGTGGGAATTTTTATTGTGATTATAATCAATTAACCAGTTTAATGGGTTGTCCTAAAGAAGTTGGTGGGGATTTTTATTGTTCTTATAATCCAATAAGCCCTATAATAGATTTATTTGATGATGTTAAGATATATTTAGATTATCAAGAAACATTTAATTTTTTAAGAAAAGATTGTAAAGTAGTTAAACATTTATTAGAAGATGCAATTAAAGATTTTAGTGAATATTATAATAAAAATGTAGAATTACCAGAAAAAATAGAAGGATATACTTATATATGAAATATTTAAAATTATTTGAAAATTTTGATCAATCAGAAATTGATAAGATTTGTAAAAAATATAACATTCAAAACTACACAATAAATCCAGATGGATCAATTGATGTAGATGATAATGTTTGGTTAGGAAAAGAAAAATTAACTAAACTGCCACTTAAATTTAATAGGGTAACTGGTAGTTTTAATTGTATTAATAATCAATTAACTACGTTAGATGGTGCGCCTAAAGAAGTTGGTGGTGATTTTAAATGTTATGGAAATAAACTAACAGATTTAAAAGGTGGTCCAAAATATATAGATGGTGATTATGATTGTAGTTATAATTATCTAACAACATTGGATGGTGTTGCTGAATATGGTGTAGATGAATTTGAATGTGGCATGAATCCAATAAATGATTTGTATAAATTCTTCCCTGATTTAAAAACATATTTGGATTTACAAGATACATATAAGTTTTTAAGAAAAGATTGTAAAATTGTTAGACATTTATTAGAAGAAGTGTTTAGTGAAGAACTTGGTGAAGATATTCCTGATGAAGTATTCCATACATTTAACACTAAGGTTAAGTTAATTGAATTAGGAATTTTATCAAGTAGTGATTTAAAAACAGATTTTATTTTAAAAATAAGACCAGATGAAATTAAAAATTATGTTGATGTTAATACTGATTTATTTGAAAAAATAATGGATGGTGAAGGCTGGGTATATTTAGAATATCATAGCTATGATGGACAATGGGAATATAATTTGCGTTCTTGTTTGGATAATGATAATAAAAAAATTATTAAAGATTATCTAAGTAAAAAAGATAATTTGGAAGAATATGATGATTTAGAAGATATGGTTAAAGAATTGGATGATGATTATACTATAAGGCATATATTAACTTGGACTGAAGATGATATGTTAGTGGATTTAGCAGTTGATTATTATTCTGAAGAATTGAAAAGTACATTAGAATATTATGGTGAAATTATTAAATTTGAATATGGTAGTCCAATTGAGATAAAAGTTGATATAACAAATTTTGATGGCATTATGGATAATATTGAAGAAACTATTGATTACTTAGGAACAGAAGAAGTATCAGAAATATTTAATCATTCTTTATCAGAAGGAATTATAGATATTCCGAAAATAAGAATTGATGATAGATGGGAACCTTCTGTGAGTTGGAAAGACTATAATGTAAATGTAAAAGAAAGATTATTAGATGAATTATAAAAAAAAGACCATTCGTTATGAATGGTCTTTTTTTTTTACTTAACTTCTTCGTAGTTTACATCTTCTGGTTCATCATTTGTCTGATTATCATTATTTGAATTACTATAAAGTTCGGTGCTTATTTTATTCCAAATATCATTTAATGAAGTTATAGCAGAATCAATTTTTTCAATATCTCTTGACTGTTGTGATTCTTTAAGAACTGTTAAGGCAGTTTCTAATGAAGCTTTGTCATCAGTAGATATTTTAGAATCAAATTCTTTAATTTGCTTTTCTGTTTGGAAAATCAAAGAATCTGCTTGATTTACTTTATCTATTTTTTCTTTTTCAAGTTTATCAGATTCAGCATTATCAATAGCTTCTTTTTTCATTCTTTCGATTTCTTCACTTGATAGTTGAGTTCCACCTTGAATCTTTATATTCTTTTCTTTACCAGTTGCTTTATCTTTAGCTGTTACTGTTAAGATAGAGTTGGCATCAATATCCAATATAATTTCAATTTGTGGAACACCTCTTGGTGCTGATAAAACATCCATTACGAATCTACCTAATGATTTATTATCTTTAGCTAAAGGTCTTTCACCTTGTAGAATATGAATTTCTACTGATGGTTGGTTATCTGATGCTGTACTAAAAGTTTCGCTTTTTCTTGTAGGTATGGTTGTATTAGCGTCAACTAATTTAGTCATAACACCACCCATAGTTTCAATACCAAGTGACAATGGAATAACATCTAATAATAGAATATCAGTATTGTCACCACTGATAACACCACCTTGAATTGTGGCACCTGATGATACACAGGTATCTGGATTTAAAGCTTTTGATGGTTTCTTACCAAATAACTTTTCAAGTTTTTCTTGAACCAAAGGTATTCTTGATGATCCACCAACTAAAAGAATTTCATCTATTTGTGAAGCATTTAGATTTGAAGCTTTTAGGGCTGATTTTGATATTTCAATTGTTTTATCAACAATATCATTTGCTAATTGTTCAAATTTAGCTTTAGTTAAAGATATAACTAAGTGTTTTGGAACATTATCAATTGATGTTATGTATGGTAAATTGATATCGGTTGTAGTGCTTCCGGACAATTCGATTTTTGCTTTTTCTGCTGCTTCAAATAATCTTTGGAAAGCCATTGGATCTTTTCTTAAATCAACACCTTCCATTCTTTTGAATTCATCAGCTAAGTGATTGACAATTATCTCATCAATTACTGAACCACCTAAATCCAAATCACCATCAGTTGCAAGTATTTCAAATACACCATCTGCAACATCAACAATTGATAGATCCATTGTTTGCGGTTTTGTTATCGTTAAGCTCTTTATCTTAACTTCTTATACTTTCATATAAGCCCAGACTATATCTTAATGTTTCTTAGTGGTTGAAACATTCCCACTGTTCTTGCGAATTTCATCATATCATTTAAGACTTAGATTACTTTTCGTAGTCGTTGAACCTTTAACCACTTTAATGGTCACTTGGCTGCTGATTATCTAATTCAACAATTTTTTAACATTCACGCTTATTTTTACAAATTACGTTGTAGTATTGTTGACTCTAAAGACTTTCCAGCAATTTAATGGGTTTTTTTAAACTGGAGGCTAAAATTAACCACCAAAATCATAGACTGCATATACCTTTTCAGATTTTGAATCTACATTTAAAATAGCTGCTGTTGGTTCTGCTATAACACGTTCTACTTTAAGACCAGCGATTTCACCAGCGATTTTAGTAGCTTGTCTTTCTTCTGAATTAAAGTGTGCAGGAACTGTAATGATTGCTCTTTCAACATCTTGTCCCAAATATTCTTCAGCAGTTTTTTTCATTTTCTGAATAATAATTGCGGATATTTCTTCGGGTGTATATACTCTATCATCAATTTGGATAGCAGCTCTACCATCAGCATTTACGATTTTATATGGTCTTTTGATATTTTTTACTTCATCAAATGTTTTACCCATTAATCGTTTAATATTAAAGATAGTTTTTTCTGGATTTGTAGCCGCTTGTCTTTTTGCTGCTTCACCTACTTTAATTCCATCTTTGGTGAATGCTACATAAGAAGGAGTGGTTAGACTACCTTCCGAATTTGGTAGTATTTTAACTTCGTTTCCATCATAAATAGAAACAGCCGAATTATATGACCCAAGATCAATTCCAATAATTTTGTTACTTTTGCTCATATTAAGTTTTTTTTTTAATTAATTAATTTCAATTTTTATACCAAATTAAAAATCTGACATATTGTCAGATTTTTAATTAATCAATATACTTTTATATAATTTTAAATGATAAAGTTTAAATATAAACTTCAGAAAATTCACCCTCATCACTATCTAAGCAAATCCATTCTTCATCAAGAAATTCCTCTTCATTTTCATAATCACTTGCTCTAGGTTCTCTATTGGTTAGAAATCTATAAGCGCCATTATAATATTTAAATGTGTCGAGATATGGATAATAGTTATAACTACCTTCTACTTCTACTTGGAAAATTTTAGTTTTTAAATCACCATTTAATATAAATCTAATAGTTCCTTTTGGTGTTTCTTTATAAAACCAATTATTTTGTTCAGCATATTCTTGAAATAGTTTAATATCAGAATCATAATGTGTATAGATTCTATCTAAAACCATTTCTCTTGATGTGGTCTTCCATAGTAATGCACGACCTTTTATTATATCTCTATCATCATCACTATATAATATAACTAAGCTACATACATCTGGATTATTTGAATACATATTGAATATATTGCTATCCATTTCATTCATACAAGATTTTATCAAATTTGTTTCACCTTTTACTTCTTTGTAGTTTTCTTTTTTATAGTATGCTTTAATATCTTCGCCTTTTACTATATCAAAATAGTAAAATTGATTATTTTTCTTATCAATGGATGATTTATATAGATTTATGAAATCTTCAATTTCTTTTGGTGAAATATTAAGATCATTAGATTTTATTATAGAATTTATAACTCTTCCTATTTTAATTGGATTTCTATTTGAATCCCATATATCACCAGTTATTTCCTTTGCTTTTTTATCTAATGTGAATGTTACTTCATCATTATTTGTTTTTGATATATCTAAATAATTATATTTTAAATTAAGATCATTTGTAAATAAACTTAATTGCTTATCATTTTTACTTAAATTTATTAGTAGAAAATCTCTTATTTTACTAGATTTCATTGATTTTAATAAATCAATGAAATCATCAGATAGAATTAATTCACTTTCTAATAATAAAGATTCTAATAGATAATCTTTGTATTTTAAAATCATTTTAGCTATAAATATTTTTATTATATATTAATCTAAATATATAGATATATGAAAGAAGAACTTATAAATATAATAAAAATCTTGGGTATTGGATTGAATGAATTATATGTAGAAATAGATTTAGGATTTCTATATATTCATTCAATTGAATATGTAAAAGAAGATAATTCTATTATATTACATAACTTTATTGGTGATTTGGATGTAGAATTTGATTATGATGATTTGGAAGAATACGAAAAAATATATATTTTTTCATTACTATCTGCTTTCCTATAAAGTCTTTGAAAGTTTAGTAATATATTCTAAATCAACTTCAACAACATCTGCAATTTCTTCAAATGATAATTTGCCTTTATTTAAAAGGTTTATTATCATTTGTTCTTCTTTTTTAGTAATTGATTTAGGTTCAATTTTCAATTCAATCTTATCATTATGTGCAATTTCGGTCAATTTAATCAAGTGTCCTAAATAAAAATCAATACCATTTTCTAATATCATTATTTCATCATATTTATATGTATATTTTTCTTTTTCATAGAAAAATATAATAGTATTATCTTTAATTTTAAGATCTAAATAAAAATTTATATTGCCTATATTTCCTTGTGAATGGGCAATTGAATCATATGTTAAATTATAATAATAAGCAAACTCATCAGAATCATTAAGTTTTCTACCACCTTTATCTTGTTTAGTTATTGCTAATCCTAAATTAACAATAAAGTGGCTACTTGTTTTAAACTTATAGTTTATTTGTAGATTAGTTACAATATTAAATTTATTCATTGGTTTTATTTATTTTATGAAAAAATAATTAAAAGTTTTTGTTTGGTTTATCTTTTCTGCTATTTATAGCAGGGTCATCTTGAAATTCTTCATATCCAAATCCTAAATCATCATTGTAATCATCAAAATCATCATCACCATATAAATCTACATAATCAAGATCAGGTGAGCTATAATTATCATCAAAATCTTGATGTTGTTTTTTTCTTTTTTCGTAGTCATATACGAAATCATTTTCTTTGTGATTATAATAATCATCTTCAAAATCATCAATTAATTCTTCATCTTTAAAATCATCAATAATATCATCATCTTCTTCTGTATCATTTGTCATTGATGTATCAAATTCATCAGATGATTTCCAATTTGGATCCAAGTCTTCATTTATAAAATTTGTAAATTTTTTAATGTGTTTCATTTTAGTTTTATTATTTTTTTTTAAATATAAGTATATAGTTCTATGTTAACCAAAATCCTTTAATTTTTTTTGGTAATTCTACATTTTTATTATAATATTCATTATAATCTTTTAAAGCATCATCTAAAAGGTGTTTAACAATTTTACAATCTTTTCTTAAAAATTTATATGTTTCTTGATATTCTAAATAAATTTTAATATCATCAAATAAATCTATTATTGGTGAAATTGGATTATTATAATACCAACGAGAACTACCAATTTCTTCTGGATGTCCATCTAAACTGATTAATTTATTACGCTGACAATAAAAACTTCCACCAACTTTACTTGGACCACCTTCTAAAGATGTCAATTGATTAGTAGTGCAACTAAAATAACCACCAACTTCTTTAGGGCAACCTATTAAACTGGTTAATTGATTATTTGCACAATCAAAATAACCTCCAACTTCTTTAGGGCAACCTTCTAAACTAGTTAATTGATTAGCATAACAAGAAAAATCACCACCAACTTCTTTAGGGCAACCTTCTAAAGAAGTTAATTTGTTACCACGACAATCAAACTCCCCAGAAACTATATTAAATTTAAGTGGTAATTTAATTAGATTTATATTAACTAAATTAATATCACCATCAACATCAATAGACCCATCAGGATTTATTATATAGTTTCTTATTCCATATTTTTTACAAATATCATCAATTTCAGATTTATTAAAGTTTTCAAATAGTTTTAAGTGTTTCATATATAAGTATATCCTTCTATTTCTTCTGGTAGTTCAACATTATCTTTATATTCTGTATTGAAATCTTCCAATGCTTCTATTAATAAGTGTTTAACAATCTTACAATCCTTTCTTAAAAAATTATATGTTTCTTGATATTCTAAATATTTTTTAACATCATATCCAAATAAATCTATTATTGGTGTTATTGGATTATCACTATACCATGTATGTTTATTAATAATTTTAGCAACACCTTCTAAATTGGTCAATTTATTGAATCCAAAATCAAAACCTTGCCAAATTTCTGTTGGGCAGCCTATTAAACTTGTTAATTGATTATTTGCACAATTAAAAAAATCACCAACATAATTTGGACACCCAATTAAATTTGTTAAGTTGTTACCAGAACAATCAAAAAAACCAGAAACTTTATTAAATTTAAGGGGGATATCAGTTAATTGTTTTTTGTATAAATTAACATGACCATCTACATCAATAGATCCATCAAGATTTATTGTATATTTTTGAATGTTATATTTTCTACAAATATAATCAATTTCTGATTGATTAAAATTTTCAAATAATTTTAAATATTTCATTCTGTTTCTATTTTAAATTCATCTTCTTCATCACCTGATGTTTCATCAAGTTCAATCTTTATATTTACTAAATATTCTTCATCTATTTTATCTAAACCATCTGTTTTAGTTAAAGGTCCTGCTACTAATTGAAAGTCATCAGTTGAATATTTTTTAAATTTAATTTGACATTTTTTAATATCTGATTCAGAAAAATCACTTTCTTTATCTTTTGGAACTGCATCTTTTAAATCAATTGAAAATGTTATATCATATAGGAACTGTTCATCAGAAAATTTAAGTTTTAAATTATCTTGTGTTTTAGAATATTTGGATAGTTCTAAACTTTCTAAATTTAAACCTAAGTCACTAAATGATAATTCACCTTTTTCTTTTCTGTTTATATCTGATTTTACGCCATATTTTTTAACATCATCACCTTTCTCATCAACATCAAACATAGATTTTATTCTATTTTCTAATTTTCTTAATGCTGATTCCACATAGGTTTCTGGTGAATCTAATAGATTTTCTTTTAGATATTCATGATATTTATATATCTTATCGTTTTTCATTTAAATTATTATTTTTATTTAGATATAAGTATATCTGTATATTTCTTCTGGTAATTTAACTTCTTTATTGTAGTATTCATTATAATCATTTAATGCTTCTTCAAATAAATATTTAACTACTTTAGAATCCTTTCTGACAAAATTATATGTTTCTTGATATTCTAAATATATTTTAGTATAGCCAAATAAACGTGTGATTTCATGTATAGGATTATATAGTATCCAAGATTCACCACCTACAACATTTGGAAACCCATCTAAACTTGTTAAGTTATTATTTTGGCATAGTAAGTTTTTCCCAACATAATTAGGAGCACCTTCTAATGTAGTTAAGTTATTATTAGAACAATTAAAACCACCACTAACTGTATTAAATTTAAGTGGAAGTTCCGATAGTCTTTTGTATGCTAAATCAACACTACCATCTACATCTATGCTTCCATCCGGATTTATAATATAATTTTTTATATCATATTCATTACAAATTTCATCAATCTCTGATTTATTAAAGTTTTCGAATAATTTTAAATATTTCATATAATTCTATATATTAATTTTTTTATTTGGAAATTTTTTTTTATCTTTGATTATAAAACAAAAAAATATGAAAAATATAGGTTATTGTTGTATTAATTTAAGTTTAAATAAAAACTTATCTAAAAAAGACCAAATTACTGTTAATCGTGGTATGATTAAAAAGACATTTGATAGCAAAGGAATATCTTATGCTTCCGAATTAGCACTGTTAAATCTAACTGATGTTCTAAAAATATTAGAATGGAATGTTAGAAATAATATCCATATATATAGATTATCATCAGATCTTTTTCCTTGGATGAGTCATTTTAACTTTACTGACCTACCAAATTTTAAAAAAATAGAAAGTGTTTTAATTAAAATTGGAAAGTTAGTTAAATCAAATAATATAAGAATTGGTTTCCATCCTGGTCAATTTAATGTTTTGGCTTCTGAAAATGATAGAGTTGTTGAAAATACAATTAGTGAATTAAACAAACATTCAGAAATATTGGATTATATGGGATTAGATATGAATCCATATTATTCTATAAATATACATATAGGAACTACAAAGCCAACATTACAAGATGCTGCTGATAAATTTTGTAATAACTTTCAATATTTATCAGAATCAACTAAAAAAAGATTAACTGTTGAAAATGATGATAGTGTAAATCAATTTTCAGTTAATATGTTACATAATATGATATATAAGAAAATTGGCATACCTATAATTGTTGATAGTTTACATTATCAATGTCATACTGATAATATATCTTGGTCTGATACACTTATGTTAGGCGCATCAACTTGGAAAGATATAAAGCCATTGTGTCATCATTCTTCTTCAAGAAAACTATATGAAGATGGCACATCAAAATTAGCAGCACATGCTGATTTTCTGCACGAAAAATTTGATATGTGTGGTCTTGATGTTGATATTGAATTGGAATGTAAACAAAAAGATATATCATTATTTAAGTATAGAAAAGATTTTTTGTAAAAATAAAAAAGACTGATTAATTAAATTAATCAGTCTTTTTTATTTCAGTCATTGCTTCAATTGTTGGTATGAAAACATTATTTTCAATTTCTTCTTGTTCATCATCAATTAATTTTATAAGTCGTTGACTTATAAATATGTCAAAATCATCCAAATATATTAGACCAGATTCTGTTACTGTTATAGTTGATTCTTTTCCCAAAAAATCATAATTAATAAATGGCGCACAAACATATATTATTTTAATTCTATCACCTGTTTTCATTTATTAAATAGTAGCATTTTTTATTGTTATAATTTTTTGATGTTCCTTCTAATAAGGATAGCCAATTTATATTGGATAAATAATATGAATATAATTTATATTTTTTAGAATCAACTTCTCCAATGGAATATACTGTATAGTTATGTTTATTAATATATTCAATTATTAGAAACATAACTTTTCCCATAACTTCAAATAATTCATCATTGTTTGTGAGTTTATCAAAATTATTTGGATCCAATCCTCTTTTAGTCAATGAAAAATAAATAGTTGGTATATATGATTTTGTGTATTTATATAGTTCAATATTATTAGATAATAGTTGATTATTTTCTAATGTTAAGGAAAAATATACATCATATGAATTATCTTTGTCTGTTATAAATCTATAAATAGTATCTTGTTTATTAATAATAAATAATGAAGATATTTTTATATCTGTGTATTTAGTTGGTATTATATTAAAATCTAATTGTTCATTTATTAAGTTTTCTTCTATTTTTTCCAATCTATCATAGTAATCAGGAAATTCATACAAATGGTCCAAAGCAATTTCTTCTGCCTGCTTTGGATCATTTGTATGTTCCATTTCAACTTTTATTCCTTTAGCTAATTGTTTATTTAAATCCTTTGTGGGTATATTATGTTTTTTAGCGATATCGCTAATATTCATTTTATCAGCTAATCCACCTGATATATAATCTTTGTATTTTTTAATTTTCATATATTATATATAAAAATTCTAATTGCATTTATTTATATCATTTGTGGTTAAATCAACAACTGTGTTTCTACCAAAGATAGGAACTTCTACTTTTATTTTATTTTTTTCATTATCAACTGACTCAACAACACCAATAAAACTTGTAAATGGACCATTTATTATTTCAACTTTTTCACCTTTTATAAAAGATGATTCAATCATAGCTTTGATAACTTCTTTTTCACCAAGTATTCGTTCTATTTCAGAATCTTTCATTGGTGTCGGTTTACCATTACTGTCTTTTAAAACATTTGTTGCACCAGTTGTTCCTTTAACTAAATGTTCAACTTTATCAATTGAATTTGTTTCTACAAACAGATAGCCTGGGTATAATATTTGTTCCTTTATTATTTTTTTACCATTTTTAACAGAAGCTATTCCTTTTGTTGGAATAAGGAATTGGATGTATTCATCGTAATTTCTTAGCATATCTAATTTTAATTTTTCGGATATACTTTTTTCTCTGTTATTTTGTACTTTAATGGTGAACCATTTTTTTGCTTTTTCTATAATCATAATTATTTATTTGCTTTGTTTATATAATCTAATTCTTCTTTAACAATATCAGGATAATATTCTATTAAAATTTCAACTTCATCCATCTTAATTGAAAATACTTCCATTAATTTTTTATAATCTTTTTCCGTGAAAAGTTTATTTTTATCCTTAGTTTTATCAGACTTGCTCCAAAACCAATTTGGATAAGGCTTGTCTTTTAAATAATGATATATCAAATCCATACCTAAAGCATAGTCCATTTCTTTACTATTTAATAGTTGGGCTAATGAATGATATCTCTTTGAAAAATATCTGTTGTAGATAAAGAAAGACAATTGTTTTTCTTTATCTGTAACAGTATTCCATTTATGTCTATCTTTAAACATAATTTTTGATATTTCTAATATGTTTTTACTCATCTAAGATATTTTTTAGTTGTTCTTCTCTATTTTCTTGTTTATAAATAATCTTTCTATATTCTTTTGGAAATACATTACAATTGAATTCTACTTTAAATTTTGTTTTTAATTGTAAATCTTCTGGTATAAAATTACCATCTTCCAATTCATATTCAATTTTATTTGTAGTATAATTATATACTTTTCCTAAAATTTTAGATCTTTTATTGTTTATTAATAGATGTTCTTTAAAAGTTGAATCAAATTCTCTTAGAAAATTTAGAAAATTCACATTCTTATTTTCAAGAAGAAACTTTATTGGGTCCATTCCACGAGAATAATTTATATTTTTTGCTACTATATAAATATAAATAAATATTTCATTTTTGAAGTCGTCTGTTATATTATAATTAAATTTTTCCATAAAATCATAATTGTAAAAACCATTCAAATTTCTTTTAATATATCCATATAGTTCTATCGTTTTTTCATCATCATCAAATTGAATCATATATCTCAATCATTTTTTGTGTTATTTCAATTGGCATATTATAAGTTTTCAATAATATAAGTTTCATATTATCTTTTAAATTTTTCTGAATGTCTGGAATAGAAGATTTAGGTACTTTTTTCTTTTCACATATTATATCAGCAATGTTTTCTGTTAAGTCTGGGTCTTCTATACTTGGATCACCATAACTTGTAACATATTCATCAAATATATTCTTAGCCCCTTTGTCTGCTATTCCTCTTCTGCGGCCATTTTTAGTTACTGACCAAGCAGATTGTATATTATCTGATGAATCACCTGCAACAAGCTTTATAAACAAAGATTCAATTGAATCAATTTCATTTACTTCATATTTTTCTGTAAATGTTTTCATAAGATACATAAATTCGTGGTTATCATTTAGATTAAAAATATCATTATTATCTAATTTATTCAATGAATTTAAGAATAATTGATAATTCTTTGGTAAGAATAACTTTTGTTTATTATACATTTCATTAGACATTATATTTATTGTAAGTGGGTCTAATGAATAATTTATTAATTGTTTTATATCATAATCATTACTAACAATGAATGTGGATTTTTTTTCAGAATTTGATTTTTCAACTAAGAATGAAATCCAATCATCGCCTTCTATTGATGGGGATTCTAATACTCTAACACCTTTTGATTTTATTTGGTCTTTAAATTCATTGTATGTTTTAAATACAAATCCCCAATCAATGTTACTGTCTTTTTTTCTTTGTGCTTTGTAATTATTGTTTAATTTTTTTCTCCATGATTTTTCTTTAGAATCGGAAACTAAATAAATATTAGCAAATGGATACCATTTTCTGTAATTAGCAATTGACATTTCTAAACTTTTGTGTAAAGCACCAAATAAAAGATTATTTTTATGTAGTGTAAATGTTAAGCGATTTAAAAGAAAATTTCCATCTATAATAAGATCAACTATCATATTTTTTAGATTATTTTCTAATTATATGATAATATATTATGTATGTTTAAAAAATAGATTTGATAGATTTTATATATACTTATATTTAAAAAATAATGTTGAATATGTTAAAAGTTAATAAATTTTCTGAATTCATTTTAGAAAAAAAATTATATATTTTCCAAAGAAGATTTAGAATTAAAAGTCTATTGGAAAGTTCAATATATGATGAATCTATTATTAGAAATTGGATGGAAACATATAATTTTGATGAATATGCACTTTGTATGTTTGTTACCTTAGAACCAACTAAAAATAGACCATTTAGTAATGCATCAGATGATATTGAAGAAGAACAAATTGAATATAAAAAAAGGTGGGATATAAGAATTTCATCTAAAGATATAAAAAACAAAGATTATTTTGATGCACCGGAATTATTAAAAATTGGTGAATTAGAAAATAATAAACATAATTTTAATGGTTATTTAATTGAAGATTCAAAGTTAAATGATAATGGTTCGGAAATATATCTTTTTGTATTTATTAGAAATTCTAATGACAGTCAAAGAGCAAGACAAAATCATGGGTTTGTTTATGAATCAAATTTGATAAAATTAAATAAACTTAATAGTATGCCAAATCCTGATAAATGGGATGCTTATGGGTCATTAGATAAAAGGTTTTTAAATAAAAGATTTCCTGCTGATATTAAATATTTTAATGGAGCTGAATATATATCAGTCATTAATGAAAATGGTTTAGATGTTGATTTTAGTTTAGTAGATAATAAACTAAAAAGAGATTTATATTGGAATATAAAATGTATTAGAAAAGGTGGATCCATAGACATGGGTGATTTCAAACGAATATCTGGTTTGGAATTTATAGATGGTTCATTACAAAGAATATATGATGATAAAGTTAAAGGATTTATACTTGCGATTGGATTTCATGATGGAATAGGAAACGTAATTGAAGAATATATTATTTATATTGATTTAGATATTTGGAAATCTTATCTACCTGATTTATCAGAAGGTTCAGAAGCATTTGATATGTTGAATAATATGTATAATGAATTATTAAATTATAAGTTGAAAGTTATTGGTAATGTACAAAAAAGTTGGGAAGATTATAGAAGTGAATTTTCATTAATAACACAAGATTATCCAATTAAATTAAGATTTAAAAAAGATAGTAAGGGTCAATTAAGAATACAATGTGCTATTAATTATTCAATATTTAAAAAGATAATATTAGAAAATCCACATATAAAAATAATTAGTAATTAATTACAAAAAAAAACTTACATATGAAACATTTAAAATTATTTGAAAATTATCAAAACATTCCTGGGGAAATGAGTATTAATAACTTTCTAATGGAAATAGCAGAAACAAGTAAGCCATTAGAATCAATAGAAAATTGGTGGAATATAAATAGAAAAGATATTAAACTAAACTATTTTCCATTTAATACAACAAAGCCAATAATGGGTGTTTTTATTGGAACTGATAGAGTTTTAATAAATTCAAGAATACAAGGAGCACCTTGGATATTTAAATTATTCTTAGCTTTGCACGAATCAAAACATTGTGATCAACATAGAGAAGGTAGACTAACTGAACATTATTATGATACGGTTGTAAATAATGATTTTGATAAGTTTATAATTGGTTATAAAAAATTAGAAGAAGAAGCAAATATTTTCGCCTTAAATTCTATGACTGAAATGGGTTTTGATAATTTCGTTAATTTACATGGCAGAGGTGTTCGTAGAAATGAAGAAATGGGGCAAATGGTGTTTAGAATGATGTCAGATGATATTAAAAAATACCAACCTAAAGATTTTAGTGATCTTATGCTTAAACAAATATTATAAAAAAAAGACCAAAATTAAATTTTGGTCTTTTTTTTTATATGTATAATCTTGAGTGCAACATATACTTATTCTTATCTTTATCATTATTTATCATATCCAATAAATCATTTAAACTACTCTTAAAACTTAAATTGTTCATCCCATACATTTTATTATCTGCTAATAACATATAATCATCATATTTTAAATCATCATCGTCATAAGGTTCATTATCAAATTGATTTGGATTATTTATAAATCTAACTATATTTGGTGTGTTCCATATATATTTAGTTGATATATATGGTTTTATGCTTATTGAAGCTAATGGATTTTCTATATTTTTATCATCCTTTTTAATTAAGTAAGCACTTAATGTTCCGAATCTAACATCATTTATTAAATATGCAACATTAGCACCTGGGGTTTTTCTAAATTCTATGTCTTGTTCTAAATTTTCAATCTTCTTTAATATTCTATTATATTCATCACTATCATCACTTTCTAATTGTAGCTTTTGTTTTAATAAAATATATTCTGTTGAAAGTTTATCAACTCTTATATTTCTACCTTTTTGTGTTAGTGTCATACAGTTAGTCCAATTTCTATCTGTATCAGATCCAACAACATCATAAGGATGTCTGCATAATACAATCATCATATCATTTGATGGATTTATCATAGCTTTTCTACTTTCATCTGATATGAAGTCTTTTAATAATTCTTTTTCACCAAACTTGTTTAATAGTTTTGCAATAGAAGAATTATTTTTAGCACTTTTATATTTAGCAACACCATTTATATAATCCAAAATAATACAATCATTTTCTTCTAAAAATTTTGATATTTCCCTATGTGTGTTTGATATGAATTCAAATGGTTTTATTATTTTATTAAGTGGTATATATATTCTATAATATTTTTTATCATGTTCATATTTACTGCCTAATTCTTTAAATAAGGGTTCATATCTATTTTGTATTAACTCATTAGATTTCCATTCACTAACATATTTTTTAAATGTTGATGGTTTTAATGCTTCAAATGTTTTTATGTATTTCATGAACTTTTTAATATATTTGATTGTTTATATATTTTAATGTATATATTAAAAAACTAAGGACTATTATTTTATAAATATAATATGAAACGAATATTAAAATCAGATTTAGATAAATTTTATACAAAACATAGTTTGGCAAAAAATCTAATTAATAAAATTAAATTAGATGATTATAAGCTTGTTATAGATCCCTGTTGTGGTGATGGGGCTTTCTATCTAAATATAGAACACCAAAATAAAATTGGTATAGATATTTTACCGCATATTGATAATGTTATAAAAGAAGATTTCCTTAAATGGGATTATACAAAATTAAATTTCGTCAGTAGTGAAATTTTAGTTATATCTAATCCACCTTTTGGTAAGCAAGGTTCATTGGCTATGAAATTTATAAAAAGGTGTTCAGAATTTGCTGATGTTATAGCATTTATTTTACCATTAAGTTTTGCTAAACCAAGTGTTAAAAATAAAATTCCAGAATATTATCATTTAGAGTATGAAGAAATATTGGATGAAAAATCATTTTTATTAGATGGTGATGATTATGATGTAAAGTGTGTTTTTCAAATTTGGAAAAAGAAAGATATTAAACGTGATAAAATTGTTTCCACTAAAGAAAGTGGGTTTAAGTATACAAAGGATAAGAATTTAGCAGATTTGTCAGTTAGAAGGGTTGGTGTTTATGCTGGAAAAGCATTTATAGATACTGATAAATCTGAACAATCACATTATTTTATTATATTGGATGATAAAAATATTATTCTAAATGTAATAGAAAGATTAAATAATATTAAGTGGGTTGATTTAACAGTTGGTCCAAGGTCTATATCAAAAGGTGAATTAAACGAAGTATTAAATAAGATAGTATGAAGTCAATGAAACGGTCTATCAGAAGATATAGTGAAGAAAAGATTGTTATTAAAAGATTAAAAGTGTCTATATATAGCTATTCATTTTATAGATTCAGAGATATAAATGACATACCTATGGATAATCCATATTGGTTTGATAAAATAGGAACATCAGATGCTTTTTTCTTTAAAACAAATTTCACTACACATTTTGCTACTAAGTCTAAAAATAAATGGGGGAAAAAAGGAAAATTTAAAAGTCGAATAAGGTGGTCTGATTTTTATGGTGTAGATACAAGGGTTAATGATAAAAGATTATTTAAAAGAAATTTAGAAAAGAATGGACTTAAACACTTTCCTGCCGAATACAGATCCAAATTGGAAGATATCGAACAATATGATTTATTATTTCAATAAGGTTAATATAAGATTATTGGAAATTATAGATGGTGATGTTTGGGTTATAATAGATTTAAGGGCTAAAACTAATTTGATTAAATTGTTAAAATATCTTCTTAAGAATAAGATATATTTTTATTTTGGCAGTCCGAAAATAACTGGTGTGATTTGTAAAGAAGATTTGTCTTTAATAATTGATCAATATTTATCTATCTTAAAAGATAAGGATATGTTTGATTTAATAATAAATTCTGAATTTGATTATATTAAAAATTTAATTAATTTTATGAATGATTATGACTGTCATACTTTATTTAAAAGTATATATAGTCATTTTAAAAGTGAATGCCTTAAAATAAGACATAGTTGGCCATATAATGAAGATTATTACTTGGTTAAAGAAGAATATATAAGAGATTATATTTCTTCATTAGAAAGGGAAATAAAGTTATATATGTTATTAGAATAAGCACCAAATTTGGTGCTTATTCTTTTTAATCTATAATATTATTCAATTTTAAGTTTCTAATTATAATTGGTAGTTCTGTGTCTATATCATTTGAATCCTGTTCAATTTCTATTGAATTTATAGAAAAATTCAATGATATGGTTGATGGTTCATTTACTTGATTGAAATTAAAGGTTTGTTTAAAATTGTTGAATTTAACACTAAGCATTTTTCGTATATTTTCGTGATTTATTATGATAAAAATTATACTATTAAAATCAAAATTTGTATCTTTAAATTCGTAAATATCTATATTTAGTTCACCCTTTCCATATGAATCTATAAGCATATGAATTTTTTTATTGTCTAAATAATTGTATGTATAGTCATTGTATATAAAAGCTGTATCGTATAATCGGTTGTATAGATATTGTTTTGTCATTTCAACATTTCATTTTTTCTCAATTCAGATTCTTTTCCAAACCAAACATTTAGTTGGGTTTTAGATGTTTCATCTGATTTTATTTTTGTTAATATTGGATTATTTATTATCTCTGCATATTCATCATCAAGTAATGCTGCCAATCCCTTTTTATATTCTATTTCCCATTCTTTTGGTTTTATTTGAACTAGCCATTTATTATAATCATCTTGTTTATAGAATGATGTTTTCTTTTTGTTTTTAATATTTTTAACCACTACAATTGGTGTTTCAGCTTTAAAAATCATTTCTTTATCAAAAAGTTCAGGCCAATATTTATACATAAAATTTATTAAGAGTGCTACAATTGAACTACCATCATGATCACTATCACAATAAAATATTATTTTACCATATCTTAAATTTGATAATTCTTTCTGTCCTAATTTTAATCCAATTGCTGCCATTAAATTAATAACTTCATTGTTTCCCATTAATTTCTGTGTAGTTGCTTCTGATGCATTTATAAATTTTCCTCTTAATGCAAAAGCACCTTGTGTTTCATTATTTCTATATTTCCGATATGATGAAATTGCTGAATTGTGGGAAATTAATCCATTTGATAATAAAAAGCTTTGTTCTACATTTACTGATATATCAACCATATTTAAATATTCATCTTCTAATAAGATATCATTAATTTCTATTAGTTCTAAAAAACTTTCAACCATTTTTATTTATATTATTTTTTATAAAATTTAATACTTTATCTACTTTGTTATCTTCATCTGACCAAATTTCCAAAATAAAAAAACCTTTTTCTTTAGCTGTATTTAATTTTAATTCTTGTTTAAGATATGCTTCACTTGCAGTAATTTCTTTATTGTTTGGATTAACCCAAAAGTCTGTTTCGAAGGTGATGTTATAATTTGAAGGTGTTTACTAAAAAATGTATGTCTTTATTTAAGTTTTTTGTTTCTATCATTTTAAATTTATTATCTGAATTATCATATACTGCAAATTTATGTTCTGGATTAGCTTCTATGGTATCAATAAATATATCTATGATGTTATTATCAATTTTATTTATCCTATGTAAATCATCAGTAAATGCTAAATAGTTTTTAACTAATTTATGTTTATCTTTTTTTAGATTTTTAGTTTCTTCGAAATAAAATTGATTTTTAATGTAATCATATACAAACCATTTATGTTCGTGGCTACATATAATATCATCAAGTCCTTTTAGCTTTATTGTTGCTTTTTCTTTAATTTTTTTTGAAATAGCATAAATATCAGAAAAACTATTATTATGTGTTATGACCAAATCACCAACTTTGGTATCTTTTATATGGATATCAAAAAATTCACCATCCCTTAAAATTCTAATAAAAGTATCTTCTGATAGACAATCCCCTTCAAATATTGCTAAGGAACATAGATTCCTTGTCTTTCCTTTTGCATCAATCAATTTATCTACTTTAATTTTAGATATGTTTTTATTTAATTCTCTTGTTAATTTATTTTCATCAGCTTCTTTTTTTCTTTGAATCCAGTCTAATATTGAATTAACTATTTCAGATTTTAATATCCATTTTATTAATTTTTCAGATATTTGATGAATGTGTCCAAAATCCTTAACTTCTGTTATTAATTTTTCTTTAGTTTGTGAAGAAAACATTGGATTTACAACAGTTACATCTAAGTATATAGCAATATGGTTTTTTAATTCAGATGGCTTTACATCAACTTTATGCTTCTTTTGAAAAAATTCTCTTAGTTGTGTTAGTATTTGATTTAAAATATAATCAACATGGGTTCCCCCATCATATGTTTCAGTTGTGTTTACAAAACTAACTTGTTGAAATCCTTCGTTAGAATGTGATATAGCTATATTCCAACTCTTATCTTGATTTGATTCAATATAATATTCTGTTTCATAATATTTAACATAGTCTTCAAAGGATTTAATTTTGATTTCTATATTATTGAAGAAAACTTTAATTGATGGATTACAACCAGCAATATCAATAACTCTTTTGTATATTAATAAATAATGTTCTTCGTTTATATCATCCAATCCAAATTTTTCAAAGTCCGGTTTGTATTTTATTTCAGTATGATTTGTTTTATTCTTTTTAATTTTAGGTTCATTTCTATCCCTCATATTATTTGAAAAAACTTGATAGAAGCTATTTTTGCCATCACAAGAAGATACAACAAACTCTTTTGAAAATACATTAGTTAATTTAGAACCATAACCATTTACACCAGCGCCTGTTCTTTCATCATTATCATCATAGTTTGATCCTGACATCAATGTTCCAAAAATAACTTCTGGGACATATTTATTATGTTCTTTGTGTAATAATATAGGAATGCCACCATTATCATATATTGATATTATTCCATTATCTTTATCTACATTTACTTTTATTATATTTAATGTATCAGGATTTCTTTTATTTTCATCGCAACAATTCGTTATGATCTCATCAAATATTTTAAGAAATGATGGTGTGTATGTTATTTCCTTTTTAAGCATCTTTTCATCAACACAAACCCATTTGATAGATGTGTGTGGTTTATTTGATCCTAAGTATGTTTGTGGTCTAAGTAATATATGATCAATGTGACTTAATACTTTATATTTATCTTCTATTTTTTTCATTTTATAAAATTAGATATATTTTTTCTATATATAGAATTATGGCATCTTATGTTTTGAAAAAAAATAAACAAAATTAATACTTAATATAGAAATAAATATATGGATAAAATTAATGAAAAGACAATTAGTGATTTCTTATCACAGGAATACAAAGACTTCGCACTTTATACTATTGAAAGTAGAGCGATTGGATCTTGTATTGATGGGTTTAAACCAGTTCAAAGAAAAATAATTTTCATATGTAATGATATATGGCGAACTGGAAATGAAAAGCCATTAAAGGTTTTTCAATTAGCTGGTAGTGTAGCATCACAAGCTTATTATCATCATGGTTCAAGTTCATTAGAATCTGCTATTATTAATATGGCGCAATCATTTAAAAATAATATGTCATTATTAGAAGAACATGGTCAATTCGGATCGATCAGGTGTACCACGGCAGGAGCGCCTCGCTACATTGGAACTAAATTGAATAATAACTTTAGGTTGCTTTATAAAGATTTTGAATTATTGGATTATAAGCAAGAAGAAGGTGTTGGTATTGAACCTGAATATTTTCTGCCTATAATACCGACTATTCTTATTAATGGTTCATCTGGTATTGCAGTTGGATTTGCTTCTAATATTTTAAATAGAAATCCTATTGATATTATAAATGCTTGTGAACAATTATTGAAAGGTAAAAAAATAGTTGATGTATCACCACATAGTAATTTTTTCAATGGTACATACACACAAGATAAAGATAATCATAAAAGATGGTTTATAAGAGGTATAGTAAAAATTGTAAATACATCTACTGCTAGAATTGATGAATTGCCACCATCAATGACATATGAAAAGTATGAAGTTGTTTTGGATGGATTGGTTGATGATAAGGTAATTGTTTCTTATGATGATAATTGTAAAGATTCTGTAAATTATTTAATCAAATTTAATAGGGAAACTTTGGCGCAATTAGATGAAGAAAAATTAATTAAGTTATTGAAGTTGGAAGAAACATCAACTGAAATTTTTACAACGCTTGATGAATTTGGTGAATTAAAAATATTTGAAAATAGTAAAGAAATAATTGAATATTTTGTGAACTTTAGATTAACTTTTTATGTTAAGCGAAAAGAGTTCATTTTAGATAAGCTAAATAGGGAATTAAAAATTCTATCAAACAAAGGCAAATTCATAAAAGCTATATTGGATGGAAAATTGGAAATTAAAAATAGATCTAAAGAAGATATAATAAAAGATATAGAAAATTTGGGTTTAGAAAAGGTTGATGATAGCTTTGATTATTTATTAAGAATGCCATTATGGTCATTAACAAAAGAGCTTTTTGAAAAGTTAAAAGGTGATTATAAAGATAAGAAGACTGAAATAGAAGAGTTTTCTAAGATTGAACCAAAGAAAATGTATATTGATGATTTAAGTGATTTAAAGAAAAAAATGAAATGAAAAGTAAGTATAGTATATCATTAAAACATATTGATACACAAATCAACATCATGGTTAATAAAAGCCATGATGTTGATTCTATTTTGGGTGAATTAAAAAATAAAATAATTAAATTTAATAATATTTTATCTAATTTAGATATTGAAAAGGATATGATTAGATATAATTTTATTTCTACTCATATTGATGTTTGTAATAAGCGTGTTGAAGATTTTAATTTTATTAAATATTTGAAATTTAATTTTGTAGAATATTCTGAATATAAATTGGATAAGCTTTTTAGACTAATTAATCTAAGGGATAAATTATATCCCTTTGATAAAATTTGTTAGGGTATAAGATTTACCATTTATATTCCCATCTAAATATCCCATATTTTTCAGTTCAACTATCCTAATTAATAATTTATCTTTAAATTCTGAAATATTTTTCTGCTTTTCCAATAGTTCTTTTTCAAAAGAATTTAAGATACTTTCTTTAATTGATAATCTATTTTCCTTTTCAGTCAATTCTTGATCATAGAATAAATTCTTTTTTTCATTAATTTGTGTTTCTAAAACTACCAATTTATTTTTAGTATCAGTTAATTCTTTATCTTTAGATTTTAGTTCTTTTTCAAAGTCAATATTCTTATCTGATTTTATATTATTTAATATAAGCATTTTTTCATTAATTTGTGTTTCTAAAACTACCAATTTATTTTTAGTATCAGTTAATTCTTTATCTTTAAATTTTAGTTCTTTTTCAAAGTCAATATTATTATCTGATTTTATATTATTTAATATAAACATTTCTTCAATAAAAGGAACTAATTTTTTTGTTAATACTGCTGGTTGTGGTATTTTGTTTGTTTTAATAAAAGAATTCAATTCTTCCTTCCAATCAATTTGTTTAAAGAAAGATGTGTTTTTGTCAATGATATCCTTATCCATTTTTATGTTTTCTAATGTTGACTTGTTGGAATAAGTATAGTTTTCTAAAATTGTTCCTATTTTTAGAATAACTATTTTTTTATCATTTGTTGTAAATTGATAATCTTGTATTACTTTGTGTTTAATGTTCATATCTAAAATTTTCCTAATTTTAAGTATATATATAAATAAATATGTCTTTACTTAATAAGAAATCTATTAGTTTATTAGCTAATAGATTTTTTATTTTAAGGTTTATTTGGTGATTTTTGATTGGTGTCTAATTTAACCCAAGACCTAAATTTAGATCCTTTTTTAAATCCTGGTATTATTTCTATATCTTCTATATCTTCTAAGGACATATAATTTAATTGTGTCATATCATAATGTGAAAATTTATTGATATATTCTGTTATTGGTGTTCTATGTAAAGAAGAAGCATTGCCATCTTTTGGTATTATTTTCCCATTAGAATTTAAAAATTTCATAACATTACCAGAGCCCAATAAATGTGCGCCTGCTAATAGTCCAGATTCGGTAATCGGTATATTTAACTCATTTCCATCAACAACACAACTTATTGTCCTGCCAACATATTTTTCAATATGTTTTTGAAGTCTTTTTTTATTTAATCGCATTAGTTTTATCATAGCTTTATTTTGATCTTCAATTGGAAATATTTTATAAGCACCATGTTTAGACCATATGAATTTCTTAGTATTAACTTGTTTAACCATTCCCATATCACTTAAAGCATCATTACCCATTTGGTATAATCCCATAAACCCACAGCTATTTACAACGCCTGGATCCCAACTTGATTCTCTAAATGCAACAGCCTTCATAAAGTCTATTAAATCACCTTTATGATAATCTATATCATCTACATCATCTTGAGCTTGTGCTTTATCCTTAGCCTTATCAATAAAGTCATTTATTTTTAGTATTTCGTCATCTTTTATTTTAGAATCTTCAACACTTAGTTTTACTTGATCATCTCCTATATTACTTTGGTCAGCTTTATTTATAAGTTCTTTTATTTCTCTTTTTTCACCAAAGCTATTGTATATTTCTTCAGCAGTTAAACCAAATTTAAACATTAATAATGAAAATAGGGTAAGTGATATATATTTATTCCATTTAATAACATCCCAAAATGCTTTTAATATAGGCATCCCTATATTATTTCCTTTTTCTAATACAAAATTAACTAAATCTGTTAATTTTCTTATCAAAAGCGACTCCTTTTGGTCTGATTCATTTATCTGATTTGATAATATTATTATTTCCTTTTTTAATTGTTCAATAATATAATCTTTATATCCATTAATCATTAAAATATTTTATTTTTATATAAACTATATATAAAATAAAATATATAGTTTTATGAAAGAGATATGTATATTCCTTGTTTTAGATTGTTTAACATATGGTAGAATCTATAAAATATTAGATGAAATGTCGTTAAAAATATAAAATATTAGATGATAATTTATGCATAAACTGGTATAGCAAAGGTCGATTTTATGATATAGGTAAATGGTGAATTATAAAAATAACACAAATAATAGATGGAATCAAAAATACCACAAACATTAATTGATGAATGTGAAAATTTAGCAATATTAGAAGATAATATAAAATTCATTTTTATTAATGAAGATGGATATTATATTGGTGGAATTGAAGAGTTTGATGTATTTCAGTCAAGGTTTTTTCTTTATGATACTGAAACTAAGATGTTTGATAAATATGCAAGATATGAATATGTAGTGGATTTTTTTAAAAAAATTGGATTTATACCAAGTCCTAATAATATTGGGTATGAGTATGAACAAGTATTTTATAAAGAAACTGATGAAGATTATTATATCATTAGATTAAAACCAAATTTATTTCTAAAAATTGAACATAATACTATATATGATACAAAGTTATTATATTATGGTTTTTTTATAAAGAATATAATTTTAAATGGTTTTTTGAATACTAATTCATCATTCAAATCTACTATTCGGAACATTAAAATTGATTCTTTATTAAATTAAAAATGTCATAATATATTATGACATTTTTAATTTATTAATAGTAACCATAACTTGGGACATCCATATCATCCATATCATCCATATCAATTTCAGAAGTTTGTCTACTTGGGGTTTCTTCTGGTGTTGTGTGATGTGGATTATTTTCTTCTTCCTCTTGGACTCTTGGTGGTCTTTGTCTACCAGGAACTTCTTTTGGTGTTATGTGATGTGGATTCTTTTCTTCTTGTTGTTCAGTATTCATTGAATAATTTTCAAATGATTTCAAATATTTCATAGTATATTTTATATTTTAGATATATATATTAAAAAACAAAACTAATAAAGTGGATGAATATATAAAAGGATATTTTGATTATATAAATATTTTAATAAATAATATGGAAAATTTTGATGTTTTGGATAGGGAATCTAAGTTAGAATTATTGCTTAATGAAAATTTTTCTGAATTATATAATGGGTATAAAAAAGATTATTCTAAAAAATGGAACAAAATAAGAGATAGTTTTGTTGAACTATATAATGATGATTGTAATTTAAAAAAATTACATATAATAATTAATAAAATAAATAAATTACAAGATTATTCTTTTAAAATTAATGAAATCATATGTCAAAAGATAAACAAAATAGAATGAAAATAGGAGATATAGTTTATTTTAAATCTACTTATACAGCTAAATATGGTAAACAAGGTGGTTCTTATGATTATCATTTCAAACCTGGGGATAGATACAGAATTGATAGTCTAAATGATGGGTTTGGTGTTAAAACAGGTAGTATAACAGGTAGTATAACTAACTTAGAAGATGGGACACTGCATTTTGTTCATTCCGGTCTCTGGGAAAGAATAATTAATTTAGAAGAACATAGAGAATTACAATTAACAAAATTAGGAATATAAAACTATCTAATATGTCAAAAGATGAACAAAATAGATTGATATCTTTGTTAACAAACAATTCAACATTGGGTGATGGTCTTAAAGTTATAGATGCTTTATCTACAAAAGATAAATTAAATATATTAAATAAGTCTTTAGAAATTGTTGAAGGTAATAGAATATCAATGGAATCTGTAAAGGATGTTATAAAATCAACAAAAAATCTATATGAATATAGATTTTGGTTGGTTGGATATAATGAATGTCTTGATGTTATTGGCGCACTAAAGGCAAATAAAAAAATAATAGAGTTTAATATTATATGATGGTTGTTTGTGTTGTTGATATTGAAGAGTATTGCAAAAAAATCTATCCTGCCACATGTATTCCAAATTTTATATTCCAACTTAAAAAATATAAGATTGGTGGTGTATATAATATTGAACATATTATAAATAATATTTATATTATTGGTGGACATAGTATTGATAAAAAATTCTTTGTAGATTTAGAATCTTATAGAAATGAAAAAATAGATAGATTATTTGATGAGGATGATAGGTAAAAAGAATCCATTTTTTATTGGAAGTGAATATATTTTTGTAGAAGATACAAATGGTAATTATAATGTATATCTTGAAGATTCATATATAACGAAAATATCAAAATCTATTATGGAATTTTATTTTGAAACAATAGAAGAATATCGGGAAAATAGAATTAAAAAAATTTTAGAATAATTAAAATCAAAAATTATGATTTACACAGAAAAAAACATTCGAGAATCCAGATTGGTAGCAATAAGAGCACACGGAAATCAAGTATATGATGAAATTTTCCCGTATGAAAAACACCTTGATGATGTTATTTCAGTCTTAAAAAGATTTGGTTTTGGTGGAAAATATATTGTAGCAGGTTATCTACATGATACAATTGAAGATGGCGCATTAAGTTATGGTAAAATTGAAAAACATTTTGGTAATGAAGTTGCAGAAATGGTTTATTGTGTAACTGATGAGTTAGGACGTAATAGAAAGGAAAGAAAGTCTAAGACATATCCTAAATTAGCACAGAATCAAGATGCTATTGTAATAAAATTGGCAGATAGAATTGCAAATGTTGAACATGGTGGACTGAAAGATATGTATAAAAAGGAATACAAGGAATTTAGAAATGCTATTTATCAACCAGATCGTGTTTCTGCAAGTATGTGGGAGTATTTAGATAATATGATGTCTGGAAAACTTGATGATTCATTTGGTTTTATTGAGATGTAATGGTAGAAAAATGATATATAATGAATGATAGTAAAACTTAAATTAATTTGTAGAGATGCTGCAAATTATCCAATAATAGTTGGCAAAACATATGATGTTGAAATCTATGTTAATAACTTATATGATAATAACTACTTTTATTGTTGGGTTTACTTTGGTGATTGCTGTATGGGAATTCCAAAATATAATTTTATGTCATTAGAAGATTGGCGAGATTATAAAATAGAAAATTTATTAGAAGAATAGAATTTTTAAAAATTCTATTCTTCTTTTGAACTTTCAGCCAACAAGATTGGTTATACCTATATAACATTCAAACATACAAATACTATGAAAACTTTCAATAAGAAGTCTAAAACACAAATATTAGTTGATGCTTGCGGAAGTGGTGCAAGAGAAGTTTATCTTGAAAAGAATCCACATGGATTCGCTTCTGTTAATAAAGTCCATAAAAGTTCAAAAACTTACAATAGAAAAGCAAAATATAATTAATCATAAAATAAATAGATAAAAATGAATAAGCAGGATTATAATTTTGTTCGGTCTTTAAAAGAAAGACTTTCGCTTTATTTAAATAAGTCAAAAGAATTAAATTTTTTACCTTCTGTTACAGAAGAATTATTGGAGGATTTATCTAAGTTGGATAATTTGTTTCCTGATAATGAATATAATTCTTTGAATATAAAAGCGTCATATGATGTTGCTACATTTTATTCAAAAAAATTAGGTGGTGTTTCTTGTAAAGATATTATTTTTGTATCAGCTTTAAAAGAAGGCGATGTTGTAAATGTTACAATGGTTTTGAACCGACCAGGTATTTTTATTGGACGTGGTGGACATTTAGTAAATGAATTAAAAGCTAATCTTGAAAAAACTTTTAAGGGAAAAGTTGAAATTTATATTAAAGAAAATATGTGGAATTACATTACATATGATTTAAATTATAATGATGGTTATTAATTTTTTTTTTTGAACTTTCTGCCAATAAGATTGGTTATACATATATAAAATCATAAAAAAATGATAGCACAAACTATATTGCAGCAATTGGGTGGTAATAAATTTATCGCAATGACAGGAAGTCATACATTTGTAAAACACGAAAATTGGCTTAGAATGACTCTAAGGAGAAATGTTGTTGGTGCAAAATGGTTGAAAATTACTCTAAATTGTAATGATTTATATGACCTTGAATTCTTATCAGAACGTAAAGGGGTGATTTCTACAAAACGTTTGGTAGAAGGTGTATACTTTGATCAATTACAAGAAGTTTTCACAAGTGTGACCGGATTATATACAAAATTATAATAGTTTTTTGAACTTTCTGCCAATAATATTGGTTATACATATATAACTTATCTAAACCAACTATAACTATGATAACTGCAAAATTTTCCATAAAAAATACTGTTGAAACATTGTTTGTAGAATTTATAGCAAATGCTATGGATTTTTCATTGGTAGAATCCGGTGCATCTAAAGGTAAATTCGTTCACTGTGGTGATATAGATTGGAACAAATCTGATTTTACTGAATCTGAAAATAGTGATATTGAACTATTTTTATCTGAAAATGAAGAAGTTATTGAAGTTTTATGCGAAAATGCCAAGAACTTATTTGAAGAACTTGATGGTGATAGATTTTGTGATGAATATTAAAAAATTTAATAAATGAAAAAAACTATATCTTGTCGTTCAATTGAAGAACGAACTAAATTTTTTAAAAAAAATCAATCAAAGATTGATTTTTTGATAAAATCAACTTCTAAAGAAGAAAAACTTTCTCTAAGTGATAGAGCTTATTTTAACGCTTTATTGGATGATATTGAATTGAACTTTGATTTAGAAAAACTTGAAAATTTTTTGAAAAAAATTTCAAGTTTAGAAAAATGGTTCAAAGACTACGTAAATGGTAGGTTTTCTTGTTTTATAAAAAACTAAAAAAAATATGAAAAGATTATTTATTTTATTACTCTTAACTGTTTTTATGTCATGTAATGAAAATGATCGTGTTAAGAATTTTGGTGGAACAGCAACATTTGAATTGCCTAAAGGTAAAAAATTGGTAAATATAACTTGGAAAGAAACTGAAATTTGGTATCTAACAAGACCAATGCGTTCTGATGAATTTCCTGAAACATATGAATTCCACGAAAAGTCCAGTTTAGGATTTAAAGAAGGTATTTTTTTTATAAAAGAAAGTAAGTAATATTTAATAAATTAAATTAATAATATATGGTACAAACAATGAAAAGTCTGATAAAGATTTTCTTTATCAGACTTATATGACTTTGAATTCTTATCAGAACGTAAAGGTGTGGTTTCTAGATGGTGTATACTTTGATCAACATTAAAAAATTCCTTTCTGACGAATCTTATTTTTTATTAACCATAATAGCTTTTTGTAAAGCAGGTGGAAGTTTTTTTTGACCATCGCTTAGTTTACCTTGCGCTTGAGATTGATTTTTTTTATCATCAGCTTTAGAATTATACCTTATCAGTTAAATCTACAACTATAAATTTTCCGAATTTTTTTAAATAACTATTAAAAATTAACTCTGCTTGTAACTTATGACCAGTTGATTGCCACTTTATAGGTTTCTGGTCATCTACACTAGCCATTGTCCAATCTTTTTCGGAAAACGGAAATTCTGTTAGTTTATACCACTTTGAATTTTTCCATTCTTCATACGAATTAAATGTCTCAGATGGTGTTAATTTATCTAATATTCTATTAGTTGCATCATCTTCAATTATATCATCTTGATATGCTGTTGACCAAGTTTCATAATTTTCAAATTTAAAATATGCTTCACCTTTAAGACTATCATATATGTCATTAAATGTTGAAGGCTCGATTTGGCGACCTATATCTGTTCTTCGGCTTGATTCCAAAAATGATTTAATATATTTAAATTTTCTCATATTTTTTTATTTTTATATATAAATTAAAGTCTTATTTTTTTCTCCCCTGGACTTCTTTTGAATCTTTGCTTGCTTTTTTCATAGATTCTTTTTTGTTACCATCTTTATCTAAGTCTAAAAAATCTGGTCTTGCTTTTTTCGCTACTTTTTTATTTTTTCTAGCTTCATATGTCATTCCACCAACCTCTTTATTATAGTGCATTTCAAGCTCATCCATAGACATTTCACCACACTCAGATTCGTTGTAACCACATACATATAGGTGAGAAATCATTTCTTCTCTTGATGGACAAGTGGAATTAAGTTCGTAACTTTCAAAGGTTCTAATAAATTTCATAATAAATATTCTTTTTTTATTATATATTAAAAAAAATATTTTATTTTTTGATATATAAGATAAAGATTATTTTTTTAAAAAAGTATTTTAAAAAATACACAAACATTCAATAAGGCAAATAAAATAATATTATGAATATACATTTTGATGATAAGGACTTATTTGATAAGTTAAAAAGAGCGACCATTGCTAAAGTATTGGTTGGTAGTCATATGTATGGTACAAACAATGAAAAGTCTGATAAAGATTTTCTTTATATCTATGCAACATCAGAAAACGAATTGACATCAGCTATTGTAAGTAATCACCAATTACAATATAAAGAAGATGGTGTTGATCATAATTTTGTTTCTTTGCACACTTTTATAAGAAATACTATAAATGGTGATTCAACTATAAATTTTGAAGTTATTCAATCTGATTCATTGATTGATACAAATTTAGAATGGTTATCATCTTATAAAGATAGTTTTATTACATATACTGTAATAAGAAGTTATTTAGGATTGGCTAAAAGAGATTTAAAACACTTATCAAAAGCATCTGATGAATTAAAAAAGAAAAGATTAGGGCATATAATAAGGGGATTTCTTTATTCACTTGATATGATTAATAAGAAATTTAATTTTAGATTAATTAATAACGAATTGATTTTTATTATGAAAGATTTATTCTTTAGTAAGGAAGTTGTAAGTGAATATGAAGTTAAAATAAATTTGTTGAGAAATGAGTTAAACGATAAATTAAACAACAAAACATTAGGCTTATCACAACATATGAATGTTGAAGATGCTATTAATATAACAAAGTCATTAAATTATTTCTGTAAATCCGGTGTTTTTAAAAATTGTCAGGAAGAATTAAAGGATTTTGATATGTCATATTTTATGAATGCCTTTGAAAATTGGGTAGACTATAATTAGTCTGTTAGTATTAATTTTATTAAAAAATGACTATAAATTTGTTTTTATGAAATATAGTTCTTATCTTTGTATCAACAACAAGGGATAAGAACTATATTTTATTTTTAATATATTCAAAAATAAATTTGTTTTTATGAAATATAGTTCTTATCTTTGTATCAACAAATCAATCACCACTAAAAACTAAACACTATGTTTAATATCAATCAAAAATTTGACATTCTTAATAACTTGACTACAATGGTTGTTGCTAACCTTACACCATCTCTTTTGGTTACTGGTGATCCAGGAATGGGTAAAACACAATCAGTTACAAGCACAATTGAAGACAATGATATGACATCAGATGATTATATCTTCTTCAAAGGGTATTCAACTGCTCGTGGTTTGTATAACACTCTATATGAAAACAATGGTAAATTGATTATATTTGATGACTGTGATTCCATCTTGGAAGATAAGGTTGCACTTAACATTCTTAAGTCAGCATTGGATTCTTATGAAAAAAGAACTATTTCTTGGATGGCAAAAATGACTAAAAGTGATCAATACCCACAACAGTTTGACTTTACTGGTCGTATCATTTTTATTTCCAACAAAAGTAAAAATAAAATTGATGCAGCTATTTTGTCAAGAAGTTTGACTGTTGATCTTACGATGAGTGGTGACGAAAAAATTGATAGAATGAAATTTGTTCTTGAAAAGATTCTGCCTGATTTTGATATGAAAATCAAAAAAGATGCTTTGTCTTTTCTTTCTGAAAATAAAGATAGCGCAAATCTTAATATCAGAACTTTGATTATGGTTTCTAAAATCATCAAAGCTTTCCCTGCATCTTGGAAAGAAACTGCTGAATATATGCTTTTTGCTTAGTATTAAAATTTTACCCTAAAATTTAAATAAACATATTATGAAAAAGTTAAAACACATTAATTTATTTGAAAATTACTTACAAAGTAAATATGAACTAATAGGCAATAGTATAGATGAAGTTTTAGATGCTGTGAATGCTTTAAAATTTCACTATGGTAAAGATTGTGTAATAGTAGAGGATGAAAGTGGACATGATTCTGGGAATAAAATAGGTGTTTATGTAACATTTGATGATTCTATAAAATTACGTTCTGGTGGCAAGGATCCAAAATCTAATATTGTCGGAGAAATTAATTATATATTGTCAGAAGAAATGAAAAATGTAAAACTATATAAAGTGGACACATATTAATTTTTTTCTATTACAGAAGCATTGGATATTGCTATAAAAGCACATATAAAATGGGATAAAAACGTTCCAATTGAACGTAAAGATTTATTTCATACTGTCAACAAATATTAAAAGAAGATATAAAATAATTTTACCCAAAAATTTAAAAATTAATATGTTTAAAAGAATAAAATCTTTCTTTAAAAGATGGTCTAAAAGACTATATGTTAAATACCGAAATTTAAATCAAAGAAATTCATCCCTTGAAGAAGTTGAAATTTCAAGGACACAGAAGATTTGTATGTCTATCACAAGATCAATGATTACACATCCGGATTCTGAATTTCTTATAGCACCTGTTTCTGGTAAAAGGTATATTAAAAATGATACACTTGATTTGTTTGTGGTTATTCAAAACCACAAGCTTAGTATAACGAATCACGTATATCATTATGATGTTGTTGTTTCTGATAGAAATTGGGAACGTTTGATAAAAATGTATGATGGTAAGGTTGAAATAATCAGACAAGAATTTGAAGACCAAATAATGAGTCAGATTGTTCATTCACTTGATCAGATAAAATCTAAATTTGCAATTAAATAGATATGATTTTTATTTTTATAATTTTAATATCTACTATATCATTTTTTATAAATGCTTTGGCTGGTGATATAAAACCAACATATTTTAGTTTAATTGGTGTTATAATAGGTGTGGTTGGTTTATATATTTTTGATTATAATTCAATTAAGAATACCATTGTAGATAATAAACCAGTAAATATTGATTCTATATATCAAGAAGCTTATAAAAAGGGTCAAGTTGATTATATGAATGGTAAAATAAAGTATAAAAGGTTTATAAATGATAAAGGTAAAATCATTTATATTTATGTTGATTTGTAGTAAAAAAGAGATTTCATTTATTAATATATAAATGAAATCTCTTTTTTTATTTATGAAATATATACAATTTTTTAATGAATATTCTGAATCTATTAAATATCATCTCCAAAATGATAAACCAATAACTGAAAATGTTTATAGACCTGGATCCAAAGCATTTTTTGATATTATAAAAGAAGGTAGGGAATTATTTGAATTGGGTAAAATAAATTTGTGTGAGTTGGATAAAGAATTATATGAATCAAGTGATATTGGTAAATTTGATTTATTTGAGGGTGAATTAGTTCCATTAGATTTACCATTAGAAAATATTTATGAATTAAATGAAGCTGAATATAAAGGAAAAGAAGTTGACTTAAACCATCCAATGCGTAGTTCCGGGCCAAAGAAATATAAAGTCTACGTAAAGAATCCAAAAACAGGCAATATAAAATGTGTTAACTTTGGTGATGTTAAAGGTGGGTTAACTGCTAAAATAAGTAATCCTAAAGCAAGAAAGGCATTTTCAGCAAGGCACAAATGTGATAGGTCATGGAAACCATCTGATAAGCTCACTGCTTCATATTGGTCATGTAGACTAACTAAATTTGGTCACTTATTTTCCGGAAAGACATATCCTGGATATTGGTGATTAATAAATTTATAATAAAAAAATACACAGAAAAATAAAATAATGAAATATTTAAGACTTTTTGAAGACTTTTCTGATAAACATTTTATTTGGATTCATGGACTTCCTGGATCAGGAAAAAGCCATCTTGCTAAAATTATGAATATTGATAACCAATATGAAATATTAGATGATATTGCATCATTTGATAAAATTGATAGTCTTTTAAATGCTGGTTCAGATATAATTTTAACTTCCCCATATTTTGAAGAGTATTTGAAATTTAATGGGTTTTATAATAAATTAATAAATAAATTATACGAACATAAAGACTATATTTTGGAAGAAATATGGTTTGAAAATAATCCAAATGCTTGTATAGAAAATTTAAAAAGTAGAACTAAACATTCTATTAAATCCGAATACATTATTCCGGAAATTCAAATATATTCAAAAGATTATAAAGTTCCTTCAAATGTAGATGTGATGCCTATTTGGAAAAATAATATTTAAAATATATGATACTACCATTTAAAGAAGAAAAAGTAAATGATGCTTTTATTAGAACTTTTAGTGAAGATACACCAGAAAATCTTTTGCTCTGGCATCGTGATAGGGAAGATAGATTAATAGTTTCAATTTATGAATCTGATTGGTTATTTCAAATTGATAATGAATTACCAATTAATATAAATAGTGATATATTCATTCCAAAAGGTGTTTATCATAGAATAATAAAAGGAACTGGTGAATTACATTTAAAGGTAATTAAGTTTATTTAAGTCTTGTTTTTCTTTTATAATCTAACCATTTAAAATGAATTAGTTCTGTAGAATGATATAAACATAAAACATAAACAGCTATTATTTCAGTTATAAGCATATCATTTACCCCATTATACCAATATAATGATAATAGATAAGGTATTGCATAAAATCTATATCTTTTATCAATTAAGATACAAACCCAAGATATAATAAAGAATGATATTGCTAATATGTTATGTATAACTTGATACTCTTCAACGGAAAATGCAGTTAATAGTAAGAGTAGTGATGATGGGATTCTCCATTTAGGTGAAGAAAATAAATAATAAGAAGTTACTGCATTAGTGAAAATAAATAAAGGCTGCATATTAGTTGTCCAATATGCAGATATGCTAATATTATAACCTTCAACTAGTATTAATATTATTGGTGTTATTAGTGCTAATAATATAGCTCCAAATTTATATGTTATATCATTAGGTTTCATTTTATTTTACCAATTTGAATCTATTTTAGTGTGTCTATTTTCAATTTCAACTATTTTTACCTTTATTCCATATCTATCTTCAATGCACAATTTAATATGGCGGAAGCGAATTTTGCGGATGGGCAATAAAAGATGGTTATAGTAATCCATATCTACACTAAAATACAGACTTGACGTATGTGAAACAATATAAATTTTATATTCATCACTATCTTCTATATATTCAAATTTTATAATATTTAATTTATCTATATATAATGTACATTCGTCAAAATCTTCTTCTTCATCAGCTTTAATGTATTCAACAGTATCATTTAAAATAAATTGTAATACATCTTTTAATATATTTAAACCTTTTGCAATTTCAATTGCAGTTAATGTATTATTAATGTCATTTGATTTTAATAAATCAAATATTTTATCTTTGTAGTTGAAGTTTTCGAATTTTTTAATTTTCATAAAGTTTATGGAGTATTTCTTTTTCTATTTCTTCCCAATTTTCATCAAAATAGTCTTGGTCAGAACATTCACCTGGTTCGAATTCATATTCTGTTGTCCTTCCAGTATAATATGGTTTTAAAGTCCCATCCAATTCAAAAACTTCACCATTTATTGTTTTACAATAATAAACATCATATTTTGGGTCATCTGTGTGATTAAAAGGTCTTCTTTCATCAGCATATACCCTTGTTATTGTTATTTCACTTGATTCTTCAAAATTTTCAAATAATATTAAGTGTTTCATATTTATCTTTTTATTTATATATTAAATTTTCAAATAATATTAGGTTCATTTTTCAATTCATCAATTACAAATTTTTCGTGGCTTCCATAAACATAAGCTGGGAAGTGTGAATATTTTAGATATTGTAATGCTCTTAATCTATGATTCCCATCTTCTATGAAATTATAACAATCATATTGATAAGCAATTTCTGATATCCAAAATGATATAGGTATAAGTGGTTTATTATTTAATAAACCTTCTACTATTTTAGCAATTCTTTTAGTGTGTATATTGCTTTCATTATTTTTAGAATGTGATGTAATTGATTCCCAACCTTTAGATAAATCAACATCACTAATATCATTTTCTAATTCAATTGATATATCATTGTCAGTTATGTAATCATATATAAAATTATCAAATAGATATACTTTATAATCATCGCCAAATTCTTTGTGTTCTTTAAACCAAGAAAATGGTATTTGATAATAGTCATAATCATTAATATCATCTATATTATCATATATTTTTACATTTTCTACCGATTCAAACAATTTATAATACTTTAAATATTTCATATATTATATATTAAATATCCAAAAGTAATAAATTATATTCCCTAATATTTCTTTTTATAAATTTATCAATATAATTATTTATTACTGTGTGTATATGTCTATTTTCATAATCAGCAACTTCATTTATATCAATGTATTTTTTATAAACTTCAATTATATCATCCAGAATAATATCATCAGGGACATTTTTATATAATGTAGTGATATCATATATTAATGATAAAATTGATTTGGCTTTATCATTTAACTCAACTTCTAAGAAGAAATAAAAACAACTCTTTAGTTTTTTGACATCATAAAAACACTTGTCTGTATTGACTGAAATAAATGAATCCCATTTTTCAATAATATAACTTGGTAATGGTAATTTTTCATTCAATATCATTAAAAAAGAAAATTTAATGATATTATCCAATTGATTTTTGTTTATCATAGTAAGAATTTTTTTCTATGTAAATATACATAAAAAAAGAAAGATTACATAATATAATCCTTCTTTTTTTTAGCTGTTCTTTTTTAAAATATTTTAAATTTTAGATAATAGTTCTGACTTTTTTTTAGAAAATTCTTCATCTGTTAATAAACCATTTGAATATAAGTCACCTAATTTTGCAATCATATCAATTATACTTATTGATTCTTCTTTGAACTTCTTCAAATCTTTTGCTTCAATTGGTTTTCTACTTTCTGGTAATAGTTGTAATATTGTTGTTGAAACAACATATTTTTCAAAATTCATATTAACATATGTAAATTGTTGGTTTGAGTTACCACCCTTTTCAACTGTTCCTGTTTCAATTGTATTTGATAAATTAGTAGTTGTTAGAGATCCTTTTAAGTTACTGTAAGAAGAATCAATACTATAAGAAGTGGAAGAATACATATTCCCCAATCCTGATTGATTAGGAAAGAAAGTATTTTTACTTCTTGAAAAGTTCTTTCTCAATACAATTCTTTCTTCTTTATAGAAATTTACTTCTAAGAATCCGTTTTGTGCAATTGCATTAATTACTTCATTTGAATTCTCAACTTCATATGTATTAAATATGAATTTCTTTCTATCTTCGATAAAACAATCTAAATAAACTCTTTGTCCTGGTTTAATAACCAATCCATTTTCAGATATGGATGAACCGTTTAATTTGATATCTGCTAGCACAGATACTTGTAGTGGATTGAATAATTCTATTTCAAATTCTTCTTTGTCTTTTAAATAAACTTTTCCACTTTTAATAGATTTTCTTCCTTTGTCAATAGATGACACGACCCAAGCACTGGGATTTTGATTAAATGTTTTCATTTGTATTCTTTTTTAATTTTATACCTATATCTTAGATTCTTTATAAATCTCAAAAACATCATATTGATATTCGACATAAGTTATTGAACAGCTAGAATATATATTAGAAAACTATATCTTTGTTTAGTTAAATTTCATTATTATTTTTACATATACATTTCCAATGTCTTTTTATAATCTAAACCTTTTGCTTTACAGTATAGACAAAAATTACCTAAGTATTCATATGATTCAGAACTAATAAACATTGATGATCTTGTATCTCCAATATTATCATATTTCTTAGCCAAGTTTTGTAGACCAACATACATTGATGCATTTTTCATTATTAGGTATTGTTGTCTTTTCTTACTGCTAAGTAGAAAAGCACGAACCATTAAAAATGATATAAGTTGGTGCTTATATTGTCTTATTTTTTCAAATATTTTTTTCATATAATTTTTTTTTTTTTCTATAATGCCTTTATTGATATAAAAATAAATAAACAAACCATAAATATAAATAAAAATATAGCTATATATCTAATTATTTTATAAATTTCACTTTGATAGCATTTACACAAAGAATTTTTCTTTCCACAATTATCACAAATTTCTCTATACATTTCTATTTAATTATATTAATATATACAGTATGAAATATATATTATCGTTTGAGGAATTAGTTGAAAAAATAACTATACCAGTTGAAGTTGGTGATGTTATTTATATGGGTAGATTTAAAAATAAAAAAACCATTATAAAAGAAATTGATAATGATGAAGATGGATTGCCTATGATAAATAAAAAGAAAGTTGTTAATTTTAAAATAACACCACCTAAAAAGAAAAAGAAGATTAACAATCCTGAAAAATAAAAGAATTTCCAATCAAACCTAAACGTTTAGATTTACCAAACTTTGGAATTCTATTTGGATTATCTTTTATTATTTCCATCCAAATTGTTCTTCTGGATTTTTTTGCACTACTACGATTATATACTTCAGATAATGAAATCTCTCTATTAAAGAAATAGTTTTTTACTTTATTTAAAGTCTTTCTTTTAATAGATGAATATTTAAGATATTCAAATAATTCATCTTCTCCAATGTATTTACTTTCAGTAAAAAATGTATGAAATTTCAACCAATTTGTAGATTCTGAATAATTTTTAGTAATCATTGTATTGATTATATTATTGAAGAATATATCATTTGGTTTATCTCTATCTCTTCCGGAAAACAATTTACATTTATCAAATAACCAATAGTAATCAGATTCATGTAATATGTCAGCCAATTTACAAGATTCATATATGTCAATAATTTGATATAAATGACAAAAATTTGTCATTGAAAGTATATCACTTCTATTAAACTTATGATAATTTTTTGAAAAATGATTCATAAAACTATCTGAATATGCTATATTAACATGATGATAATTCCCCCAAATTTTCTTATTTTTAAAATTATATTTGTATTTATGTAAACTTGAATGATACAACATCAATCTTATATTTTCATCATTCACTTCTGCATAAGAACAAAATAAATTTAATTCAGGTATATCAGGATTTTCTTCAACTATTTTCTGCTGATTAGTTTTTCCACCATAAACAGAAAATCCTAAATATTTTCTAATGCTATAAGAATGATCATAAATAAAATAAGCAAAATCTTTTTTATTAAGAAAATTTTTAGCCATATATAAGGCTATCAATGTATTATCAACATTTCCAGAATATATTAATTCTTCAATATTTGAATATTCTTCATCAGAAAGATTTTCCATATTTATGTTAAATTGCTATAATTTTATCTTTTTGTTTTTTAATAATAATTGTTGTTTTGTTTATTTTATTTAGTTCTTCTGAAATTAAGCGATTTTCCATTTTAAGTCCATCACTATTAAATAGATTTTTTGCAATTGCAAACAAATCCATTGGTTTTATTTTAGATAAATCAACATCATCAGAATTAAATGTAATACCAAGTCTTTTATATGTGTATAACATATTAGCTTCCTTAAGTTCCTTCTTAGGAAGAATTTCTTTTTTAGGCTTAACTTCCTTGACTTCTTTCTTAGATTTTACTTCCTTCAGTTTTGGTTCTAATGTATCTGTTTTGGTTTCTGTTTTTAGTTCAAATGGATACAATCTAAGTCTATGTTTTGAAACAAATCCTCTTGCATCATTGAAATCAAATGTTACATCAAATGATTCATTTGTTATCTTTTTCTTTTTTGTATTTATGTTACTATTTTCTTTTAGATATTCTTTTACAAACAATTCACCTTCTTCAAATGAATTGAATCTTTCTTTATATCTTTCATAAAATTCATTATTGATGAATTGTTCTACGGAAAGTCTGTATAGTTTCATAGTATTTGTTTTAAGGTTGAATACAAAGATAAGTATAATATTTATAAAAACAAAACTTTAGTCCAATAATTTACTTATTAGATTTTCTCTGTTATTTTCCACTGTTGGTGTTAGTCTATACAACGATGTTTCCCAAGTATAACCTCTTCCATTACCAACAATTCCAAAAACCCTGCCTAATATCCTAACTAATACAACAGTTCCAGAAGTTGAAAAGCCTTTGTCTATAATATAATCTTCTCCAACTTTTAGATTTACTCCCTTAATATTAGTTATTTCTAAAATTTCTCCGCTTGGGGATCTGCGGATTTCGGATGTGAGCCAATGACTATATCTACACCCTGATTCCAAAGCCATCTGCATGGTAAACTTTACTGTGTTGTCTTCAATCTCCGTTATGTGTGTGTTAGTTTTCATATTAATATTCATTATCACCCCATAATTCACTAAATGAAAAATTAATAGGTCCAATTTTAAAATGTCTAAGCATTAATCTATTATCACCACTATAATATGATAGACCAAAACTTAGTTTGTGTTTATCTATAAGTGGTTCTAATTTAGAATATATTGAATGATTTATCAATTTACAATTTAACATAACAATTATATCGCCAAAATCTGTTCCTATTTCTGATATTAAATCAGAATAGTTGTTAGTAACATGATCTATAAATGCTTGTTGTGAGTCTGATAAACTTTTTAATTCTTTGTATGATCTCATATTTATTATTTATTTTGAATTTCTTCTAATTTAATTAATCTTATTGCTTGGTTTGTTGATATAACTTCGCCTCTACATTCATATTGATACTTCATAACAACAACTTTATTTAACAATTCTGCTTTTTCAGCGGCACTTTTTTTAATATTTTTGAACATCTTTGAAAGAATAATATTTGGTATATTTAATATATTATATATGATAAACCAAGAAAAATTTAACGGCCAAATTAAATTTGATGAATAATCAAAATCCATAAGATATCTACCCCATTTAGTATAAATGTCACTAAAATTTGCTTGTCTAGCATATGAAATTAAATATGTTCTAACCAATGAAGAAATGAATATTCCAATTATGTAAATTGCGATTAAAATGTATGCCATAAATTTGTTTGATTTAAAAGGTGCAAGATCATGATATAAACTAATTTTAATATAAATTAGTTTTCCAAAAGTTCATTTAAAATATCATTTAAATTTTCTTTTGAATCCACAATTTCTACCATAGGATAAAACATACTATAATTAGTTTCATTTACATCTCTATATTTCCATCTCCAGTCCATAAAATTATTATTAATCACTAATAATGTTGGAATTCCTTTTAAACCGGATATATGTGCCATAACACTATCAACCGTTATTACTGCATCTAAACCATCCATTCTTTTCCAGGATTCGTATAGGTTTTTTGGTGTGTAATTTTCAACGCCAATTTCTTCGCCACATCCATATTGGAGTGATACTAATTCATAATCAATTTGCTTTAATATTTTTGGATCAATTGATCTCTTTGATGCACTTGGTGATTTTTTATTGGCTGCCCAACAAACACCTATTTTTTTGCTATTTGGTGTTTTATAAAAATTTTCATTGAATGATGAAGTATTAAGTTCATATAAAGAAGAAAATACTGTTCCTAATCCAATATACATATCGTGTTTATTTACATCTTCTAATGATATTGATTCAAATATTACAAATTTAATATTATCAAAATTGTAGATATTACTAAATAAGTCAAATGTATCTTCTGACACCTGAATAGTAGCACTTTTAACTATCTTTGATAGTTTTTCAAGCACAATTGAAAATAATAATTGATCACCAAATCCCTGTTCATTCAACACGAGCAAGTTTTTATCTAAAGCTTTATTAGCATCTTCAATAAATTCAATTGGTAATTTTGGGAATCTAACAGAAGTAATATTAACAGAATTATCATTAGCATATCTGTTATTATATAAAGACATACCTTCATACCACTTTCCTAAGTTTAGGAGTGATAATGATTTATTCCAATCATTTTGTTTATTTTGTATCAATCTATTTGAATCATCAAAATAACTTACAGCTTTTTTATAATTTCCCATATTCATCATAAGTAAGCCTAAATTATAATATATGTTGGCTTTTATGTTTTTATGTGGATCATTTTTCAATAATTTGTTATAAAGTAATTCTGATTTTTTATAATCCCCATTTATCTGGGCATTAAAAGCATTTTTAAATATTTTATTATAATCCATAAATGTCATTTTAAAAGTCTATTGATTGTTAAATCTCTTAGTTCTTCAATGCTTCTGTGATACCACCAGGTTTTTTCATAAGCAATTTTCAATTCTTTATAATTAGGTTTATGATCCCAAACACCATATATTAATAAATTATCATACCATAATATGGTTGAATCAATCATAGATTGTAAATCAGCAATTGGATATTTATAATCAACATTATCTATTTGTCTTGTTTCATAAATATTATTTTCATTTAATCTTCTAATATTATAATATTCAATTTCCAATGCTTGGTCACAAATTAAATGATTTATGTGAATAGCTAATCTTGGATATGATATAGTATAAGCGTCATTTCTATAAGCTACTTTTTCATATAGAAAAAGATTACCAACAGTGATATTTGATTTGATGTAATCAAATTTCTCATAATGTTTAGAAAATGATACATCTGTATTATTTGGACAATCTTTTGTTTTAATATGTTTTCTATATGCTTCTAGTAAATTCATCTTTGAATATTTTAAAATTGTTGTCCACTGAATTGTGGTCGTTTATAACAGCAAATATTATGTTATCATATAAACTATCCAAGTTATACTTTTCAATTGTTTGTTTAAACAGTTTAGAAACAACTTTTGGATCATTATTAAAAACACCACATCCCCAAGCACCTAATATAATAGTATTGCAGTTTTTACAAGCAATTAACATATTATATATTTTTGTTGTCATCAAGTCATCATAATCAATATTATATTTTTCTTTTATATCAATGTGATTATTGTTTAAGTTTATTGCAGCAACTGATATTACATCACATTTAATTGGTGTCATATCATTATAATTAAAATCCTTTATGAAATGACTATCTTCTGTTAAAATATAATCATTGTAATTTAATGGATAATAATTATCAGGTATATGGACTAAGTTAGAACATCTGAATAATGATTCTTCTTGCGCTCTACTTCCATTAATTACACCACCACCTTTTCTTTTAGAAGATGCCATATTTAAAACAGCAACCTTACCACTTTTTGAATATTTGATGATAGCAGAAACTGTATCAATTGGTTCAACTAATACATTCGCTTTTTTTCCACCACTCATAATTTCTAAGTTAGTATCTAACTTATACTTTTTACTGTATGGAATTGGTATTTTTTTAATCTTATTAAGTGTGTCTTGATAGACATCTATTAATTCTTGTTTATTCATTTTTATCTGTTTGTTCGTTTAATCTTAGGCTTGATAAGTTTGTTTCTATATACTCAATAAATCTTGATAAGTATTTGTTTAGGGTGTTTAAATCTGTATCAGATAGAAAGTGTCTTTTAAGATGGTTTTTCAAATCAGGATAGTTTTTAATTATTCCGGATTTAGCATAAGAATCCATTTCAAAGCCATCAATCAATGAAAACACTTGTCCAAACTGAAAAGCCAATGATTTGTATAGATCAACTTTGTTTTCTTTTTTGTTTGGAAAATCAGTCATTTTAACAAAATCAATCTTTTTAAGAACAGCTAATTTATCAATTAAATTTCCTCTTAATGCTGGTTTTATTTCAGGTCTAAGTTCAGTTCTTGAAAAGATTGTTAGTATAAATCTTGCTGCCCTTAAAACTTTTTCATTTAAATCCCTTTCAATAGGTTTTAAGATTGGGTTGGGATAATATTGCTTATGGTTTTTATATGTATAGAATAGAACATTGTTTAATTCATCGCATGTTCCTTTGAATACATTTGTTATCTCACCATCTTTAAATGTGGCTAAGTTACAATTTAAAACCTTATCAGTGAATATTTCTGATAAAGTTTTGTTATAATGCTTACATATGTTATGTGCAGCATCTATGTTTTGTGGTATATCATCAATTGATACTAATATATCATAATCTGTTGAATCTTCTGATCCAAATAAATAAAATGGTGTATCCATATTGTCTTATAATTTTTACAAATATAAAAAAAACTTTTGGAATAAAAAAATATTCCAATAGTTTTTTATAAAGTTACTCTGATTTTAATTCGAGTTTTTTACCTGAACTATTAATCAATGTTATATTGTTTAAAAAATATTTTATTAATTTGTTGATTCATCTAAATAACTTATTACGCTTTTTGCTATATTGAATCCTAATGGAATAGGAACACTATTTGCTACCTGTCTTGATTGTTCACTTTTTGGTCCATAAAAGATATAATCATCTGGATAACCTTGAATTCGAGCCATTTCCCTAATTGTAATACGTCTGCTTTCAGTTGGGTGATAGTAGTGATCCATATTATTATGGACAATTGTTGGACTTACATCATTTAAATTTAGCCTTTTCATTGCTCTTTTCAAGTCAGAATTATTTTGTAATTCTACTGGGCAATCTTTCATAGAGCCACCTTGTGGTATATACTTTATTCTTTTAAAGTTTAGTTCAGATAATTTAGAAAAATTGTGATTATTACTTTGTGAATTAAGTGGGTTATTAAGTAAAACATCACCAACAGTAACATATTTACCAAATACTGGTGGGTTAATAATTGATTCAGGATAGATAAATTTGGAATCTATTGAAATCTTAGCTCCTACAATTATTGTTCTTTTCCTACTTTGTGGTGAACCATAATTTTTAGCATTTAAAATTTTATATTGAACATTATAACCTTTATCAGAAAATTCTTTTAATATAATTTTAAGGACTGCTCCTTTTTCTAGTGTTATCATTCCTGAAACATTTTCCATCACAAAAATATCAGGATTTACTTCTGTTAAAACTCTTGAATATTCCTTGAATAGCCAATTACGTTGGTCATCAAATGATCTATTTGGATTGGCAGTTGAAAACGCTTGACAAGGTGGACCACCAATCAAAATATCTGCTTTTGGTAACTGTGTTAATTCTTTAATATCACCACAAATTATATGATTACCAATATTATTTTTGTATGATTCACAAGCATATTTGTTGAAATCATTTGCTAATAAAACATCTACTCTATTTGTTTCCAAAAATCCTAAATCAAGACCACCACTACCGGAAAACATTGAAACTATTTTATATTTTATATTTTTATCCATTCTTATAGTTTGTTAATAAATGTCTTTATTCTATCTTTAATTATTTGCAATTTTTGCTGCTTCTTTCCTATCAACAAATCTGTTTTTTGAAGTTAAGAATCCTTGTATACTTTCACCTGCTTCACAATCACGTAGACCTGTTATAGCAACCATTTGATACATACAATTCATATGTCGAAAGCCACCAAAAACAATCCCAACATGAACATTATATGGTCTAAATCCTCTTGGTTCAAGAACTTCAGGTCTTTTTAGTTCTAATTCTTTATACCAAATAGCACTACAAATTATATATTCTTCTTTCTCTTGTTTCATAACTTCTTCGTGGGATACAACTCTACCTTCTTTTAAGTCATCAAGACCACGTTGAATAGATTCTTTTTGTTCTTCTGTAAGAGTTTCAGTCCAATCATAATTTGGGTCGGTTATCTTTTCAAAATATTCAGTTAAATATTCAATCATTAGATATTCGCATAAATCAGGGTCGGAAACTTCTGGTGAATAAAATGAATATCCTGTTTTATTATTTACTATATAAAATTCCCAATTACCAAGATAACTATAATCAACAGAAAATGACAACTCTTTTGTTCTAAAAAATCTTATAACTTCATGTATATTATATTCACTATTGAATCCAAGTTTATTTAACTTGTTTATTAATTCTATATTTGTTATTTTCATATTTTTTTTTAAGTTTATTTAGTGATATTGATCACAACATAGTTTTGTATTATAAAGTTACTTAATCTAAGATATAATTTATCTTATCATTTCTTATCAAACGTATTATTTCAGCTTTAGGATTATCTAATATTTCTTGTGGTAATGGATTATTAAGACAAGAAAAACGACCACCAACATAATTTGGACAACCTATTAAGCTGGTTAATTGATTATCATTACAATAAAAATTACCACCTACATAATTTGGACAACCTATTAAGCGGGTTAATTGATTATATAGACACCAAAAATTACCACCAACCTCTTTTGGAGAACCTTCTAAGTTTGATAGTTTATTACTATCACAAAAAAAATCACCACCAACATAGTTAGGACATCCATCCAAAGATGTTAATCTATTTCTGGCACAAAAAAAATCACCACCAACATAGTTAGGACATCCATCCAAAGATGTTAAGTTATTATTAGAGCAATAAAAATCACCTGTAACTTTATTGAATTTCAATGGTATTTTTTCTAAACTATGTGTTAATTTAACATTACCATACACGTCAATAGATCCATCTGGATTTATTGTATAATTAAAAATATTATAATTTTTGCAGATTTTTTTGATATCCATAATTAATATATAAAATAAAATATTTATATGAAAGTAAACATGTCTAAATTTTCTTGGGCTGAACTATTTTCTAACAATTCTGGAAAAACAAGTGGTTCCGGATTTGTTGGTGTTATAGTATCATTAGTTGGAACATTATGTTTCTTAATGGGTTGTCTTGACAAAATGTTCTTCACTAACAGTATTGACATCATTACACAATCAATTATATTGGTTGGTATTGGAACAACATTGTTGGGTGTTCGAAAAATTATTAGTGGTGAGAAGCCTAATGAAACAAAGGCGGAAGAACCTAAAGATGATCAAATGATTCAGTCTTAAAAAAAAGTCAAGTTTTAAAAACTTGACTTTTTTTTAATAATTTGGTGATACGTTAACATCAATATATTTTTCTCTTATAAGTGTAAAGTTTACACCAGGTTTATTGTTTAGTACAGTTTCTAATCTAAACATATCAGATAAAGATATATATTTATTTGTATGTATTCTTATAACTTGATCAGGAGCAGAAAACATCTCAATCTGTTCTAATATAGTTTTTTCAACACTCTGAACACCAATTCCTAAATCTTTTACAATATTAGATAAAGTATCTTCAATGGTTTCGGCTTTTTCAACTGATTGATTAGATTCATTTATAGAATTATAAAATGGTTCTAATGTACCAAAATATTCTTTAACCATCATCTTTTTAGCAACGATATTATAAATATCTAAAGCTATATTATCAATGTGTGAAGTTCTTTCAATCCAATCAGCAGATTCATCTATTGGATTTGTAGAATAAGACCATGTAATTAAATCCGGTGTCAAATCTTGTTTAAGAATTTTCACCTTAGCTTCTGCTTTTTTGTATTCAAAGCAGTTACTTAGATTATAGAAAGTGGAATTTGATTTTATTTCATAATAAAATTGATTTCCATAAGCTCTATCCGAAATTTTAACTGTTTCAAATAATTGCTTTAAATCATAATCAATTTTATTGATGTTCTTTCTTATCAATTGTGTAAAAACCATAGTGTTATTTATTTTGATGTTTTTATTATATATTAATTATTTAAACTGTTTTTTTAATTTTCTAAAAATTTTTTTATTAAGACTGAGGAATCATATTAATTTTTTGATTAAGTGCAATTCCAATCCTTTCAATTACTCCAACAACTAAAGCATTTCCCATAAAAAAAGCTCGTTTTGTATCAGAAAAGCCTTCAAATTTTGTGTGTTCATCAGGAAACATATTTAATCTTTCCAATTCAATCGGTAATAATCTACGATGACCTTTGTCAACTTTTATAACATGTTTAAATCTTGATGCTGATTTTCCACCTTCTCCTGTTATAATTGTTCTTGAAGGTTTGTCTAATGAATCTGGAAAAATCATACCACCTTCGCTATAATTATATTCAAAGCCTTGTGCATTTTTTCGCATTTCTTTTTTAGGACCTTTTAGGTATATCCATTTATTTAATTCTTCACCTTTTATATAAAATTCATCAGCTACATCACCATTTTGTATTATATCTTTTAATGTAGTATACATTCCTTTATAATCTGGATTGGTTTTTATTGTTGTTACAACACCATCAACCATAATTCCTGTATTTTCAAACATTCCTTTTTTACCATTTTTATTAAAGTTTTCAGAAATTTCAACTATATCACCTTTTAATATAAATTCAGTTGCATCTGAAATATTTTCAGATTTAATAGGAAAAGCATTTGCTAATGTTCCATCTGTTAATAGCCAATCTTTTTTTTCTTTTATTTGATTATAAATTGTAGTATCTTTCAAATAAGCCAAAATGAAAATTCTTTTTCTTCTTTGTGGCATTCCATATTCAGAAGCATTTACTACTCTCCATTCAACGACATAACCTAAATCATTAAGACTTTTCAATATAATTGAAAAGTCTCTTCCTTTTTGTTTAGATGGGGAGATTAATAGTCTATCAACATTTTCAAGAAAAAGATATTTTGTTTTATTTTCTTTTTCACTTAATATTTTATGTATTGACCACCATAAAACTCCTTTTTTCCCTAATAATCCTTTTGAATTTTTAAGTGTTGTTGCAACAGAATAATCTTGACAAGGAAAGCCACCTACTAATAAATCGTGGTCTGGAATTTGTGAAATTTCAACAGTAGAAATATCTTGATTAAGATGTCCATCTTTTCCAAAACTATTTTCATAAACTATTGAAGCATGTTGCAATTTGGTTGATGGTTCATATTGATTACTCCATATTATTTTATATGGGCTTTCAAATTTTTCTTTGTAATTTGATGATGCTGATTTATTATTCCAACCTTCTAATCCTATTCTAAATCCACCAACACCGGCAAATAACTCTATAACTTTTATTTTATTCTCCATCTTGGAATAGTTTTTTTAATTTAAGTTCTCTAATTAGAGAAATATAACTTATATGATTTTTATTATATTCTAAAAACTCATTTATCTTCAAAACTAATATGTTATTATCTATTTTATAAACAATTGCTTTTGTTTTATTTAGATTATAAAAATTACTATTTGTTTCATATAAATTTAAAGTGAATATACCATCAATTGTTTTTATTTTTTCTAATAGTTTATCATCAGTTATTAAGTATTCACAATAATAATTGTGAATACTTATAGCATCAATATTATTAATTTTATTATAAAAATCATAGAAATTATCTGGGTAATTTAATTTATGTGTCGAATGAATGCAGTACCAATTTTTTTCATTGTTCAATACTGCATCTGAAAAAATAGCATCTATACTATTTTGGTTTTGTTTTGATCCTACTTTATATAAATCATTTAATCTTGTAAAATGACAATATTTATGACTATACTTGAAGTTTGTGCCTTCATATAAATCTATTTCATTAATTACATCCATCTTTTCTTAATAAAATTAAAGTATAATTCCATACAGCACATAAAATGCTAATGATTATATTGGTGTATTTATAACTTCACTCTTATAATAATCTTCAAATCCAATCATCAAATCATTAATCGGTGTTGTTTTATCTGTTAGAATAACTTCATCAATCAATCCGAAATCAAGTGCTTCTTTAGAATTAAACCATTTATCTCTCCTTGATGATTCTAACATTTCTTGGAATGTTTTACCACAATTTTTAGCCAACATTTTAAATAACATAAAATTATATTTATGTGATTCTAAATGTGATATTGTTGTATCTTGTATATTACCACCATATTGACTTGATACCATATGTGTCATTACTTTAGAAAACACCAAAGATGCTCTTTTGCCTTTTGTTCCTGATGAAAGCAATACTGATCCCATTGAAGCACACATACCAATATTGATAGTTGCTACATCAGATTTTATATAATTCATTACATCAACTATTCCAAGACCACATAACACCGATCCACCTGGTGAATTGATATAAAGTGTTATGTCCTTTTTTTCAACTGAATCTAGATATAATAGCTGTGCTTGAATTATATCAGACATATGTTGATTTACTGGACCGGAAGCCCATATAATTCTATCTCTTAGAAGTCTTGAGAAGACATCCATTTGTGTAGCCCGCATTTCTCTTTCTTCAAGAATATATGGGGTTAAACCTTTTACTTCTGTATTAGTAAATTTCTTAAAATCATTATAATGTTCCAATTCCATTTTATATTTATTTTTTAGTTTATTGTTCGCCTTTTAGTTTATAAGAATTTGATCCGCAATTTTTATCAAATTCAGGATTTTGTTTGAATCCTTTTTTAATCATTTTGTTTACAATTTCTCCCCAAACCATATCACCAATATATACAAGATTTTCATTGTCATCCAACTTAATACCAATTGATTTTAAAGATTTAGCAACTTCATCACTTAGATTTGTATAGTCTTTATATTCTTCAATAGCATCAACACCAATTTTAATTACATATTCACCATTTTCAAATAATTTCATAAAAGCATCGGAATTAATTCCTTTTACTTTAGAAACTTTATTATTGATTAGGTCATAAATATCTTGTGGTAGTTCAATTTTTTCATTGGTTCTTTCGGAAACAAAAAAGTAATAACCATTAAATTCAACATCTGGTTTTAGTGAATCCAATCTATCTTCCAATAGTTTAATATCATCATTAGCATCATTAATCTTTTTCTCACAAGATTTTAGTTCAAGCTGAAACTTTGCTACATCTTTATTTTTATTATCTAATTGCTTAGATAATTCATCAATCTTATCCTGTTTCATTTTAATAAACTGATCTTCAAGATAAGATTTAGATTCAACTACTTGTTCAACATCAATAACTTTTTCATCTTCAACTTCAATGTTTTCCAATGTTTCATCTTCAACATCATCATCATCAAATAATGACAACAACATATCAATTTTATTAGATTGTTCATCATTTATTTCTAAAGAATCATCATCAAATAGTCCTGCTAATTTATCAATTGGTTTAACATAATCAACAGCAAGATATAATGGCATAGTTTTACCATCAATTTCATCAGAAATGAAATCTAATTCATTTATGACCATTCTATTTCTGAAACTTGATATAGTTTTTTCAGAAAATGTTTCCAATAGTCTACTTCTTTGTTCGAATGTAGTTTTTTCAACACCATTTTCAATTACTTCATCAAAGTTAGCTGTGCCATCATCAAATATAGTTAGTTTTAGTTTAACACCATCTAAACCCAAACCGGTTAATTGTCCTGCATCAATATATCCAATATTGGTAATAAAGTTTATATTACCTTTTGCATAAATAAATTCGACCAATTTATCAACTGGTTTGTAATTACCTTTAGATTTACAATTATCTTTATTCATTTCTAACATTTCCATATTTTTAGAATTTTTTAAATTAAACCATTAATTTTTATCTCTCTACTTAAAACAAGTGCTTCTGTTGCACTTAAAGGTTTTGGTAGAATACCATCATTTTTATCAACAAGAACTGAAACATCAATTGATGCATCACCAGTTACTTCACTAAGATAGATTAGATCGGTGTCAGTTGTACTATTACTATCCCAAAGTTCCAATACTGTTTTTAGTTCAAGTTCATAATTTTTGACATTATCAAATACTATATTATTTTCTGTGTCATGTGTATCACTTACTAATATAAGTAGCAATAATAATTCCCTTTTACTCAATAAACTAATTTTATCATTTATGTTAATGACATTAATTAGTTTATAACAATCTATAAATAAATCACTTACTGTAAATTTCATTTCTTGTTTAACCTTTTCCATATATATGTTTTTAATTTTAAAATAGCTTTACTAACTAATCAACAATGTAACTTTAAAAAAAGTTCATTCATTTAAAAAATAATAATTTTTTAAATGAATAACTTCATTCGGGCAACCTATTAAAGTATTTAAATTATTACCAAAACAATAAAAATGACCATAAACTTTATTGGATTTAAGTGGTAGTTTGGTTAAGATCCTATTTATATATCTAAACATATTCTTATTAAGAAATTTAATTGTCATATAAAGTATTTAATATATAAAGAAAAATAATTAAGTTTAATATGAAAGATAATATTTTAAGAATATTGGCATTTATTTGGACAAAAATAGTTCCAATCCTATTAATGATGGCATTTAGTGTAGGTATTCTATTCAATCTTTGGAAAGTTTGTAATCTACCTTTTACTTTAGCACTTATTATAACAATAGTTGGTGGTGGTCTAATCGGTTTTGGATTAGGTAAATTAATTAAATTATGGTAATAATATATGAACAACATTATAAGATTTAAAGATTTCTCTCTTCAAGAAGGTAAGAAAGAATCGTGGAAGAAAACATCGTGGGAATCAGATGGTCGGAAAGTAACAATAACACAAGTTATTAAACACTTAGATAAAACAGAAGTTGAATCAAAAAGAATTAAAGTTTCTGATATATCCGATATACTTATTGATGCTGATTATAATAATAGAGAAGAGCGTATTGAAAGTGCCGATCTAAAATATCCAATTATAATAGTAAAGGTTAATGGTAGATATAAATCTATATTAGATGGTAATCATCGATTGTATAAAGCGATAAAGAATAAAAGGAAAACAATAAGTGCAAGAATTTTAGATCTGGATAAAAAATCAACACCAAAGATATATAAAGAATTATTCAATTATTCAATTGATACTTATAACCAAAATTAAAAAATTTTTTATTATGATAGTAGCAATAATATTATTCTATATTTCCGTAATATTTGTATTCTTAGGTAAAGCAATTGCGGATATTGTTTCTGATGAACCACATTGGAAAAAATCTATATTCAATAAATATCCAATAGATAGTTTTTATGGTTGTAAAGATGATACTTGGGTTAGAAAACATAATTATAAGAATAAATATATTAAATATCTATTCCAAACTATATTTGTGTTTACAACAGATATATGGCATTTCGCTAATTTCATTCATGTAATGGGTATTTATTTATCTGTCATATCATCTTTTATCTTTGGTTACTATTATGGTTTTATATTCATATATAATATATTTGGTTATATATTCCTTAATCTGATAGGTTTCCATATTTGTTATCATTATATCTTAAAAAGAAAAAAATTAGAAGAATAATATGAAATATATAATAAATTATCAATTATTTAATGAATCAAAAATTGATGAAATAGAAAATATAATAGATTTATTATTAAATAATAATACTGATCTATTCAAAACTATTGTAACTGGGTTGGTTAGTAAATATACAACTAAAGAAAAAGTAGAAGTTGTATCAAAGTTAACAAATGAATTTATTAATAGATTTAAATTAAAAAAACTAAAAAGTCTTAACGAAATCTTAAAACCTGATAATACTTTATCTTGGTATCCATTCAAAAATATAGGACTTGGACTTGATAAATATCCACAAATAAGAATGCATATAAATGATTGGTCTGTTGGGGTAAGTATTTATATACCTTGTTTGACCGATATGGGTAATCTTAAAAATGCACTACCTAATAATCTACACTTTAGAAAATTAAATGATATATTAAAGGGTAATCGTGAAATAGATAATGATGATTTAAAAGAAAAAGTACTTAATTTTATAAATGATGAAATTATAAAAGATTGGAATGAAGCCCTAAATAATCCAGGTTTTATTAAATATATAGAAACATTCTTTAATAATCTATTACCTAAATCTTATAAAAAAGAACCTATTATAACAGGAAATGATCTAAAAGATTTAGGTGTTCCTGAAAAAGAAATAGGAACTGTTATTAAGAATTTTTATAAAAAATATGGAAAAGATTTAAATAGAGAAGAAGCCTTAGAATTACTAAAAACTTTTGTTTAAAAATAGAAAAAAATCTAATAAAATAATTTTATTAGATTTTTTTAAATATAAACATAACGATAAAATGATTTTGGTAATCTTATATTTTTATTATAATATTCATTATAATCTCTTAAAGCTTCATCTAAAAGATGTTTAACAATTTTAGAATCTTTTCTAAGGAAATTATATGTTTCTTGATATTCTAAATATATTTTAATATCATCAAATAAATCTATTATTGGTGAAATTGGATTATAAGAATGTAAAAAAACACCACCAACATCACTTGGACACCCTTCTAAACTTGTTAAATTATTATCACCACAAGAAAAACCACCATCAAGATAATTCGGACATCCTACTAAACTTGTTAATTTATTATTAGAACAATCAAAATATCCATTAATAACTTTTGGACAACCTTTTAAATCTGTTAAATTGTTAAGATAACATCTAAAATTTCCACCAATTTCTTTAGGCGCACCCTCTAAACTTGTCAATTCATTATGGGTACAATCACACCAATCACCAACATAATTAGGGAAACCATCTAAATTTGTTAATTTGTTATAAGAACAATCAAACCAACCACTAATCTTATTGAATTTTAATGGTAATCTATATAATTTTCTATATGATATAGAAACATTGTTATCTACATCAATTGAACCATCAGGATTTATTGTATAATTAGTTATACCATATTTTCTACAAATCCTATTTATTCTTATATTTCTTAGAAAATTAATTACATATCTAAATATAAACATACCCATATATTTTTTCTGGTAATTCAACACAATCATCATAATATTCATTATAATCTTTTATGGCTTCATCTAATCTATGCTTAACAATTTTAGAATCTTTTCTAAGGAAATTATATGTTTCTTGATAATCTAAATATATTTTAATGTTATTAAATAAACCTATTATTCCCCTTATTAAATTATTATAATAACTAAAATCACCTATTTCTTTAGGACAGCCTTCTAAACTGGTTAAATTATTACTTGAACAATCAAATTCAAAACCTACATAATTAGGTGAACCAATTAAATTACTTAATTGATTATCAAAACAATAAAAATGACAACCTACATAATTAGGTGCGCCTTCTAAGCTGGTTAATTTATTACTATAACAAAAAAAACTCAAACCAACTTTTTTTGGACTTCCTATTAAATTGGTTAAGTAATTATTAGAACAACAAAAATCATCACCTACATAACTTGGACAACCTGTTAAATTAACAAGTTTATTATCATAGCAATTAAAACTATTACCAACCCAAATAGGACAACCTTCTAAAGTTGTTAAGTTATTATTCTTGCAATAAAAATAGTTACTAACCTTATTGAATTTTAATGGCAGTCTATCTAAATTTCTATTTGATAAATCAACACCACCATATACATCAATAGAACCATCTTTATTTATAACATAATTTCTTATATTATATTTCCTACAAATCATATTGATTCTAATATTTCTTAGAAAATTTCTTAACATATCACTTCGTTAACTACTAATAAATCAATAATATTATCCAACTTTAATTCCAAGTCCATCCCGACCTGCTCATAATCACAAAACCGATGATAACAATCGCCCATTTCATAATCTATATAACAATCCTTCTCTTCCCCATTTTCAATGAATACCCCACAGCCCTTGCAGTTCTCACAAACAGTTTCACCTTGATATTCATCGGTTGTTAATACTCTACGCACCCATCCCTTAGAATAAATTTCGTACAGACTTTCCAATAAAGATTTTGTTTTTTCTACAAAATCTGCTTTATCCATTCTGATTGGTTCAGATGGTTTACAGTTGAACATATCTTCAAATTCCATTTTCTAAATCTAATTTAAAATCATTAGGAAACCCAAGAACACTTAATTTACTCTTTGATATAGGAAATGATACAAATCTTAATTTATCATCCTTATACCTATTTTGATATATCTTACCATTAAATAAATAGACATTTTCTATACCAGTCTGATGCTGCCAACCCAACTCATAATCAGTATCAAATGGTAACTTTTGTTTTAATATCTCAATGCCATTCAAAAAGTAAATGATATAACTCCTACATTTTTTATCTTTACTCCTCTTGTTAATCTGACATTTAAAGGTTAATTTATATCCCATTTCTATTTTCTTTTGAATATATACCCATTAAAATCGCTATTACCCAATACTGCCAGTCATAACCATTAAACAACTCACAAGTAATTAAAAATATTATTATAAGTAATACTATACCATCTATCTTTCTCATTCACCTTTAAGTTTTTTAAGTTTATCTTCCAACATTTTAATCTCATACTGCTTTATTTCCTCTGCTCTAGCCTTATTTAAACTGTGATATGCCTCAATCTCAACATCATCAGCCAAACGATACTCAACACCATATAAGTCCAACTCAACATGATGACAATGGAAATCACAAGCAACATGTGTAGAACCAAGTAACTGCATCTCTTTTAACTTATCAATTAATTCAACAATGTTCACAAGACCAACATCAGTTTTTAACTGATCACCAAGCTCAGTATAATCATCATAGGTTTCATAATCAAAACCAAATTCTTCTTGCGGTCTGCATTCCAAAGAAACTTGCTTGATGTTCTTTTGATGTAAATAAATAACACGTTCCATATATAGTTTTTTATTCTTCTTCATCCTCATAATCTTCATCTTCCGATAAAGAACAGTAACCAAACTCTAAATCAGTTAATCCAAATTTTTTCAACACTTTTATTTCTTCATTTGTAATTTCTAAAGCATTGGATTTGTTAAATTTTATACACCTACCATCAATATTACCAAAACCTGTATTTATTGATTTCGTTTCATCTAACTCTTTCTGTGTTAGAATTGTTATTAACCCAACATTACCCTCATCAGCAACATCAATTGATAATACTACTAAATACTTTTTCATATACTTTCAATATTTTAATAATTAAATAAAAACAAAGATAAGCAAAATATTTTGCTTATCCTAATATTTCCCCTAATTTCTTTCTCCTATACATTAACCCTATACCAAACAGATACCCAAACTCCATTGTCTGTTATAGAAATTACAGAATCTGCATCAATATTTCTATTTTGTAAACCCTCATTAATTCTTTCTAATTCACAATGAAAATATTCTACCTGTCTTTTAATATTAATTACAATATCATCTAATGACCATTCATAACGACCATCATCTTCTTCAATGAAGAATATATCAAGTGTTCCATCATCATTCAAACGAACCCATTCCATAGTAACTTCCATGTTATTATATTTGTTTCTATCCATTTGATTTTCAAATCCACGGTTATTTTTTAGGATAACCTTTGTTCCTTTTTTGTATTTTTCCATATTTTTAATTGCTTATCCTAATATTTTTCCTAATTTCTTTTCCCTAATACAACACCTAATAATATTACTAACTATATCTTCTCTACTCTTACTATACTTATCACCAAATCCCTTATCTTTTATTATCATATCCTTATCAACCACAACATACTTCTTCCTTGATTCAAAATATACAAATGGTCTATATTCAACATTATATCCTAAAAATGATACATCATTCATCATCTTATTAATATCCATATCACATTTTTTAATAAATATAATATCAACATCAATATAAAGCCAATCAGATGTATAATCACATACATCCTTATAATACATCCTCATATATTGATTGAATAAATCAAACAAGATATACACAACATTTCGCAACTCTCTACCCCATATTGAATAAATCCAAAACCTATCAACTGATACCCTCAACTTACTTATAATATCATCAGATACTTTAAAACTATCAGGAATAAACCTATCCAATACACCATTATCATAAAAATATATCAATAAATCTTTATATAAACTATTAAAAGATATCTCAATGACATCTTCAATAATTCTACCACCCATATCATCATTCAATGCACAATAACCATAACTAAGGAAATCTTCAGGAATAACTAATCTATCTAAATACTTATCTACCATATCTACTAATCAATAATTTTTGATATTTTATCATCCCTATTACTTATAATTTCCTCAGCCATCCACTCCTCTTCATAAAAGATTTTATTTGCCAACTCAACAACTCTTTTAAAAGCTTCATCTGGATTCACCATTCCACCCCACTTACGCATCTGAATATCCTTTTGTTCTATTGATGTTAATACAGCCAATGCTGCTAATAACAGTTTCCCCTCATCCGTATCTGATGCGAAATCTTTAAAAGTTTTCATCTCTATCATACTATTTTAAATTAATTCTTTTAATTTTTTTAATTTAAACAAAACATCTTCTAATTTAACTTTCTCCCTAACTACTATCTCTTCCTTTGCATTTTTCAAAAACTTCTCATTAGATAACTTTATCTCAATTTCATTTTTCATCTTATTAAGCCTAATAATCTCATTTGAAACTAAATTAATATCAATCTTTTTCTTATTGTCAAACGCTAATTTTAAAGATTCCTCAAAATGAAGATCTAATATCTCACCATTCGTATTAGTAAATGTTTCTTCATCCACAAATTCTATTTCTAAATGACCCAATTTTTCCATTACCTCTTTCATTCCTGGAAATTCATCAAACAACTTTTTTAAACTATCCATATTTCTTACACTTTCTTTTTTATATACTTTCATATCCAGGTATATTCACCTGTAAATAACCATCTTTATCTATTACAGCAACAATATCTCCACTTTCTACACAATAAGCAATCTGTCTGAAATTCACAAACATTTTTCTAAAGTTTGATTTGTGTTCTTCACTAAGTATAATATTATCTATATCATTCTCGTTTCTTATTACTGTTATATGATTCATATATTTTTTGTTTGTTTTAATTTAAATTAATGAAATAACTATCAGGTAAATCAATGGAAAAATTCTTCCCAGAATTACATACAACAATAGGAAAACCAATTGGTAACTTAACATCAAAATCTTCCATTGTAATATCAGCATACACATATATATTTTCTTTATTATAATAAAGATCTTTTACATTAATATTAGATATTATTCTAATATTTGTTTCTGTTAATATGGTATTTTTCCAAATTATATTGTATAGTTATTGTTGCAATTGGTAAATGATAAGTATAAACATTTATTTTCTTGCCAATAAGAATATCAAGCCCCTTTTCAATTACTTTTCATTATGTTTTATGTTAATTTTTATCGAACACATCAATACACATTTCGTATTCATCATCTGTTATTTCAATTAACTTATATGAATCCAAATATTTATAACATCGTAAGTCCTTACAAATTTTATCAAATTCACTTTCTTCTTCACTGTGAAATTCATCCTTCATAAAAACATCATCAATAAATGTTTCATAATTTAAGTTATGTCTTTTACAATAGATATAACCTGCTTCTAATACCATTAAGTTTTTATGACTTCTCTTTAATTTTCTCATTTTATATATTTGTGATTTCAGCAATCATTACAAACAATCCTTACAATACTTCCACCGAATGACTTGCTCCCCATCTTCAAATGTTTTACTACCAACTATATGAATACCATTTATCAAAGTAATAATAAACAACTTCATACCATTCAGATAATCCTAATTCTCCAACGTGGTTTATTAGTGCTAATACGGGCTCTAATTGATTAGGAACATTGGTTATATTTTCAATTTTATTCATATGTCTGTTTTTTCTAAATGTCTGTTTTTTCCAAATGTCTGTTTTTTCTAAATGTCTGTTTTTTCTAAATGTCTGTTTTTTCTAAATGTCTGTTTTTTCCAAATGTCTGTTTTTTCGGAAATTTTGTTGATTTTAATGATTAAATTGTTTAAAAAAGATCAGAAAATTTAATTTCACAAAAATTCTTTAAACAGAATTAAATTCTTTTAAAGTTTTCTTTTTCGTTTGATTAATTCTAAAGTTAAAGATTCGATTTCCTCTAAAAATAATCTTTTTCGTAATCGGAATTTTTAGATTCTTGTTCTAATATTTCCATAAGTTTTTGATTTATTCATAGCCCATAATATTTATATGATTTATTCATATAAAGTTTTAAATTTGTTTAGATAAATTATTTCACCATTTTCCTGGGTTACTTTTTTCCATAAGTATTTTTTATTATCTGCATCAATTTGACCATTTTTATAACCGGAGTGATAGAGAGTTGAGTCTACTACATTTAAGTTTTCTTTATAGATTGTATCTATTTTAGATATTTCATTTAGGTCAATAGATAGTCCATCATCATTTTCCCCTATTAGTATAACTATTGAATTATAGGTTATTTTTTCTAAACTATTTGATCTTAAAGTAACATTACCATTTACATCAATAGATCCATCTGGATTAATTGTATAATTTGTTATACCATATTCATTACAAATTTCATCAATATTCATCTAATAAACTATTTAGTTTTGATTCTCTTTGTAATCTTAATAACTCTGCTTTAGGATTATCAATTATTTCTTTAGGTAATGGATTTCCACTACAAAAAAAATATCCACCTATATAATTTGGACTACCTTCTAAACTGGTTAGATTGTTACTATAACAACTAATTTATTAGCTACACAAGAAAAATTATCACCAACATAATTAGGACATCCTTCTAATGATGTTATTTCATTATCACAGCAAGTAAAATAACCAGTTACTTTATTAAATTTAATTGGAATTTTCGTTAATCTTTTATTATATAAATTAACATCACCATCTACATCAATGGATCCATCATGATTTATAGTATAGTTTACTATATTATAGAGTTTACAAATTACTTTAATATTCATCTAATAGTATATTTAATTTTGATTCTCTTTGTAATCTTAAAATTTCTGCTTTAGGATTATTCCTTATTTCTTCTGGTAATTGATTAAGATGACAATTAAAATTACCACCTACATAATTCGGACATCCTTCTAAACTGGTTATATTATTAGCTACACAACCAAAATTACCACCTACATAATTCGGACATCCTTCTAGATTTGTTAATAGATTAGAAGTGCAAGAAAAATCACCAGTTACTTTATTAAATTTTAATGGTAGTTTGGTTAATCTTCTATTAAATAAAATAACATTACCATCAACATCAATAGATTCATCTGGATTAATTTTATAGTTTTCTATATTATAGAGTTTACAAATTTCTTTAATATTCATCTAATAGTATATTTAATTTATTTTCTCTGTTTAATCTTAATAATTCTGCTTTTGGATTATCCATTATTTCTTGTGGTAGTGGATTACTATAGCAATGAAAATTACCACCAATCTCTTTTGGACAACCATCTAAACTGGTTATTTCATTATTATGACAATAAAAATTACCACCAACATAATTAGGACAACCATATAATGATGTTAATTTATTATTAGAACAATAAAAATTACCACCTACATAATTCGGACATCCATCTAAAGATGTTAAGTTATTTTTATTATCGGAACAACTAAAATTACAGGAAACCTTATTAAATTTAAGTGGTAGTTTGGTTAAATTTTTATTAAACAACCAAACATTACCATTTACATCAATGGAACCATCCGGATTAATTGTATAGTTTTGTATACCATAATATTCACAAATTTTATAAATATTCATTTAATAGTAGATTTAGTTTTGATTCTCTATTCAATCTCTTTATTTCTGCCATAGGATTATCCCTTATTTCTTCTGGTAGTGGATTACCATAGCAATAAAATTTCCCACCTATATGAGATGGACAACCATATAATGATGTTAAGTTATTATAACCACAATAAAATGTATCACCCACATAATTAGGACTGCCTATTAAACAGGTTAAGTTATTATAACCACAATAAAATGCATCTCCTACATAATTCGGACAACCATATAATGATGTTAAGTTATTATAACCACAATAAAATGTATCACCCACATAATTAGGACTGCCTATTAAACAGGTTAAGTTATTATAACCACAATAAAATGCATCTCCTACATAATTCGGACAACCATATAATGATGTTAAGTTATTATAACCACAATAAAATGTATCACCCACATAATTAGGACAGCCTTCTAGATTTGTTAATTTATTTCTGGAACAAGAAAAATCACCAGAAACTTTATTAAATTTTAGTGGTATTTCTGTTAATCCATCGTGTATTAAATAAACATTACCAACTACATCAATTGAACCATCCAGATTAATTGTATAATTTGTTATACCATATTTTCTACAAATTTCTTTTATATTTATCATTCTTTTGGCTATTTAATGAGTTTTAATTAGTTTTATATAGGTTAGTATAATATTAAAATAAAAGTGTCTTAAAACGAGTTTAATAAGGTATTTAATTTTGCTTCTCTTTGTAATCTTAATATTTCTGCTTTTGGATTATCCATTATTTCTTTTGGAAGTGGTGGGTTTTGTAGACAGTAGAAATAACCACCAACATAAGATGGGCAACCTTCTAAAGTAGTTAAGTAATTGTCATTACAATTAAACATAGCACCAACATAACTTGGACAACCTATTAAATTAACAAGTTTATTGGCATAGCAATGAAAACTACCACCAACCCAAATAGGGCAACCTTCTAATGATGTTAATTTATTAACAGAACAAGAGAAATAACCAGTCACTTTATTAAATTTCAATGGAATAATAGTTAAACCTTTATATGCTAAATTGACATTTCCATCTACATCAATTGAACCATCATCATTAATTGTATAGTTTTGTATACCATAATATTCACAAATTTCTTCAATCTTCATTTAATAGTATATTTAGTTTCTTTTCTCTATTCAAACGTTTAATTTCTTCTTTTGGATTATAAATTACTTCTTGTGGTAATGGATTAAGATGACAATTAAAATAACCACCAACTTCTTTAGGACTACCCTCTAAACTTGTTAAATTATTTCTTGAACAAGAAAAATAACCACCAACTTCTTTAGGACTACCCTCTAAACTTGTTAAATTATTTGAAGAACAATCAAAATCCCCACCAACTTCTTTAGGACAACCATCTAAACTGGTTAATTGATTATAAGAACAATAAAAATAACCAATTACTTTATTAAATTTAAGTGGTAGTTTTGTTAATCCAATTCTACTAAGATAAACATTGCCATTTACATCAATAGTCAAATCATCATTTATAGTATAGTTTATTATACCATATTCTTTACAAATATCTTTTATATTTTCGTTATTATTCATCTAAAAGTGAGTTTTTGGATAAGATATATATAATATGTTAAATTGATTAGTAAATCTCCGAGCATGATTAAGTCCTATTTTATAGGCATAGATAAGCCTCATATATAGATCTGAAGTATCAATATTAAATATTAAATGACGATTAAAGATTCTTATTATGGCAATTTAATAAGTATATTAAAAGGATATTTTTTTAAAAGATATCTTAATAAATTTTTTTTGATTAAAAATAAAGAGGGATAATAATACTATTATTATCCTGGATTTCTATTTTGTTTAATCTAATAAACTATTTAATTTATTTTTTCTGTTTAGATTAAATTTTCTTTTATACAAATGTGACGATTGGAATATTATATATATAATCATAGCATAGCGGATAAAAAAAATATATCTTATGGGAAAGTCAATTGAAGAAATACTTAAAAAAATAGAATTAGAAAGGTCACAAAGAATAAATGAAGAGCAATCTAAGTTAGACCAAATAAATCTTCAAAGAGATTTAGCTAGAAAAGAATGGAATAAAAGATTTAGTATATATGAAGGTATATCTAATAATACATCTACTTCTCCAGCTGCTGGTGGTGGAAGTATTAGGGTTATAGAATACATAAACTGGATTTATATTTCAGGATATGACTTAGAGTATAAAGTTATTTCTTTTAGTCCATCTTCTATTGAAATAGAAAGTCAAAACTTAAATAATAAAACAGTAGATGTAACATACACACCGATAAATGATACATTTCTAGACTTTGGTGGAGTAACTCAAAATCTTGGTCAGATGACTTTTACAGATGGGTATATTTCTTTACTTAATGAAGACTATGTTGATGTTTTAGAAGGAACATATTCTCTTTACTCTGAAGATTATGGATATACATATTCAATTTTTGTATCAGATACTGGTGTATATAATGAAACTATAGTACCTACTAGATTAGATTATATAAATGAAACCCCTTTTGAAGGTGTAAGAATAGGAACTTTTGGGGTAAATGATTACTTAAATGGTAAAACAGTTAGTGTTTCTTTTAAACCGTTAGATGATGGTTGGATAGAATTAGGAAATCAAGTAATTCCTTTTAATAATGTTACTGCATCACCATATGGAAATTACTTTATAAACTATGAGCTAGAAACTTATAGATTAGATATAAATCTTCCTATTCCTGTGGTTGATTTCAAAGCAGTTCAATTATTTGATTCTGTAGGTGGAACTCAATCTGTTATCTTTGATAATCTAAGTTATGGATATCAACCAGCAGATACCACATGGTCTATAAGTGGAAATGAACAATCTAATAGTAGTTATGATGCTTCTCAATCCGGTGATTGGTCTTTAGTTTCTTATGAAGCACAACGTCCTAGTTTGATTATTGGTAACTCAATTGGTTCATTACCTCCAGTATATGGTGGTACTACTAATTTAGAAGTTGCATTTATAAATGGTGGTTCATATGATGTTACACTTTATGTTAAAAATACATCAGGTGTAAGTTCTAAAACTAAAACAATTGATGTTACAGCAGCAACACCTGGTATAATAACTGGTATAACATATTCTCTTAGGAGTGATGCTTTTACATGGATAGTGGATTTAGTATGGAATGTCAATCCTTTAAGTGTTAATCCAAATATAAATCATACAGAAGTAACTGCTATTAATGGATCAGCAACAAATATTCCTATATCAAGTATAAGTATATTTAATACAGGTGAACAATATAAAGCAGGTGCTGGTGTTTACTTTTTGAAAACATCGCCTACACTTACCGGAAATGATACTATAACAATATCAGTATTGACAACAACTGGGCAATATGCGATTGGTTCAATAGGTCCTTTAGACTTTAGATTAGGGTTTGTTGCGACAGAACCTACGGTTACTTCTGATAGTTATGGAAGTGTTAGTAATAGTAGTGCAACAGTCACTGGAACAATCACAAGCGATGGTGGATCAGCAATACTTGAAAGAGGTATCGTATGGAGTACAAGTCCGGATCCTACCATATTAGATAACAAAGTAGCTGGTACAGGAACTGCGGTAGGTACATTTACACAGACCTACGCAATACCAAATCCATACGCATACATATATGTAAGAACATATGCAACCAATGCAATAGGCACAGGATATGGAACTAATCTTTACTTTATTTTACCTTGTTTTGTTAAGGGAACTAAGATAACAATGTTTAATGGAACTAAGAAAAACATAGAAGATATATCTTATGAAGATAATCTTTTAGTATGGAACTTTGACGATGGTCAATTTGATTCCGCTAAACCATTATGGATAATGGAAATGGTGAAGACACCATCTGTCAATATACTATTCAGTGATGGATCTAAATTAGGTATATCGGGATATCTTGAACACGATGGTGGACATAGAATATTTAACTTAGATAAAGGACAGTTTACTTATGCAATACCTAATGAACATACTCCGATAGGAACCAAAACATTCAATGATAAAGGTGATTTAGTTACGATAGTAGGTAAAGAAGAAGGTGAGTTTGCTGAGATATACAATGTTGTAACTAATAGACACTTAAACATATTCGCAGAAGGTATGCTTACATCTAGAAGATTAAACAACATATACCCTATATCGGATATGAAGTTTGTCAAAGAAGAAAGAACTATAACTCCTATTGAAGAGTTTAAAGGTATAACAGAAGAATACTACAATGGCCTTAGATTAGGTGAACAACCGATTGTTAAAGTATCTGAAGGATTCCTTACTAAATCACCAGGTGAATTAGCTTATACACTTCCTACTATTGAAGAACTGGTAGAATGGACTGGAGGATTCATTCAGAAGAAATACGAGCCTGTATATGAAGATACTATTTCTTGATCATCAGGGAGTAATGAGATTGGATCCGGTATGTTGGGTAACAGGAAATCCGGAACTTCAAGACTTCAATAAAGATGCGGTGAAGAATATAAACGATATAATATCGGAAACCGACTGTGAGATTGTAGTATCTTCTGATTGGAAGCTGTGGATAAACCTATCTGAAATGCAAAGTTTTTATAGAAGACAAGGATTGATAAAATCTCCTATTGGATATACACCAGATAAATCCAGTGAAATAAAGTCTCCAAATGACCTCACAAGAATTAGAATGGAAGAGATAACACAATGGCTTAATAACAATAAAGATGTATCAACTTGGGTAGCCGTTGATGACTTAGATTTGAGAAAACTTGAAAGGTTCGTATTCATAGAAGATGCTAAAATAGGAATGACCAAAGATTCCTTGTTTGCGATAAAGAACTACTTAAATAATTTAATATACTTCATTTATATATTTTCTATTTTTTCATTCTAAGCATCTATTGAATTATCAGTATTTATACCATATTTTTTACATATATCTTCAATCTTCATTTAATATTGTATTTATTTT